TTCATCACACCTTCAATTCTTTTTGAACTCGTCCTTGATTTTATCGTTCTGGATGTCCATCTCTTTGACGGCGGCCTCAATCATTGTCTCAATGGTCGGAGTGATCTTCACACCCAGACGTTCCAGAGCCTCCATAACGTATTTCTTCTTGTCGGCCTTTTCGATAGCGCCGGTTGCACCCAGCTTCTCTGCGGCACGAACAGCGATCTGCACCAGCTTGTACACGCCGATCTTTTTCAGATAGGGGATACCGTAGGCCATAAAGGCAGTACCAGCGCCAGCAATAACCAGGCGGACGATAACAGAAACCAGCTCATTGATAATATCCATCATAATAAACCTCCAAAATAAAAAAAGCCCGGGACACGCAGTCTCGGGTTAGTTCATAGTATTCTTTGTGTTCTGACCATCGATCAAATAGTTTTCCAGTGCAGCCTTGGCCTCCTTCATTGGCTCGATTGCATTGCCGTCGATACCGTGGCTAAGGAGTGCAAGCAGAGCCTTCATGGTGACATTGTTGCCTTGTTCACTGTGGCCGATACGCTGTTCTGCTTCGAGGATCTTGCGGTCATGTACTTCCAACGTGATGCTGTTTTCTTTCTGGTGCTCTTCTAGGGAGACCAGCTTGGATTGAAACAGGTCAAGCCTGTCTTTGTCTGCACCTAGTTTTCTATTGATCTTCTCAAGCTCTGCATCGTGAGCATTCAGCCGCTCGTTCTGTTTGTCATCTGGTGCTTTCGCATGATTGATTGCCTTGATGATAACAGCGATAGCGGCTGAAATAGCGGTGATGCCACCACAGATGCTCAGTAACATGGTCTACAGCTGTTGTATGGTAAAAGAATAGACGTGAGGTGCGGCATTCAAACTTCCTATCATGTCTTCTCACCACCATTCGTACCACTGTCTGTGTTTTTGGCTTTCAGTGTTTCATTGATCGCGGTCAGCTGTGTAACAATTGCGTTTAGTGCCGTCACGATTTCTTTGCCTGTCTCGTCTAATAACAGCGGCTTTAATATTTCCTGCGCCATAATTCCTCCTTTCAATTGACAAAATTCTATCAACGTGATATAGTGAGAGCTGTACAAACCCTCCATCGGGCAAGTACGGACTCATTTCCTATGAGTTGTTGCGTGAGTTAGAGTCTCTGTGATGTAGCCATCGTCACAGGGGCTCTTTCTCTTTATGTGCGTTTTCCGCCATCACATACAGTACGCCAATGATAATGCGGGCTCTCTTCGTGGAATAGAATGTGACGCAGCCAGTCATCAACAAAGATGCACAGTAGAGCAAGGAAGAACCATAGCACTGTGAACGGTAGGCAGATTTGGCCCAACAAATTGAATGGCAGGGAAGAGTAGTCCCAGATATGCAGGCCAAGCATCAGATTCAGCGGGATACCTACCACAAGTTCCATAGCAGTCACAAAGAGCGCTCCAATACCAGCCTGTTTCCAAAGCGGCATTTCCCATGGAATATAGTTATTCAGTCCACCGATCACAAGAAAGCAGATGCCACCGACAACGGCCATCGTCCAATGAGAGTGCCCGCGCCACAGAATTTCGATGCAATAATAAAGGCATCCTCCGATCAAAAAGAGGATGCCACATTTGATTAGTTCACGAAGTTTGTTGCTCATTCGGTCACATCCTTATCTGCGTGAAGATCCAGATATTCTGCCAGTACAGCATCATAACCGATTTCAATAGCGTCTACCTCTGCACTTGTCGCACATGCCTTGATACCAATCTCCAATTCCTGCTGATGAGATACGAAGGGCTTCACATACACACCAATCGCCAGTGCCAAAGCGGCTAGATCATCATAAGTCCACTCTACACATTCATCACCGGTAGAATTCCATGTCAGTTTAAAAGGCTGCCCGGCGGCTGTAGAGATCTGATATAGGGAAAGGTTGCTTGTAAGAAGAGCTTGCTTCTCGCTGGTGACACTGTAATACTTGCCATCAGACCATTGGATTGGATGCAGAGACAGGAAGGTAGAGAGAGCAATTTTTGACTGGGATATTTTACTTGTTTTAAGAGATTCAAGCTTCATATCCTCTGAAGGAACCGGTTCGTGCTGTTGTACTTCATAACAGTCGTCTAAATCAGCAATCATCCAGTAGTAATCACCAGACACCGCAGTCTCGTTATGTTTTGTCACGGCGGCAACAACAACACTATACACGTCACATTCTGCTTGTGTTTCCACTGGCTTCTTTACATGATAGCCAATTATAATATCTTCAATAGAGGGAAGAATAGGTGGTTCTTCTGCTGGCTTGCTAGGGGTTTCGCTTGGTGCTTCTGTCTCCTCATTCTTTTCGATTTCTTTCATTTCATCCATATATATCACCTCTTACTTCCATCGTCCAATTGCAATATATTCCATCGTATTATTTTCACTTCGCAGAGTAACACCAGTGGTTGATTTACCGCCAATTGCATAGTTTTCCCAGCTGCTACTTTTCCATTCACTCATACCAATGCGATAATCTGTGTTGGCAAAAGCTGCGCCAAAACTAGAAAATGAGTTATTGCCACATGAACCCTAACATATCTGGGTGCCGTTACCAAAGCGGACGTAATTAGAGCCAGATGCGGTGACACCATTTCCTAACCAACTTTTCAGAACATCCTTATTAACGTCCTTGATCTTCGTGCCATCGTCTGTGTAGCCTGCAATATAGTTTAAATTTGAAGTTGTAAGACCACTACCTGAGTAACCGATTCGAATTGCTTTGTTTCCATCATTGTAATCAATAACTCCCCCGTCTATATGCGCTGTAATAGTAGAACGATTTATACTTACACCTGGATAAGACGTTGTAGGGGAAACGCTTTGCTCACTGTTAGTGTATGTGCTGGTTTTAACAGTCCAGTCAGCATCCCAATCTGCATAAAGTCTATATTGACCACCACCACGAAGCCAGAATACTGCAACAGAGCCATTCCCCATTTGACTATATCCTGCTGGATTTGCGTTTGACGAAGTCTAACCATATGAGTTATCCAAAAGGATACTTTGTCCACTTGTCGTACCCCAACCATATGCAGTGACTAACAAGTCAAGATTTACAGTAAATCCACCGCCATGGGTACTCCAAGATGGTTTTGAGCCGCTATTTAGTTGGACGTTGCATTTGATATGATGCAGTCCACTATATGGAATACTGTTCATACTGACAACCGGATACCATGTGTTTTGGTCGAGGCTCGTTAAACTTACCCACTGTGCTTTATCAAATAGTGTTTGAGAAGCAAAATTTGCAGTGCCATTTAGATTTGCTGTAATTGTAGCAGGTTGTCCTGCTGCTTTAATAACGTCTAACGTACCATCGTCATAAGATACCATACGAACATTGTAATCCGTATCTCTATCATCCGTAGAATGAAAGTCAAGATATTTGCCCGTTTCCATAACACCAGCATCGTCAATTCGAGGAATCGCATTCTAATAATTTGCGCTCCCATACATACTAAGATCGTATCCATTTAACTTCATCGCATTCAGCGCATCACCACCCGGTTCAGTAGAACCAGCGTAATTGTGTGTATGTCCCGCCGCAGCATATAGTGCATCCGTTTTACTCTTGATCCAGTTCCACAAAGTAGCCAGCGGTCTGCGTGTATACTTCGTAGATGCACTGCCATTGCTCGTAACTGTAGCGCCAACCATAACAGTATCGGCATCCTCAACAGCATCAGCGCTCGCCTCTAGTGTATCTGCCAATTCCCATAGGTCGTGCGTGTGGTCAACAGGGGAGACACCCTCTGCAGCCAACTCTTCACTTGTCATTTTATCTGCTGTTGCCACATGGCCTGTATTATCAACACTGATACGATATAGTCCAGCCTGTTTTGCTTCGTATACCGGGTGAGTATAATTGTTAGCTCCGGCTTCAATACCATCCAGCTTTGCCTTATCAGCCGAGCTCATCAAACCATTGTTTTCAGTGGTGGCTGGCTTTGGGTCGCTTAAACTAGCAAGCTTATTTTTTTCTTCTGTTGTATAGTCGTTGCTGGACAGGCCGAATCCTTCGATTTTATCTACCTTTGTACCGAGTATAGCCTCGATCGTTTTCCAGAGGTGAACCGCACCCGCCCTGTCTAGCCAACTTTTCTTTTCGTCATTCATCGATATGTGATCGCCTCCTTATAAAACGTTTTTATTTGCAATGCGTTGTTTATATCAGTTTGCGGAATTTAAATGTAAAAATATCAGCACTCGACGCAGCAGAACTTCCTTTAATTTGCAATGTCAAATCATCACCACCTCGACTATGACGCAATGTTCTAAGATAAAATAATTGACCATTTCGAGCATGGCCTGCACAATGAAGCGATATTTCGTCTGCATTACCACCGTTTGTTTCACCGTTATACCACGACATAATACCTGAAAAATAATCTCCCCAGATACTTATCGTTGGATCACCACCATAAAACTGTACCGCATATGTACCAAATCCAGGAATATCATTCCCTTTGATTCCTGTATCTTGCCAGTCTGTTGTTATGGTAATGCTCTTTGTGATAGTGATAATTTCATCATCCATCTTACTCTTAATCCAGCTCCACAATGCGCTCAATGGCTTACGGTGATACCCGGCTACACTTGTGTTCATCACAACTTCGTCAGAATCTGGGGGGGGGGGGGGTAAGAATCGTATTGAGGTTGGACGAAATGAACTCACTATCGACACCAATATTCATATTTCCTAAAGCCATAATTCATACCTCCTTTAAGCTGTAGCAATTTTCTTCCAGTCGCCCTATGAAGTTGTGCCTTGACGATAGTAAATGTTACCATTGCTAAAAGCGAATTCAAAGGAACCGCCGCCTGTGTCATCGTACCAAGAAGATAAACCAATTAAAAACGCACATGAATGACCACTTGATAGCCCAATTTTGTCACTAAGCTTCAAACCACGAAAAATCAGCCGACCGTTATAGTCGTTTCTATCAACGCCATAATAATCAGACGGAGACGTATTATCATTTCGATTATCTCCTTCAGGGTAAAGGTCATTATGTATGTGAGTGGCAGGGTTAAATTCAGATGGTTTATTCTGCACTTCACTCCATTCAGGGAGCGTTTTGTTCCCGCTATTCATTTCTCCTAGCGCCATATAATCCTCCTTATAAAACAAATGTTTTAGCAGTGAAAATTGCCACAATTATGCGGTACGATACCACATATAAGCGACCAAGTAGGGCGGCATGGAAGAGGCAGGATCGGACGTGCCACGAACAGGCGTTGAATTTACATCTGAATTCGTAGAAGCTGCATCGCTATTGTGCGTCCACGTATAACATTGTGCGGAACTATGAGAATAAATCTTACCAAAAGTATCTCCTGCTTCAAACATTGCAGTCTGAGCTTGGTTACCGATTTGTGCATACACTTTGTTTGTTTTTGAAATCGTATGTTCATGTGTCGCCTCGCCACCAGTCTCTCCAGCCGTATAGCTATCTCCAGCTGCTAAAATAAATCTATCTTTGATTCTTTCCTATGTTCCACCAAACAGTATACTTGGTTCAGTAGAATTAAAACTCATATAAATCGATCCAATAGGGTATGCTTCTAACCCCCCCCCCTGCGATATTTAAGTTCCCGATTGCCATACTTTGTAATCCTCCTTTTGTAGTGTTGTTATGCGGTGCGAAGCCAAGTGTAGACAGCGTAATAAGGCGGCATATTATTATGAGCAGCATCGCCGCCAGCGTAAGTTGATGCATAAATAGGATATGTAGGGCTCTTTTTATAACCTACACCATTTCCATTAGTGTCAATTTCGCTTGGACCAGCACTATAACTAAGACTATCCAAAGAATGCCTATGTTTTGGCATCTCGTCAATTGTCAACGTATGTGTCGCCTCTCCACCCGTACTCTTAACAGGATACGTACTGCTTGCAGCAATCAACATACGATCCTCAATTTTCTGCCACTCTCCTCCAAACAATTCAGCAGGGCTTGTCGGTTCTACGCTTTGATAAATACTTCCAACAGGGTGATCAAGCAGCTTCTGTTCTTCTTTGGCCACCTTGATTGCCGCCGCTATCTTATTATCCACCTGTGCCTTGGTATACCCTTCAACAACTGTACCACTGCCGCTATCTGTTTGTCCGCCACCTTGCACGATATAATACTGAGCTGTAATCGCAGTCGTTGGAACTGATACAGCTCTCAGACGCACATATCCATCAAAGGTCTCAGGGTTTGCAAATTGAGCATAAGAGGCAACCTTTGCACTAGCCGGTGTCACGCTGATAGAAATAACATCCTTTGAGGTGATCCCGTCGATGTCGAGGTCAATATACTTTGAATATCGATCCACTGTGTCGTCAATAAGCTAACTTGTAGTCGGAATAGTCAGTGTGTGGATATTGATCGTATTTGCCTTTACCTTCAGCTTTTCGTCGATCTCATTCTGCTGGTAGTACCGCTCGTCATGGGTGTGACTATCATCGCTTTTCTTTGAGAGCTTTACATTGATTTCGTCTTCTGTATAATAGCGGTCATCGTGGTTGTGTTCTGCATTTGCTTTCCCCGTCAGAGCATCACCAACAGCTTTGGCATCAGCGGCGAAATTCTCTTTTGTCATAGTCTTGTCCACAGCAACAGAATCCAGCTTCAACTTGTCCAGCTCGGTGCGTACATTGGTCAGCCCAGCATCAGCCGATTTTGCGATATTTAACGCCTCAGAGATCCTTGTACCAGTTACCTTAGCATCAGCAGCACGTCCAGATACAGTCAGTGTCGCATCCACCACAACCTGCGGCGTAGGCAGGGGATTGCCGCTATCATCGACCATACCGCCAGTGATCGCATCGATCTCTTCATTCGTCAGTGCAGCCAGCAGTTCATCCGGGTGCGGGGTATCAATCGTGATATCGCCCGTCTCTCCAGTTGTCACTGTGGTCACACCACCGCCAGCGATTTTGATTTTATCCTGCGCTGTACCGTTCAGGATTAGATTGATATTAACTTCGCCATTGACCGCATTTTTGTCTGCTTCCAGTGTGAATTTTGATGGGTTCAAAAGAATCCAGTCATCGCCACTATAAACATACAAGCTGTCTGGACGCAGGTAGTAAATCTTATTAGACAAAGGAGCCAGCGGAAGCGAGCTTACGATCTCCAAGTCTTTGCTGATTTGAATTCGTCTTGTGCCGATATCTCGATAAGTGCTTCCAGTATCAGTACATACGATCAGTTGGCCGTCAATCACAGGAGCTTGATCCAGCTGAGACTGTGCGACCTCGCGTAATGATAAATTTGCCATACTCAACTCCTTTGCTTAATAAGATTCACCACACAGCGTCATTGCCATGTGGTGAAACAAATCAATTAGCCATCAATGGATTTCCAGGTGATAGCGCCTTCCAGCACCTGTACACGGCCATCCATGGTGGTGTTCAGACCATCTGCATATGTCTTAGCGGCAGCCAGAGCGTTGTCGGCCTTAGTGGTTGCATCAGCAGCGGCAGTAGAGATTGCCTCAGCCTTCGCAGCAGCCAGCTCGTCCTGAGTGGGTTTTGCATTCCATGCCTTGCGCTCGTCAGCAGTGATATGCTTTACAGTATCCTTAGTGTGTTCAGTCAGCTTATCATCAACAACCTTGATCTTCTCGTCTGCCTCAGCCTTGGTATAAGCGTCTGGCACTGCAACATACAGACCATCCTCCTCAACGGTGATGCTGTTATTGCCTTTGGTGGACACACGCACATTGACCGAGATCTTGTTATCACTAGAAACACTAACCTCAGCAGTAGAAGTAGCCACACCAACATAGATATCGATCAGAGCGCCAACAGGGATCTTCACGACCTCGCCAGTGGTGATAGTCAGCTCGATCTCATGTGTCTTTGTGTTGTAAGTACCGGTCTTCACAACCAAATCCTTACCCAGATTGATCACCAGCTCATCGCCGCCAAACACAGGCAGCTTGATGGTGCGGGTTTCAGCATCGTATGTTGGATTATGGGTTAGGCCGCTCATCACGGTGGGAACAGGAGCACCGTTCTTTGCCACACTCAGAGTGCCGGTAGCGGGGGAGTAGGTGACATCCGTAACAAATAGACCTTCCTTGCCCTCGGTTGCGGCGATTTTTGCATTCACATAGTCGGCCACAGCCTTGGTGGTGGGCAGATTGTCGTCGCTTGCATCCGCATTGGGAATCTCAGTCACAATGGGGCGATTCAGCTGTACGAACTCAGTGCCATTCCAGATGTGGAAGGTATAGTCAGTCATACGGATATACAACAGACCCTGAATCTGGCCGCTTGCAGGCAGAACACTCACCAGCTTGCAGCTCTTGGTGTACTCATCTGTACCCTTGAAAATTTGACGTGTGTCTGTAATAAAGTATAGAGTATTTGCGTCCTTGGTTTCCAACTTGTCATAACTAGCTTTTGAACCATAACCAAAACTTACATTTGCCATTTTTTTGCCTCTCTTTCTTAAAACTCTTGCCAAACAAAATTTGTCGGCTCAACGTAAAAAGGTTCAATAGAAAAAAGCCCCGTGGCTTCGCTTTGTTGAACGATCCACGGAGCATATTTACCATTTTCGTCTTTCACCATAACGGTTTGACCTGCATAAGTGTCTTCCGTCTCATTTAATTGCTCGTTTGCTTCAGTAACGCTGGCGAAACAACGATTGCGAGGACGAATCTTTTGAACGGATAGGTCATCGCGCACATACATGAACTCCGAGGAATCCTTTGTGATGATCATATCCCTGCCGTCCAACATTCCCAGTGCAATCGCAGCTTCTACATCTTCGGCGTTACCATATCCAAGCTTGGAATATTTAGCCTGTGCCATCTTTGCCTCCTTATAAAAGAAGCGGATGGCTTAGAACGGAACCACCCGCAAACTACCGTCTTCAGTTTCGACGCTCTCCTGAGTAATCTTGACCGCACTACCGATGGGCTTACCGTTGGCCAGCAGCTGCAGGGTATGGTCTTCGTTGTAGCTCAGGTCATCAGCCTTACCATCCAGGATAGCGTTGTTACGATCACTCAATGCCTTGATTTGTGCATTCAGTGCGATAATGCGCTGGTCAAGTGCGCCCAGGGCCTCATCAGGAACAATGTCGCTCCAATTCTGGATCGGAACAACAGTAATCACGCCAGGGCCAACCTTCCGCACATGCTGAACAGTCGTGCCATCGGTATCCATTGTCACATCAACAAATGTCAGCTGGATCTGAATATCGCCCGGCTCATTGGTCAGGTTGGTGTCGATAGGCAGCTTATACTCCAGCTTGTTCTTATAAAGCTCTTCTGATTTCTCCAGAATCTCTGTCTTATATCGCTTGCTGATGGGCAGAACGTACTCAAGCATCACGGTGAATTCACTCATGTCAACACCCTTATATGTAGTGTCAGCCAGAAAATGGAGAGTATCCACCTGCTTACTGCGTTCCATAATGCGTTCCCGCTTGCTTACGGTCAGTGTATTATCCTCATTGATCAAAAAGGTATACATATCACACCTCCTTCCTGATGATATACAGATACTCGTCCTTTGAGATTTTGTGTCCAGCAAACAGATTGTCCAGGAGCTTGTCCTGAATCATTCCGCCATTGTACAGCCGATGCATACTCTCAACGAACTCGCTATACTTCTTCTCGTCACTCATAGCAGCCCTCCTTGAATCAAACTCAAAGTGTAAGCATCAATAATAGCCTCAGGTGTTTTACCACCCAAGGCTTTCAGCTGCTCATATTCATACAGGTCAATTTCCTGCAGTTCCACGGTGTCATACTCTGGGCAGGGAATGAGATAATACCCATCCACATGCCAGATATGATTGCCGTCACTGCTGATAATTCCCTGTGCATCATCCTCCGTGCAGTTCACCATAATGTCGTGCTTGGGCTGATACTTTACAAAGCGCAGGTGGTCAAGAGCATCGATCACCCGGCCATTTTTCAATACCTTATAGTACACTCTCAACACCTCCTTAAACGCTGAACATCAGGCGGATACCCTGTTCGTTATTTGCAGGGGTAAATCCGTAATATTCACCAGTCACAGTCACAGACCAGAAATAGCTGCCATATTGAGCATTCGGGCTTCGTGTCCAATATGCAGCGGGATTGCCATTTTCGTCATTGCAGATGCGGCTGGTATTATCAGTCATAAAGCTGATTGCCGTACCTTCGTAAATATAAGGCTCAACATTCTGAGAGGGGAACAATTCGGCCACAGAGGGCAGATAGAAATAACTATCCGCAGTTACAACTTCGCTGCTCTTATCGCCAATGGTACTGCCAACCTTGACCTGTTTGATGATCTGTTGCCAACCAATCGGAAGAGCATTCAAAATACGACCGTCAAGGAATGTACGGATATTCGCATCTGCCCAGCCGCCAGTGTTGGTGGAACCAGTATTCAGAGCCATCTTCTGACCAAGCAGTCCAGCCTGAATAAAGCTAATAGAACAACGCTTGTTGGAATTGTCGCTCAGGTAATACCGTTTAAAGCCACAAGCCTCGAAAGTGAAGTCTTCATGTGTCCATGCGGCCAACTTCCGGCAGGCAGCGTCACCCAGATCGGTATACCAGAGCTTACCCCAGTAGATTGTGCCCTTTGCGTAACGCTCGTAAGCACCGTCGTCTGCCTTAGCACAACCAAATACCAGAGTAGCATTCGTCTGTGTGGTGCGAGTACGGTTCAGCTGAATATAGCCAATCTCGGCAGCAGTGGTATTTGCCGCATAAACGTGAATACCATTTTCGCCCTTGGTATGGCGCAGAACGATCATATCACGAGAACCAAGATGTGCGCCGGATGTGGATTCAGTGCCCCATGCAACCTTAGAGCCATTGTTGACCCAAAAGCGGAAACCATTCATGCCGTTGGTCTGGAAGCACTGAGCAATCACAGAGTTTGCGGCAGAATCTTCATCGATTCGATAGTCCAGTGCCATAACCCAGCTACGATCCTCAAACAACAGAGATACGCCGGTATCGACATAATTCTTGCCAGTAAAGATCTTCGGCTCGTTGAACAGGATCTTCTCTTCCACGTCGCTAAAGGTGAAGTCGTTGCCCATCTTAATGGTGATAGAGTCCTTGTCCGAAACCACACTCTGCTCCAGATTCACCTTGGTCATGGCATAGATCTCAACAGGGCGCAAGTCACTCAACTGCTTGTCTCTGAAATAGCCGCTGACGTATTCGCATATGTCGTAAACAGCATTGATATCCTTATCGCCATTGACATAGCCGCCCTTGTCCCAGCCACTGAACAAATAATACTTATAAGCAGTCTCTTCACTGGTATAGGTCGGAGTGTCGCCATTGTACAGAACCATAGAGCCATACGGAGCAGTTGTCTGCTGAAGCACAGCGCCGCGATTCATATAGCGCACCCGATACTGGCGCACTGATTCATCATACACAGCAGTAACGGTCTGATTATCAAAGACAGGAGTAAACTCGGTATCCCAGCCGCTGAATGTAAACACCGTGCTGATGGTACTCGGGAAGGTAGGTGTCGGGATCGGATTGTCAGAGCGGGTCACAGGGTCAACTGCACGCTCGCCCTTGTCGATATACTGAATATCCAGAACAGCGCCATCCTTATTCACGAACTTCCAGGCGTACTGATTGATCATGGTGTTGTAAGTGATCTCCAAATCAGGCCAGCGCTCAGTGTACAGTAGCTTCTCACGTTCACGGATGATAGGCACATGCACTTTGCCTTCCACAACGGAATTATCAGTGTTGTAGCCATTTTCATCCAGACCGCTCATTGCGTACAGGCGATTCAGCAGGGAAGTATCAGCCAGTTCCCAATCAATACCGGTAATACGCACACGGTTCAGGTTGGTGCACTTGCCCAGCATATCTTTCAGATCGATAGTTGCACACTTCTCAACGGTCAGCGTAGTGATATTGGTGTAATCCTCAATTGTCAGGTCAGTCAGATAATTCAGGTTCTTTGCGGTCAAGCTGGCAATTGCAGGCAGGTGGGCGATTTTAATCTTGCCGCCGCTTGCAAAAGAGACACCGGTAATACCAGAGCCGTCAGCATAGAACTCTGTCAGGCTTGTGCATCCGGTCAGACCAATAGACTTTTTCAGGTTCGGCACGTTCTGCAGGTTCAAATGTTCCAGCAGAGTGTTATTACCAACAGCGAAGTCGGTCATGTTCGTATTCTTATAGCCGCTCACACCGGAACCAACTTTCAGCTCTGTCAGCTTAACACCATGGCTAAAGTCAACATAGCCTGGATAGAAGCCAGAGATATCACCAATGCTCTGAATAATAGAAGCGTTATAGATATAAACTTCAGTATCGTTCATTGCGGTGATGGGGCATTCAATCGTGTAGGTCTGTCCGCGCTTGCCACGCACCTTCACAGGGTTGGAGCCGTACAGAACAGAGACGTAGGTATCAGCGTAGGGTGTGATATGGAAGGTGCCATCCGGCTTCACGCCAGTCCAGTTGGTAGGAGTATAACCACGAATGGTCATATCATCACTGGTTGCGGCAGAACCGGAATACTTGGATGCCATGTACTTTTCCTGATAGCGCTGGAACTGCCGACGCTGATGCCGCTTGTTGCCATGCATCATGGGCAGATAGCTGGTGGTGTTGATGGTGGGATCTTCGTAGGTGCGGAAATATTTGCGCCGCATATCCATGATCCAAAGCTTTTCGGGCTTCACATCCTGATATTCCTCGAACTTTTTCAAAATACGAGTTGCACTCCATGCCAGCGCATTCTCACGGTTGCGGAACATCGCCGCTATCTCATCGGGGAACAGGTCACGCAGCTTGCACCACAGTTTGGAGTCAGCAGCGTTAAACACATTCTTTGTGCCGATAGTATCAGTGTCCTCGTAGCCATAAGTCAGAGTCAGACCACCCTCGTTATCATTGCCCATAGCGGTATCGTTATCGTAGTCAAAGCAGAAGTCCCAGTGAATCAGATCGCTGGTGTGCGGGAACACGTTCTTTGCGCGGTTATCAACCATGGTGTGCCGCTCAGTAAACAGATAATGGAAAATAGCAGAATCCAGATCGAAGTGATCCTTGAAATGTGCCTTGAATTCCTCATCATCCGCATTCACCACCCAGTTCTGAGCTGTGATCCACGCCTGTTTGCCGTCCTCGATCTCTTCCTCAGTGCAGGCAGGATTGCTGTAACGGAACTCAAAGGAATGGTCGCCGTCCCAAGTTTCCTGCGAGAAATCGCCGCTCAGGAAGCGGGTCTGCTCATCGGCGTTGTTGTCGATCTCAACGATGAACTCCTTGTGGTTCTCGGGGTCCATGCCCATGGTGTCGCTGTTCTTCTTAGAGTTACCAATGTCGCCGCAGGCATAGAAGTGCCACTGGCCATCGTTAAAAACAGTCGCATTGGTTGTATCAGTCTCCTGAATAAACACGACACAGGGATAGAACGCCATGGTATCACGCACTTTGGGATTATCCTTTTTGGCCTGACGCACATAGGGGTTAAATTCATTGAAATCATCCGCCAGCAGGGAGTTGTTTGCATTCTCAGAAGAAGCAACATTGACTTTGATGTTAAAATACTTCTCAGGAACGCTATTTTCGGTCAGTGCATAGGTGTCGCCGGTGGTGTCGTCGCCAAAGGTAAAGCCGCCATTGCAGTTGATATCAATGTTTCGGGCAGAATCGCCGTAGTGGTCAGAGCTGGTGCCTTGGCCCTTGTGGGAGCCGGTAGCAGTCCAGTTGTCTTCCTTGGCGCGGCCATTCTTATAGATCTGCTGGATCGTTGTGTTGGCAACCTCGTTCTTCTTGCCGGTGGTGAAAGTGGGTGCAGAGATCTTGATGATACGCAGGTCAGGACACTTCTCAGCCAGCAAGTCAGGGGTCAGTTCGCCGCTTGCGTCGGTAATATCGTTGCGCATGTAGCGAGAGACCATCTCTTCGGCGTTCTTCGCATCGGCAATAAAGTTGTCCAGAATCTCATCATCTGTCAGGTTCATGCCGTAGCTCTTCATGCGGTACACAATAACGTCACAATCGTCAGAGCCAATGGTAATGCCAACGGGAGCAGCCTGAGTAAAGCTGTCGCTGGTATCATACAGTTCAACACGGCAGGGAATACCATCACACCACAGAACCATCTCACGGAACTGCTTGTCGGGCAAAATATTAAACTCGAACTCGAGGAAATCGTCCTCACAGATGGGCAAATCAATACTGTTCTGATGGCTGGTCAGCGTAACTTTCTGAGCTTGAATACTCAGACCAACGCCGCCATTCAAGCAAGTCACGGCAGTAGCATCATAGTTGCGAACGTTCGTTGTCTTAAACACCAGCTTAAAATTCTTGCCGCTCTTCTTTGCATCGTCTGCGAAAAGCTTATAGCTGATGGTGGCGGTCGTGCCAGCCTTGACACAGAAATAAGTGTCGCCATCTTCGTCGATCTGGTAGCCACCGTTCACCCAGTCAAAGTTGTCGCTGACAGTCATCTTATTGCTGCCGGAGCTCCACAGGCGGTTCACATCTGCGTTGCTGCGGCCAGCGGGGTTAAAGTCCAGCATCAGGCCGGTCTTAACGGGCTCAATGGTAATGCCCAGGTCTTCGATCTTTGCGGTGATGCTCTTGATGGTAGCGCCACAAGTAATGGTCAGAGTGTGGGTGCCAATATCAGAAGATTTAAAGCTCCAAGTCTGAGCAGTACGACCAACAGTCAGTGTAGAAGTCTTAATGCCGTCAACTTCAAGCGTAATGCTTGCAGTAGAAGAGGCCGGGTTATAGACAGTGTAAACAATGCCGGTGGTACTATACTGTTTTGCGGTGAACTCCTTTGTGGCGCAGCTGATGATCGGTGTGTTATTGCCTTCCTCTGCCCACATGATATCTTTATAAATGGTGTTACTGGTCACAGCTTTGCCATTGATATTTGCAGTCATGGTCACTTCCAGCAGGTGAGCGCCGTGTTTCTGTGCCGGAATCGCATAGGTCATCTGTCTGCCGGTAACCGCAGTTGTAACACTACCAAGCTTTTTGCCATCCAGAGTAAAGGAAACGTCCTTATTGATATTTCCGTATGGAGTAAAGCGGAAAGTAACCTCACCACTATAAACCAGAGAATCATCGAAGATACTCTCCAGATAAAACTCGACAATATTGATATTCCAAGTCTTTGAACCCATGCTGCCAACGGAGTCAGTGACCTGCAATTTGATCTTGTTGTCGCCATTGTGCAGATACTGAGTGATATCAAAGCTGTTCTTGCCCTGGTAAACAGTCGAAGTTGCGACCTTTGTGTTGCCAACGTACCATACGCCGGTAGCATCACCCGTATCTTCGCCAGAGTTATCCACAGAAGTAAAGTTGAACTCGACAGTTGCGATGTCGCCCTTAACAACAGCGATAGAAGACTCGCCAATACGCTCAATGGTGATCGTAGAGGTGCTGCCACCGCCACCACCGCCACCTTCAATGATAACAGTGGTCTTGATCGTGCCGTTCTCCAACAGGTTCAGCTTGGAATCTTCATAAGTGATATCGTACTCGCGGCCAGAGTTCTCATCGGGCTTAAAGTCCTTCAGTGTCTCCTGAATCTTAGCGATATCCGCATTTGCCAGATCAACAGAAGTCTGAATGCCGCCCACCGTATTCTTCAGGCCGCTCACGTCGCTGGAGAGCACGTCAACGGTCGTCTTGTCTGCTTTCTTGTCAAGCAGCGCGTCAGTAGCTTCCTTATTATAATAGGAAGACTTCAAGGTCTCCGGCAGGTCGCCAACACTATCCTTCAGCTCTTGCACGGCGGCATCATTTGCGGTCTTATATTCAGTCAGCTCAGTCTGAACAGGGGTTACGGCAGTGGTGATTTTATTATCCACAATGCCGTTGTACATACTCACCCACTCAGCAGAGGGATCGGTATTCAACTTGATCTTTGTGATCTCGTCAGCGCCGTTCAGGAATGTCAGGGTACGGGTGTCGTTATCATACTGCACATTAAAGTTCGCCAGACCATCAACAGCAGCAATCTCGCCGCGCAGCATCGTAACAAAGCCGTCAACCTCGTCCTTCTTATAGAACTGCGCCAGCTTTTCGTCCACGCTTGCAACTGCATTCTTTGCGTCCTGTGCGCTCTTCTCGGCGGCGGATGCAGCAACCTGTGCTTCGCCAACCTTCTGACTCATTGTTGCCAGGAACTGGGTATACCAGTCATTTCCGGTCGGGTCAACCATCTGCTTGCCAGTCAGCGATTTCAGCACATTCAGTCGACCATTCGGGCGGGTGCGCCACAGATAGCTCTTGGTGGTGCTTGTATTCGGAACATTCACAGCACCGGATGCCATGATCTCAAACTGCAGTTCGCCCTCTTTTGCGGTAGCGTCATTTGCCACCAGCCAGTAGAAGCGGATTTTGGTGTTGCTGTAGCTCACGTTGATAGGGGAGGCGTAATTCTCCTCTCTGTCCGCATTCAGGTAGTGGATCTGAATCGTCATCTGAAGCAGGTCGATACCATCGTAGTAACGCGGCATTTCAAACGGAATAACCTGAGAGTTGGATTCCTGTGTGATATTGATCTGATTGGCATCCAGCTGAATGTCTTTGTTTTTGTCGATGTAAGACCACTGGTCATCAGAGTAATCAGCAAACCAAATATAATTGCCACTACGCTCAAATGTCTCTTCTCCGTTGTCATCATACACGGCAATTTGCTCTTCGTCATTTAATTCCAGAGTTGCGACATCTATATCATCAACAGAAACATTTGCGGGGCTTGCGGCTTTTTTCGCAGCCAACCGCTTAGATTCTCCAAAAGATAGTGCCATTTGCTCACTCCTCTCTTATTGTTCATCTGCCGTAGTGGCAGTTAATTCGGGGAAATATTTATCAAACAAATTGTCCTGATAGAACGTATATTTGTTGTTTACGATATAAGTGTAATAGGGGTAATAGCGGCTCAAAGAAAGCGACATCGTGCCTTCGCCCAGATTCATAGAGATGCTCTTGATGATCCAATCCACAGGGGTCTTGCCGCCCAGATATTTGGCAGCATACTGGATCTTTTCATTCACATTGAGCCACGGAACCAGTCGTGTGGTCACACTCAGGCCATCTGTCAGGCGGGCACGCTTCTATAGTTCGTATTGACAAACTTCCATGGCTGCGTCATCTGTGGTGTAATTCTCGTAATCTCCGCCCGATAAAATCTCAGTTCTACGACCGATCTTTTCAATGGATAACCGTGCATTGTACAGGTCATCAATATTGTTCGGGTCATTCACACAGATAAAAGCCATGTTGTCGCAGTTATCCTCTGATTTTTGAGCTTCGATCTCTTTGGTGGCCGGGATTTCGTCCACTAGTTTTGCCATAGCGTGGCTCTGCTGTTGACCCAAAAAGTAGATGCGGCCAGTATTTGGATTCCACTGGAGAACATAATACTTTGTAGCCTTAATACACCCGGGGTCTTGAATGACATCTGAACCATTGGCATCAGTCAGAGAACGATACAGTGTACTGGTTTTCGTCTTAGACTCAACTTTCTCATTGCCATCTTTGTCTTTGTACTTCCATGTAAATGTCAGCACGACCGTCATTGCGCCACTTGTCACGTTGCCATTTTTGTCCGTCTTGGCGGCTTCAACGTTTGCAGGGGCCACAAAAGACACTTTCGTTTCACTTTTCCATGTTGATTCGGTTGCGTCTAATACAAGATTGATCGTCTTGTTTGCGCCAGACCAGCCCTTTACAGTGGCGGCTCCATCCGCTTCAATCGTCGCGCCAAACACTTCAACACAGTTTCTGACTGCGGAATAATCCACCGTAGCAGATTCGCCATCGTTGGTCACAAGCTTCTCGAACACTTCTGGGTCAAGCACAGGCGGGTCGTCAAATCCACTGGGAATCTCACGGCACACAAACGTATCATCGTCAAAGTACATCTCAAACGGGTAATACAGGTCACGCAGTTCTGATAGAATATCCCAAACAGTCGAGCCAGTATCGTAATCCAAGTCGTGTGGAACAGTGCGGCTCCAATAGTCGATAGAATATTTCTTAAACTCCGTCTCGTCTCTCAGTACCGCCCAGATAGCATCACCGATACGAGTGCCTTTCTCTATGCGATGTGTGCCACCAACCAGCTGTCCACCCAAGTCTCCGTTGATACGAGAAACCAAATCAACACAGCTTGCCTGCACAGTATTTTCTGTTGCGCTATATGTAAAGCCATTGGATGTAAATGTATAGCACCCCTCGTTGTACCAATAGATTTTTACACCATCAACATAAGAACTGTCGGCTGAATTGGAATAGCTAAGGAACAGGTCGTTATACAGCTCATTCAGCGCGGTCTTTGTGTCAATCACTTCTGCCTGAATGTCGTGCATGGAATGTCCTGCAAACACACTGGTTTTTCCGTAGGTCTCCCTTAGTTCGTCCTCGCTCTAACCGGCAATAGCAGAAACATCCACCTTACCAAGCGTAACTCCGTTCAGAACCATACCTTCAACAGCAGCAATCATCCCATGGACATGCATTTTGTTACCATACACGAAACTATCGATGCCTGATTTATCTACCTCAAGGATATTGGCAGGGGAGAGACCGCCGCTCATTGACTTCGCTTTTGTTGCCACAGCATCCAGATAAGCCCAGATATCATCCTCCACAAGCGGCACAAGTCCGTCTTTGGTCTGCAGCATCGGTGTAAATGCGATATAAGGACCATCTTGACAAATTGGGTCATCACTTCCCAAAACTGTAGAGTAATCACCAAGTTTGGTGTACCATTCCTCTGCTTCAGCTGGATCATCTGGTGGCGTGCCGTCATTGATCTGATCAAAGAACGTATGATACTTTGAGATATTGGCTCGTGTCTACACCAGCACATCTCGATTCAGGTTGTCGATATTACCGTATTTTGCATAGCCTCTGTTTGTGATGTCCTGAATCAAATCATCATAATTCTTTTCAACGAGCTGATAATCCGCATTTGCCTGAATCATCTCGTCGATGCTCTTGGAGCCGCTGATTTTTGACATTCCTCTTCCTGACAGACCAATGAATACACGCACATTTTTACTGATCCAATCCTCTTCCGTCAGGCTGGAAATGCCGCTCTTCTTACCCAGATACAGGGTCACATTAAAGGTTCGCCGCACGTCAGACTCGGAGTCAATGGAGACAGAACCGTCGATCACAAGTCCTTCTAAGCTGTCGATCGTAAGAAAATCCTTGTTCAGCATATCAATGCGACAGTAGATATTAGACGAATGATTGTTCAATAGCGCCAGGTCTGCGTCAGTCGGAAGATATGTCATACGCTGCCTCCCGGCTGATAATCACTCAGCCCATTGTTATACATGTCGCTCTCACTCTCTGCGTCACCGAGCTCCACAAAATCGAATTCCAGTACGCCCTTGTCGTAGTGGTCAGAGCAGGAGATAGACACATTGCCATTGATACCCATCAGCCATCTACGGCCATCAAACATCTTCAACAGCTTTGCGCTGCCATTGGTCAGCCATTCGCTCAGTTCATCACGGAACGCATTACCGCCATTGATATCAAAGTCTTTCATTGTGTTATCAAAACGGATGCCGACACCAGAGAAGTGGCCGCTGTAGTAGTTGGCTTCACTGCCAGCAAACAGATACGGATACTTACTTCCCATCGTCTCAACAACTGTAGCAGAACGCACCTTCTCAACACTATCCACCTTCGGCTCAAGGAAGATATGATAGGTCTTATTGCCGTCAGTGATCACTGCACCGTCAAAGTCGCTCACAACGCTGGCCTTTGCGTAACCAAGCTCAATGCCATTTGCAACGGGAGCTACGGCGTACTCGTAATCCGTTTTACGGCCAATGGCATACAGGTCAGTATAATCGATCATCACATAGCCATCGTCAGCGCTGTACATGTAAAAATCATTGAAGTCTTTTGTCTCCAAATCCTGATTCTTTGTTGCCGATACCTCAACACGATAATATTTCATGTTGTTCAGGAAGGTCTCAGAGAACCACTCCTTATACTCTCTGGAACTTCTGAATTCGTCGGTCGATGCAAAATCACTCGATGCCTTGATGAACTTCCTGTCAGCGGTATATGCAATCAAACAGAACGCCTTATCCTCAGATTTGAACTGGAAAGAAAGAACTCGATCCTTGTCGATATAGTCCGAAGTCACCGCTTTATAGTTGCCCATCGGCTGACCAGTCGTTTTATTGATGTGCAGGTTCGACCAGCCCATCTTCATAATAACGTGGTTCATATCGATCTCTTCCTGATAAAGCGAAGTCCAGATGCCTGCACCTTTCTTACGTCGCTTGATTCGCAGGGCATTTGCACCGCTGCTCCTTGTCAGGAAATACTGTGCGTGCATACTGATATTTGCCATACGGTAGTTGTTCTGCACGGTGAATTCTACATCATCCACATACTCTGGATAATCAGTTCGGAATGCCTGTAAACCGGTATCCAGCTGATAGCCGCCAACAGATTCTGCCGTCGCTCTCAGATAATACAGGGTATGGTTGTCGAGTCCATCGATCTGGAACCCCTTCAATGAGTCGCGGTAATAGTAGCTCACAGATTTTTTCAACAGCTCGCGATTCGCATCATAAAGCCAGAACTCATAACGATTTACGGATTCACCCTCTGATACCTTGTACTTGTAAGAGAACTCAAAGGAATAAGAAGGGTAGGGGATAGTAGTCACACCAGAAGAGCTCAGGTCATTCAGTTTGACTGTCGGTTCCTCGTGGCAATAGAATAACAGCTTGTCCGAGTATTCAGAAAACAGATTTGTACCCTTCAGTCGGCAGCGAATAATCATATAGTACGGATCTTTGCGGTTCTCAAACGTGCCTGCCGGAATCGTAAAATATCGCGCCAGACCAGTACCACCGGCTGGGAATGTGCCAAACTTATACACGCCTTTTGAAAGCGTATCACCCTGCAAAATGCTGCCCGTCGGAGTATCGAAGACGATAAGAGCAATGATATCAATGTCTGCGTATGCGGCAAACTGAAATGTATGATCCTTTGTGGCATCAAATGCGCCGATTTTAGATAGAATTGGTTTCAAGTTATCACCTCCGAATTATCCTTCGATATATAGCAAAGCTCACCGTTGGTATTCACGGCCAGATTCAGTGCGACCAGAAAATTATCAACAGTGATTTCTGAAATCGTTTTATTGATATCTGATACGTTCGTTTTCAAGGTCGAGATGTTCGTATTCGCAGCCGAAATCTTGCGTGTTAAATCCTGATGATGGTTGGATTCAGCTGTTTTTGCGTCATCAAGGTCTGTCCTCAACGAAGTAATATCAGAAGCATTTTTCTCAATGTTACTTTTGTTGTCATATACTTGTTTCTTTGTGGCGGTATAGTCTTTGTTTGTAAAACCACCAAAATTATCATTGAAGCCATTCATCGAGCGCCACAGACTAGCTACATCGTCGGCTTCTTTTGTCTCAAGAGCGCCAACACGTTCAACCGCTGCGTTTGCGGTCGTATCATCCGTGTACTTTGTCGCAACAGCCCAGTCGCTGAATGTCCATTTTTCGGTTTCACCTCTCGCAGTAATACAGATATACAATGCACCACCAACACCGCCATAAATCCATAGATCATTCACATCGTATGGAGCAGTCGGTGTATCAGTAAAAACACGAACTTTTTCTGTCGCAAGATCTCGTGCGGATGTTGCCATCGACAGTGCATTGATAACACCGGCATCCACAATTTCCATCCAGAAATACTGCTGCTTATCCTGATCATATACCCAGCGATAGCAAATGCCAGTCCTTTTATCATAGTAGATGTCGTTGACGTGTGCTTGTTTCTCTTCATCTGTCTTCCAATCTGAAGCAGGATAGTTGTATGTATGCGGATGACCATTCCTGTACCAAGTATTGATCGTATTCTTTAGCTGATCTTGAACGGTGTCTTCTGTCTGCTGGGATTTGTCTTTCATCGACTCAAACTCGGCGTTCAAGCTATCGACACCGGTCACCAGAGATTTCACTGTCAAAATCTCAACGCTGGTATTACTCTCCGATACGATCAAGTTACGGAAGTTGCCCTGCAATGCAGTCACAACAACCTTCTGGCCTACAATATAGTCATGGTTTGTTACAATGCCGTACTCGCCACCGAATACAGCGATTTTATAGTGCTGGTCTTCTTTTTCTGTAATCACTCCATAGGCGGACACGTCAAATTTTGCGTTCTTTACGGCGTGTTCGGCGGCAGAAGTCACCACTTCGGCCAGCACATCAGTTACTGATTTATCTGCCATCCTATTCCTCCTAATCAAAAATAAAAGCCGACCTGCTAGGCTATCCTAGTGGTATCGGCTGTATAAACTATTACTTACCGCTTGCTTTGCATTTGAGCAACCTTAGTCGGTAACTTCTGTTTGATTTCATTTGCCAGAGCATCAGAGCTGCCAACAGGATTCGTGATAATAATATCGCCAATCGAAGTTGTAACATCTCCGCCGCCGCCCTGAACAATCGGCTGAGAACCGTACTTTGCCATCTGCTTCTGGAACCATGCGTCAGGGTTGCCACCCATCTCGAACAGGCGAGAGGTGATATCAGCAGGGACAACACCGTCGCCGGTTTCAAGATAGGTATAGCGCCCAGATTGCGGCTGACGAACCAGCATCTCAGGACCCTGCTCGTCAACGTTAGCCATGTGGGGGAACTTAGCAGACTTCAGACCATTTGCATGGCCAAACAGACTGCCAAAGAAACCGCCAATTGCAGCACCGCCAATTGCACCCAGAGGCCCAAGGAATGAACCAACGGCAGCACCGATACCAGCACCAGCAGCGGCTGTCACGCCCTTGCTTAGACCGGTATTCTGCTGTGTGCTCTGTTGTGCTTTTTGACTTGCTTCACTGATTGCGGCAGAAGTATCAGCAGCCTTCTTACCAACGGCTTCAAATGCATCGCCTGTGGTCGCCAAATCGTTTTTAATCGATGTAACGGCAGCTTCACATCCGGCCTTGATGGCGTTGTAAGACTGGTCCATCATCCAAGTCAGATTGGTGTTAATGTCCTTTGCGCCAGGCTCAACATTCGCCCATGCGTTATCCGTCTCAGTGGGCAGAGAACCGCCATTGCCAAACGTATTTGCGGCATCAGAGGTGATCTCGTCATAAGCACCGCCAATGGTTTGCTCGGTCATGTCTGCCAGATGAGTTACGCCAGCCTCATTCATGCTCCAACTATTGTCAAAGCACGCACGCATATCATACATCAGCTTCTGGGTGTCTTGACTGGTGTCAGCCCATGCCTGCTCCATTGTCTTTTGAACATTGGTGCTCAGGGTTTTTACACCGCCGCCAACCTTACTCCAGCTGTGACCGAATGCCTTGAAGATCTCGTTCATGGCCTTATTTGTACTATCAACAGAAGACTTATAAGACGCATTCAGCTTATCCGCAATCTCCTTAGACATATCGCCAGAAGTTGAAGCAAGGCTGTTCCATCCGCTAGTATAAATCTTTTGCAGCGAATCGAACATCGTGTTGGTGACATCTTCAACCTGCTCGGCGCTAAGGCCGGTGTTTTCGTTCAGCGCATCAAAGGTATTGTTTACCAGCTCATTCATCTTCTCAGACATCTTTTTGCTGGTTTCTTCAATATCCTTTGTGTCCAGACCGAGCTCGCCAGCTACAGATTTCCAGCTAGACTCAAAGTTGCTCGTCATAGACGAAATTTGGCTCTGGGCCGCCTTCTTTGTGTTGCTGGTGGATTCTGTCACTGTCTTAGAAGAGTTAATCTTACCGACCGTAGACATACGATATACAGTCTTAGTGGCCATATAAATCATGCTTTGAACGGCAGCAATGATCGGATTATCACTCTTCTTGAAAATATCAGAGAGTCCAGACATGAACTCGTTTGTATCACCAAGGATCTCATCATACTCGCTCTCGAAAATTGAGCCAACGCCAGCGGCTGCGGCAGCTGCGGCACCACTCAATTGAGCATTCGGACCTTGGGCACTCATACCAGCACCGGCAGCGGCACTACCAGTCACTTCGGCCAAGCCCTTTGCCAGCCAGCCCTCTGGGTTAGCACCAATCGCCATCAGGTTGTCGGTTTCCTTTGCAGGAATAACACCGTCACCCTTTTCAAGATAGGTCATGCGTCCCTGATCTGGGTTACGAACAATCAGCTCTTCGCCCTTTTCATCAACGTTTGCAATCTGGCCCTTCTTAACGCCACGAGTACCTTTTGCATATTTCTTTGCTTGGAATGCGGGAGTAGGTTCATCAATCTGTGTACTGGAAACATTACTTGCAATTGAAGCAATCGTAGCAATCAGAGCAACAGCGCCTGCAACAGCTGCGGCGGCAGCAATCCAACCAGCAATAGGAATGGAAGAAAGAGCGGCAGCAATCGCTTGCATCATAGCGGCCATGGCACTGCCAACGCTCGTCACCAGAGTACCAAGTCCGGCGAAGATAGAAGGGAAGAAGCTTACAACGCCAGACGAGATGGCACTACCGATAGACTGTGCGCCAGCCGCAATTGGGCCAAACATACTTCCGATTGTCTCAACAATGCCACCAAGACCAAGTCCTGTCTGACTGTTCAGCAGACCAAATCCTTCTGTGAAGAACGAACCAATGTCACTAAACATCAACCCGGTTTTCTCAGAGATAGATGTCTATGCACCTGAGAAGAACTTACCGATACTGCCAAGATTGTCTTTCGCAGCACCAACCAGTCTCTCAAAGAATCCACCAGATACACGCTGAATATCGCCGGTATTCACTTTTATTGTGTTGCCAAGGATATCCAATGTCGCAGTGGTGCCCGATTTTAGTGCGGCAGAACCAGCCCTGTTCTTACCAGTGATCTAGTTCCAACCGTCAGAAACCACCTTGGCTGCGCCATCGAACATCTTCTTGAGACCGCCACCAAGATCAAAGTCACCGTTTTCGCCAGTGAACATGTTCTTCAAATTGCGGAACAAACCAAAGATTCCACCGCCATCAGTGCTTACACCGCCAGAAGTGAAAAATGTTATAACGTCGTTAAGCGTTTTAAGAGTATTAATTAGTTTTTCGAGATTTGTAATAGCATCACTGACATTAGTAGCAGACTGAATATCGCGCATATTGTCTAGGATACTATTCTTAAAGCCATCATAGTGACCTTCCATTTGCTCAAAGGTCATGGCCTCGAACTCTGCGGTGTATTTTAGCTTCTTCTGATAATCATCCCAACTGGTGCCGATAAGATTATTGGCTTCCTGAACTTTATCCTTGAGCTTGTTTAACCTGTCAATTTCATCTTTCTTCTTATACTCGCGTTTCTTGTCAGATAGGTTTTGCCCAGCTTCACGAACGGCATTTTCATCTGCTTTCCATACGAAGCCCTGACCTCTGCCGCCATATACATGGACAGTCTTATTGGCCTTTGCACGCTCGTATTCATCCTGAAGTTTTGCCAGTTCTATTGCTCGTTCCTGTGCATCATTCTCTTCGTTAAGGGCTTTAATTCGTTTATCGATAACGTCAATCCAAGCATCACCCTGAATCTTTAGGTCATTCGATTTGATCTCGTTGAACTTTTCAAATACACCAATTAGGTCACTTAGGAGGCTCTTAATATTTCCGAGTGTTGTCTCGAAGTTTTTAGCCTTATCTTCTGCGCTTGTAAAGCCATCACCGGATGCAATAGCAACATCTCTTAATTCACGAAGACGTTGAGCAAGTGCTTTTGTTTCATCTGCGGCATCATACTCATCAATCATTGCGTTCAGTTTTGCAATGAAAAGTTCCTTATATGCTTCTGTATTGAACTTCAGCTGATTACCTTCGAGACTCAAACACTTAATGTAATCATCATCGAAACTCATCAGCTTCTGATAATTGTCGATACTTAGGCCACCATAAGTATTGTACTGAGTGACGATATCAGAGATATCGGAGAAACCACTTTGAAAATGATCAATCCTGTCGGTTGCATAATTCAAAGAAGAACCAATTCCATCAATGCACTCACGAATGCTCATCACGTTGTTTGCAATCTTGGCAGCAGCATCTTCAAAACCTTGTGCAAGATATTCTCCAGCAGCACCACCGGTCTCACGGGCAGACGCCGCAAGTTCTTTCAGATGATCTGCAAACATCTGTTTAAATGCATCGCTGTTGTAGTCAACTTCTCCGGTTTCGGAATTCAGGGCACTAGCATATTTTGGATTTGTAAATAGGTCTGTGTTTTCATACAGATTACGAACAGCCTGATACTGCTTCTCAATGGCATCCATATCCAAGAAGCCAAAGTCGTTATCCTTTTTCTGCGTGCCAACATCGTAAAGATCAGAAAATGCGGATTTTATAGCGTCTGTCTTTTCCTTGGCTTCATCCATCGCAGTGCCGTAGCCCTTGATGGCATCTGTCAGTTGCTCGAATGAAATGGTTTCAGAATCGACACTAGAGTTCAACCAGTCGAGAATCTTCTTCATCTCGCCAGCAGACTTGCCACCATCATTAGCTGCATTTGCTTCCTCAAGCTGTGCTCTGACAAAAGTGCGGAATTTTTCGGTGTTAAGCTCAAGTTTCCCATTTTGCTCAGTTAAGCAAGCAGTAAACTTATCATCGACACCAATCAGTGATTTCATCGTATCCGCACTGATATAACCATATTGGTTATATTCTTTCATCGCCTTTGTTAAGGTATCAAATGCAGATGCAATATCAGATACAGACTTCGCGGTAGATTTATTGTTCTTGTTTGTCTTGCCGGTAGGAAAGCCGTTAAGCTGATTTGTAAGTTTTTGACCGCCCTTTAAAGCAGCATTCATATTGGTGTACAACAGAGAAAGCTGAGTGTTTGTGCGGTTCGTGATTTCCTCTAGCTTTGCAGGATCGACACCACGTTCGCCAGCTTTTTCGACTTCGTTCGCAAACTCTTGAGCAGCACTATATGTTGCGGTGGCCGCAGTAGCATTTTTCAGAGCGGGGAGAAGATTCTCAAGAGCAGTCTTTTCAGCCTCTGTTTTCTCTTTTAGGTCATCAGTACTTTCAGCTGTGTCATCGGCAGTAAGGTTTGCGACCTCGTGTTGTGCGTTAGACAGAATTGTTGCCGCAGCTTCTGCGTATTCAGCAGCAAGTAACTCGGCATAACTCTGTTTATTTATCTGGAGCTTACCATTAACAAGCTCAAGACAATTCAGATACTCGTTGTTCATCGTCAGTAAAGACTGAAGAGAATCGAGACTCATGTATCCATACTGATTGTACTCTTCCATTGCACTGGTAGAAGCTTTATACGCAGACTGTATTTCATCCATTTTGGAAGAAATATCTTCCATCTTCTGTGCGCCAGCAGCCAATGCGTCAACACCATTTGCAGAAGACTGAGCTACAATACCAACTTGAACAAGTGCTTGGATAAACGCATTCACACCGTTTGTGTCAGCAGAGAAGTCCATGTCAGTCAGAGCTTTACGAAGATTTGCGAGAGCTTGCGCTTGCTCGTCTGACAATCCTTCGTTTGTACCCCACAAGAGTTCATTCAGCTTACTTGCATCAAATCCATCAATTGTATCTTCCAGAGTTTGAACAGCAGAATTTACTTTATCGAAAGTAAAACTGACATCCATACTGTTGTTATTGTCATTCTGCCAAAAATCTACAGCTTGAAGCTCTCTACGAGCATTCGTATTGTTGTTGATGGCATCCGTAGAATCATTATAAGAATCTACATCGTCACGTAAAGCGGTTTGTTCATCAAGCAAGAATTGGTACAGACTATGATATGTTCCACCGGCAGCTCGCTCCGCCTCAGTGGTATTATCAATGACATATTTTAATGCTTTACCGACCTCATTATAATAGTTAACAATAGAATCTGCATCTTTTAAATCGTCAGGTCCATAACCACCGAACTTATTAAAAATATCAATGCCAGCATTTTTAATCTGGTCACCCATATCCATTTCAGGAGCCGACCAAACGGTAATGTAATGAGTCCGATTGTTCTTCTTGGCCGTATCAACAAGCTTGTCGCCTTGAGCGTCTTTGTTTTGGGTCAACTCATAACGAGATGCCTCCAACTGCTCCGCTGTAATATCCTGAAGTAAACCAAGCTGTTCCTCGTACTTGCCATTCTGCAGATTAAGTTTGCTAAGTTTGTCTTCATCAAGCGTTCCTTGTTTTTTCGCAAGATCAAGAATCTCTGCCTGAATGTCTTTTGCTTGGTCAAAGTCCTCGGTATCCCAACCAGACTTGTCGCCAAGTTCTTCATAAGCACTGACCAAATCCTTTAAAGAGGAAGTGGTGCTCTGCGCAGCATCGGCGGCTTCCTTGGATTTCGTGGCCGCAGTGTCAATACGATGAGAATATTCAACAAATTTCTTTGTTATCCACGACAGTGCAAAACCAATGCCAGCGCTTAATGCGGCATTAAGTAAAATAGCTCGTGCCCGAAGCAACAACATACTGAGTGACAACTTGTTTGTTGCACCCTCGGCTCCATCTGCTTGAACTTTACTTTGGATTAAAGCTGTGGTAAGATTACTAATAGAAGGCCTTGCTCCGTTTGCCGCTTCTTTACACTGATTGTAAACTGCAACTAAACGCAAAAATTTCTTGATTATTGTGTCCCAAATGCTAGATGTCGTATCTGTTCCATTAGTAGAAAAGAAAGTTAATACCAATCTACTTTTATGAGGAGAGAGTTATGAAAAAGATAGGATACTGTCATTGGTGTAACAAATATGCCGATTTAAATTATGGCTTTTGCCCGTTTTGCTCAAGTCAACTTATATCAATCAGTGCATGGAATAAAATGACCAACAAAGAAAGAGAAGATTGGTTAAATAGAAATCCTAGACACAACCCTCCTAAAAAAATGTGGGGTGTTAATCTTGACTCCGCAGAAAAGGAAAACAAACAAGCCCGCGCTCAACTTGAAGAAGAAGCTCGCCTCGCTCAGTACAAGCCCACTTGCCCAGTATGCCATTGTCCTGATTTGGAGAAAATCTCCGGCTTTGACAAGACTGTGGATATAGCGGTTTGGGGCGTATGGTCGAGAAAGGCACACAAGCAGTTTAAGTGCAAAGCGTGCGGATATGAGTTCTAACATTCTCCGTCAAATGTGAACTCCTATTCTCTTTACTTTTTGTCTTTTTGTGGTAGACTTAAATAAAGACTAGAAGAAAGGAGGAGGCTACAATGACTAGAGAAGAGTTTAATAAGATTCTTTCTGAGGAAACAGATAAAGAAATAAAGCATGTTATTGAATCTATTGATTTTAGCAATAAGGATCAAGATGAAATTCTGACAGAATCTGTGGCTATCGCAATTGCTGCATCCAATAACATCATCCTATCTGTCTTGGAAAAGGCTGGAGTGTTAACCTACGAAAATTAACACTTCCAGTTGATTGAATTGCCTGAATTGACCGAAGAAGTTTTTACAAATCGTTCACTTGATTCCATTAGCTTCTTTGTCTTTTCAGGTAATTTTTCTTTGATTACTTTCGCCAAATCATCAGCGTTTCCAATAGGTTTTCTCTGTTCTTTAATGTAATCAAGAAGGGCAGTGAGTTCTTTTGCTTCAATTTCAATCTTCATAATAATTCTCCTTTATAAATGGTAAACGCCCGGCCTCCCAGTAATAGGGAAGTCGGGCTTGTTCATTATGATGGCTGCACAGCAGTTATTTCAGAAGTTCAGCGATTTCTTCAGCAGTCATACCGCTGGCCAGTGCATTGGCAACAATATCTTCTGCCTTTTTGCGATTCAGCTCTGCGGCAATCTTTTCATCGGCATCAGCCTTTTTCTTTTCGAGTTTTACAATCTCTTTGTTGAGTTTTTTCAACTCTGCTTCTTTTGCCTTACGCTGGGCATTCAGTGTAGCGATATCATTACCAATAGTTGCAATCTCCTGAGCAATAGATTCTGCGGCAGTATTCTTTTCAGCAATCTGCGCTGCGTAATCGACGCCATCGAGAACCTTTGCTTTATTCTTGCTTCCTTTAGGACGTGCCATAATAAAATACCTCCGTATATTTTGGATACGCGATTGTACTTATATTATAGCCAGAATATCGTATGTAGTCAACGAATATTTTGTTTTCTCCTATTTATATCGCGCCAGAGAATAGCACGTCTCCTCGTTTCCACCTACTTCTTTAAGTCGTCTGGTTACGTCTGAGGTGGACCTCTGAACTTTCGTCCAGAACTGACTATCCTTCCAGTGGTTGCTCACTGACCCTTTTTAGTCGATGAACCTTCCACCCTCCTACATTATATAATAGAGGAGTGGATCGGCTGCTGACCGCCCATTGTAAACGCTACTTAGCACTCGATTATTACCATATTTTGATAATACGATAAAACCGAGCTTTTATCTCAGCATATAGCATCCATATCCTTGTTTCTATCTTTCGATTCCTACATTATATAAATATAGGCGATATGGCTCTTAGGGTTTCCCAGCACTCTAGGGGCTATTTTATTTTTACATGGTGCCGCATCCTATATTTTATACGCAACAAATATAAGAGGGCATATTAACTTTACCCGCACCATTTTTGAGCTTTCCGCTCATCTGCATTACAGACAACACGCCAGAGATGGCGGCTGTCAAAGTAGGTAATGCGCCTGCGGCTTTAACTGCACCATCAGCAATGTCAACAGTAGCAGTCGCGAAGTCTACAAAGAATTTAATCAAAGAACTGTCAAGCAGGTCTTTACTGAACTGTTGGAATGCACTGTCAAGCTGGTTCAACTTACCAGTAATACTGGTAAGATAGACTTCATTTTCTTTTGCCGCAGAACCAGCACTGTTGGCAGCATCCTTCATTGATTTTTCTGCAATCTGGAATTGGGATAATACGGCTGAAACACTGTTTGCATTGCGCTTGCCACCAAGAAGCTCCGTAACATTTGCACGATCAACATCAGTCAACTTGCCCCAGACTTTAGAAATCTCCATCAAAATGTCGTAGGTACTCTTGAATTGAGTTCCAGCGGCATCTGCCATGATATCAACACCAGTAAGCTTCTTTAATTCACTACGAAGCTCGGAAACAGAATTCGCACACCCGTCTGTAGATTCTCCCATTGCAGTCAAATCTGTCTTGGCGGCTCTTAGATACATACTTACAGTCTTTAATGTTTGGCCAGTGGACTCCGCATTTTGGGTAACAGAGTTCATAGCCACACCAAGCGCAACTGCCTGATCAAGATCATTTCCGGCTTCATGTAATGCTGCGCCGCTACGAGTTAATATTTCAAGGATATCTTCTGCACTCGCAGGTTCGTTGTTCGCAACTTCATTAACAAGGTCAGCTACCTTTTGAGCATCCTCCGCAACAAGGTCGAAACCTTTCAAAACAGAAGTCATGTAAGACGATGCATCAGTAACACTTTCAATACCATCGCCAACATTCTTCAATAGAGTGCTTACACGTGCAAGTTCCTCTGCATCAGGCATATTATATCCAAGACGAGACCAGTCGGCTGTTGCACTAATATAATCAGAAATTGATGCACCCAAATCACGAGCGGTTTTTGCCGCACGATCAGAGAACTGCGAGTACGCATTTTCACTTTCGTTTGTGACCTTGCGTAACTCTACCATAGCATCGTCTATCTCTACGACATTATCATAAACCTCTCGCAGACCTTGTTTGACCATTGCAACGCCAGCCATAGCGATGGCGGTCTGGAAATGTTCCTTGAACAGACGAGATAGTTTTTGACCAAGCGTTTCAGCGGCTATACCAGCGTTCTCCATGTCGATTTTCAGTTCTGCAAACTCATTACTCAGAACATTAAACGGCTTGGATTGTGCTTCTGCTGCATCTCGAATATCATATAGACGTTTCTTTAAGTCTTGCCTCTTGTCAAGATTATTTAGAGTCTCCTCGTACTTATTTATAGTTGTAACAAGGTTACGAAGATTCGTTGACTCATTTGTTGTACTCGTGCTTTCTTGAAATTTTTTCTTATACTCTGTCAGTTTTTGAGAAACATTTCCAAGTTCATTCTCAAGTGCCTGCAACTGTTTAATAAATTCTGTTGGATTGTTTTGAACCGCTTTTAAATTTTTAAGACTAATATCAAGGTCATGTAACGCACCGGAGTCTGCATTCTTTGTTGTATCGCCAAAAGCATACTTTTTTAACTCTTTGTTTTTTGCAACATCGGAGCCCATTGCAACATTACGCAATCCTTGAATCGAATCGGCCACATCTTCTATTCTCTTTTGCCGTGCAGTTGCGGACACACTTAGATTTCCCTCGGCTTTAATGGCCTCGTTGATCTGGATATTTATTTTCTCCCAGTCAACAAGAATTTTACTAAGTGTCTCAGCATACTCTTTGGACTGTGGATTTAATTTATCAAGATTTCTAAAACGAGCTTCAAAACTTCCGTCTTGGTCATTGCCATAACCAGAAATCTGCCTGTCAAAACTACTAATACCATGAGCCTTTAACTTCGTTTGCTGTTTATGAATATTGTCAAGAGTAGAAGTAGCTTGCCGTTCGAGCTTTTGATATTCTTTTGTATAATCAGAAACCTGTTCTTTTGCGATATTGAAGCTTGTCTTTAAACCATTTACACCAGACGCATATCCTTTTGAAGTATGGTCTTTATCAAGGGCATTGATTTGGTCTACTATGTTCTGAAGATTGGAACTTAATTTTTTTGCTTCTTCCGTAGTTCCTTTAATTGAACTCTTCCATTCGATAGTTTTTGCTTTTGCTTGCTCAACAAATTTTTCTAATTGTTTAATCTCTGAAGCACCAGTAGTATCAATCTTCGTGGAACCAGACTTTCCGGTATCAACATTAACTGTCTGCTTTGCCGCAGATTGCATAGCCTTTTTAAGCTGTGCAGTCACTTTACTCTGGTCGATTTTGACATCAAGCGTGACCTTTGGAGTTTTTAGTTTTCCACTCTTGACTACCTTATCAAGTGCATCATTTATATTACGGATAGTGTCGTTTTGATTTACTCCAAAAGCAATTTTTACTGGTTTTTCTTTATAATGCTCCTTAACAGAATTAAATTGCTGGTCTAATTCTTTTTTATTTGTGTCAATAACAACCTTGACCTTAATGGCTGTTACGGCAGAAGACTCTGTGCCAGTATTTTCTTTTTCATCCATACTGTTGGTCACCTCTCTTTTCCATTTTCAACAATTCCTTTCAAAATAAAAAAGAGAAGCGGCCAGCTTCTTCAAGCCAGCCTCCTCTCATTCAAATTTTCCAAATAAATTGTGATATTACAATTCATGTAATGCGGTTTTTACGATCATAGCCGCTTCAACTTGGACTTTTGAAATAAATGGACGTGCAGGACGCCTTGGTTTATTTTCCTTCGGTCGTCCCATTCGATTCCACTCTGCAATATCCATCCACAAGCCATGCTCAATCCAATTAGCAAACATTGTTCCTTCTAAGGCTGCATTATCTCCTTCTCTGAATGGTGTTTTACACCACGATTCCTGCGGTCTTGCAACATCCTTTACCGTCATGGTCACAACATTATTATCAGTAGTAACGCTACTTACGATATTTTTTTTGCTTTCGATTCCGTCAGACCGTCCACTCTTCGAGTGTACGTTTTCTACAATGCTCGCTTGTAGTCTCGTTTCAATTTCCGGCGCAACACCTTCAAGGATGTCTTGAACGCCGCTAACCACACCGGCCAGTAAATCATCAAAGTTCGTATACGAAGAAGCAAGACTTCCCATTCATTCCACCTCAAATCTCAAACCGATCCTTTGCGGACTGAATCTTGGTCGTATCCTTCTTGATGTAATACTTGTTTGTCACATCCGTACCAGCATGGTTAAGCAGGGAAGATACGTCCTCCAGACTCATACCGGCATTCTTCAACAGAGTAGCACCACTGTGCCGGAAATCATGCGGATGCAGCGTTGGCTCATCAATCATCTCGCCAATCTTCTTACACCAGTCACCGGCAGTGCTTGAGGTAATCGGCATCCATGCGCCATTGATTTTCGTACCAACGAACACATAGCCACCATCCTCAATATCATGCTCAGTGCGATACTCTTTCAGTTCTTTCAAAAGCTCAGAAACTTCCTTGCTGAACATCAGGTCAACAATTTTGCCTTCCTTTTCCAGAACGTCATGCACCATGCGGTTCTCATAATCGATAGACTTCCAGAGTGTATTTCGCACAGCATTGACACGAGCCATCGTGGACAGTGAGAACAGTGCGTACAGACGCAACGTCATCGCATTATCCTTCATGTGAACGGTGGTCGCAGATTCAACCATAGCGTTCAGCTTCTCTCGCATCAACTTAACCTCGTCCGGTGTAAGGTATGTCTGCTTCACAACAGCCACGTCCTTGGTCGGTCGGTCAATGAACTCCATCGGATTTTCTTTGATAATTTTCTTCTTGCGAAGATACCGATATAGCGCAGAAATTGTACTCATACGCCGTTTCATACGAGCAGAGTTGTTTCCATGCTTCTTACAGTAGAACAGAAATTCCTCGATATCCTCTTCCTCAAGTTCCGTCACAGGGGCATTACCCTGATTGTCCAGAACATAAATCATCCACTGCTTGAAATCAGATTCATAATTGTAAACAGTAGACGGACTGAGGTCACGGATGCCCATATCAGTCTCATATCTATCCCAGTATTTCAAAGACACTGGGTTTACGTTCTTGAACTTCTCAGCATCCCATAGCTTCAGCGGTTTACTTCTTGTAGCCATATTAAAATTCCCTCCAACCCACCTCTAAAAGTGTTTATTCCTTTTTATCTTTTGCCAGCACAGCAGAGATCTCCTGCTTATTGTCCAGCAGGGCAGACATAACCTGAGAAGCCTGATTTACATCAAAGTCTCCAAGAATCTTCTTTGCCTCATCCAGATAATCCTTCAGGTAATCAATAAACTCGGCAAACGCATCGCGCTTGTTGCAAATTGCCAGAGCCAGATACTCATCGTGAGAACGCTGCACACGCTCCTGCACTGCCTTCTCCAGAGAATCATACTGATCCCAGAACGTAGAAGTATCGCAACCTGCAGCTTCAATCTTCAGGTTAAAAGACTCATAAGCAATGCGCGGCCACTCAGTCTGCGGTTCATTGCGATAATCATAACCAACAAAATACTTCAAACAGGTCAGCCGAAATGCCACATCAAACAGCGCAGGCTGATAATCGTCCTGAACAGTACACATCTCAATGACCTCTTTCACGAAGTCAATTCGCTCCTGAAAATTTAAAACCTTCATTTTATCTCCCTTTCGTCTGTGCTTGCTTTAATTTCTTTCGCTCTTTTCGAGCTTTTTTTAGGTCGTCGTAATCGACCCAACCTCCATCAATTTTGGAGTATGTGATCCAGCGGTAATCTACATCAGGATACTTGAACCAGAACATCTTGCGCTTCATCAGCGCAACACTATCAGCGAATCCTTTCGTATCAATCACTTGTTTGCTGCCATCTCGATATGTAATTTCATAGTCCGCCACATAATCAATCTTCCGCACCGCTACGTCCTTTCCGTCCTTATCGACCCGGCGGAACGCTTCCTGCAGAAGGAATGGGACTTGCTTACGACACTCTACAATTTCGCCGCTTGCCAACCTTGGCAATACAATATCTCGATAAAACAACATTTCTGCCTTACTATCATAAACTACGCCGTCATATGTTCTATCTGCTGGATTTTTACTGACATTAAACTTTGTCCTGTTCTTTTTCTCCATAAAACCACCACGAAAAACGAAGGGGCGGTTATGCCCGCCCCTTACGATTTGATGTTCTCTTAACTACCGGCTTCACGGGCGTCTCATCCTTTACATCACTAGATGACTCATTCTCAGCCTTTGCAGGCTCATCCATGATCTCATGGAAAACATCACGAACAGCTGGGATAAAAGTCTCTACCTCGGCTTTCGTAACATTCTTGTACTTGCGCATCAAAAGAGTAGTCAGATCTGCTTTTGCCGTCTCTTTTGAAATAATTCCCTGACGATACTGGTTTACGGCAGTCCACACAAGAAAGTGCGGCTCAGTGTCGCAAATCATTCGCCAAGGATTAAGACGCGCATCCTGCTCGCAATGCGGGCAAACCGGATATTCTTTTCCGCAAGTACGGCACCAATTCAGATTTGCCATTAGGCAGCAGCAGTCTCAATACGGAACAGGCGCTTGTCTTCAGAGCAGTATTCCTGAGTAGCGCTAATCTTGACCGGATGAGCCAGCTCATTAGTGAAAGTCATATCGATAGCATTATCCATCTTGGCATTCGGGAAGATGATACGCATCAGCTTCTTATTTGCCTTATCGCAGGGATTGTAGCAGAATGCCTCAATCACAAACTCGCCCTCGGTAGAGAACTTATCGGCACTATCATTGATAGCAATGCCCTCCTCGCTCTCGTACTGATACTTCACAACAAAGCGGTCGCCAGCCTTCAGGTTTGCACCAGTGGGCAGAGTAACCTCAGTGCCAGAAACAGAGAACTGAGATTCGGCTGTCTCACCCAGCTCAAAGGTCTTAAGTGCATTGCCCTGACCATCGACCAGATCGATGTACTTAAAGGGGGCATTTGTAACAGAAGTCTTGGGGGTATGGGTCAGAGTCAGCTTCTTGCCGTCAGCAGAAGTCAGGTACTCAACAGTGGTAAAGACCTGCTTTGCCTCAGAGGAAGCAACCTCCTTCTTGGAGCCCATCTGCTCTGCCAGAGCACCCAGATGCATCAGAGCATTAGACCAATCTGCCTCTGCAGTCTTACTCTTATCGAATGCCATGATATTAACGCCCTGTGCATCCTGAGCGTAAACAGTCTCGCCGCCCAGAGTCAGCTTGAAATCCTTAACCTGATTCATGGTCCACAGACGCTTGCCGTTCAGATCATACTCGTGAATGCGATGAACGCGGTCAATAACGACCTCATTAAAATTAAAATCGCTCATAATATTCTTCCTTTCAATTTATTTGGATAAAAATAAAAGAGCAAGGTCAATCAACCTTGCTCGTCCAATCCAGTTGTGCTTTTGGAATCTTTCCAAATTCCACGGTGCCAGCGTAAACGCCATGCATCGTATTGTCGTAACTTTTTATTTGCTGAATCTTTCTTACATGATTCATGAATACACTCATAGGGTAATCCATAGCCTTGAAGTAATCCGCTTTAAAGCCAGACGAACACGCCATCGAGAGCACAAGCTCCGCAAGGTGTGGTTCATAACGCTTAATTTTTTGATACTCCAAGTTGTCTCTGGCTTCCTCTATCATTGCAATTCTTGTCGGTTCGTCGGCAGCAAACTCGGAATGCTTTTCAATTCCATTCGCAGCACATAGGTACTGAGAAATCGTTTCATACACCACATGGTCAATACGAGTGTCCGTAAGCCTGTTGTGTAATACGATCTCACCACTTATGTTATCTTTCGCCATCATAAACCCAGAAGTGTCCATATCGCCAAGCAAAATAGACATATCTTGATCTTTATTGCCTATAAAAAGTTGCCGGAACATTTCAAAGTCCGAAATCTTCTGCCAATCAATTCCAACAGAGTCAAGCTGTGCCTTGTAATCGCTCGATGTAGAACAGAATAAATAAACCAACTGAAAATACTTTTGCTCACCATAATCGATGATGTCACCGACCGAAGGCATGTGAATCGTAATTTTGTCGTTGATTTTAAAGTCTCTTCCGCGCATCAAGCTTGGCTCATACATTTCCCGAAGCTCCATCAGCCACACCCCACAAGGTCATCCAAATCCTGCGTCTTGAACGTCATAATTCGCACACGATGGTGTAAATCCATATTGTCCTCGATATTGGATGTGATTTTAAGCTGTTTGATTCCAAAAATTGTACTGCCGTGTAGTTCTTTTTCCACAAGACCACTCAGATAGTCAACTCGTGTTGCACCACCATGGCTCTTCATTTTCATCAGCGCCTGGTTCACAATAACCCACACAGTAAGTGTGAAGTTTTCATACCAGTCGTTGACGTTGCTTCGGTCAGTCATATTTACCTTAAAACAAATATAGCTGTGCGCTGCCTCAATCGTGTCAGGAATATGGAAGTATGGGAAGATGTATGTATAAATCGCCTCGTCAGGCTCTTCAATGTCATCATTGCCCATCGCTTCAACAAGTCCATCAGTATTAACCAGCTTCAAGGCCAATTTGTTTTTATAATCAGTAATCAATTCACTCGTTGTCACAGCAAACTCACCACCTTACATTCAATGGATGCATTTGCTGTACCATCTGCATTCGTCAAAGAAATTCTTACAGTTGCGCCGTCCATGATACTATTATTTAAAATACGAATTTTAAAAACACCGTCTGCGGCACTCTGCGTCTCTACAAATTCCTTGAATTCATCAAGGCAAACAAACTTCCACTTAGCAATTTCAGCAATTTCCTCGCCAGCAACACTTGTAAATATAGGAGTAAACTTTTTCCAAGAGCCACCAACACGAACCTCTGGTTTTCCTGCATACTTTATAGTAGCAGTCACATGAGAATCTACGTCCGACTCGTCGGTTTTGTTTGGTTCAAAATAGTCACAAATCATCTTCTCGGCGTTGTCTGTCTTACTGTTGTACTGATCTTGCCGGATATTCAACACAAGAAAACCCTGTGTCTTGCCATGCAACTCATAGCGCTCTGTACTTTGGTCAACAGATGTCGTAACATACGTCTTCGGCTCTCCGTTGATAATTTCTAGCATAAATCGCTTATCCAAATCAATCAGTGCAGTCTCATCATCAAAAGGCATCTGTACCTTGTACTCACGCTGACTCATAGAAGTTACAACGATTTCCTTATTGTTTGCATAGTACGGCTTACTCAGAGTTGCCCAGCGAGAGATAATCTCTCCAGTAATCGGGTTTTGCCACTGAATCTGACGGTTACACAGCTCCATTTTGCCACGAAGAAAAATTTCATCATTTGGCTCGATTTCAGTAACTAGCCATTTACAGTTGTAGCAGTCAACAATATCGCCAAGGTTCAAAGAATCACCCGGATAGGCCCAGATTTTCTTTTCTTTAGCAATACTGTTACTGCGACTGACGACCAATTTCTGAGGCAAGCCATTTACAAGAGTATTATCCTCGTAGTCAACACTGTCCTTAAAATGAGCAGCGAAATCTCGCTTTGCAAAAGCAATTTTAACATCCTTTTTGTTAGACATCTTTGCGGCACCACCTACAGCTCGTGCCCTCGTATAAAAATCCATCGGTATACCTCCTTACTCAGAGTAGGAAGCGTATGTATCATAGTCGATGGTCTTACGCTTACGGGTCGAGCGGTCTTTTGCCATATAGTTGTCTAACATCGTCATATTCTCCTCGTGAATGTCTTTCACAAGAGCACGAATACTCGTGCGCTCATTAGCAGGGGAGAATACTTGTAAACTCGTAGGAAGGTCCTGTGCGCTAAATGCTTTCAACTTCCCAAACTCACGCTTAAAATGTTGCTCCAACATCAAATGCGCTAACATATCAATCTCATCGAATGTGAGATCTGAATTAAACTCTTCTAGTTCTGAATCGTAATCATCGAAACTAAAATCCTCTTCCGGTTCAATGTTTCTGGTAATCACAGAAAGTGACTCCATCAAATAACTTTTTGCACGGTCATGTACAAGATCTCGCACTTCATTCTCGCTCAGGTCAAAATACTGAAAGAAATTACTATCAGTTTCGACCAGCTCGTAGAACTTGTCGTATATTTCCGAAAATGCGGTCACATTATCCCTCCAATCTTACTCGGCGGGAACAACCTCCGCCTTTTCTGCCTCTGCCTTCTTACGGCCACGCTTGACAGTAGTCTTTTCTACAGAATTATCCGGTGCAACAGTCTGTGCGCCTGCCATCATAGCCTGCATCTGTGCCATCATAGCCTGCATCTGCTTCTGCATTTCAGCCATCTGATTCTTTGCAGTTTCAAGTTCGGCCTGAACATTATCAGCAGACTTGGTCGCAGGTACGACAGACAGCTCACTGTTACGCTTTCCAGCACGCAGCTCCTTATAACGCTCATCAATCAGGCGCTTGACCTTAGTAGACAGGTCTTCACCGGCATTGGTCATACGATAAAAGCGACCACGGATACGCTCAAACTGAGCACCATCCTTGATGTCAATCATACGCTGAAGATTCTCGACAGTGGGATTCAGAATCGCGTCGTCGATATCTTCAATGAACAAAACATCGTCACCCTTAATTCCAATAGCCTTAAAGATTTCATTCTGCTCTTCAGGGCGAAAACGCAGAATACCATTCTTGAACGCAAAACAAGTGCTGTTCATATACATGATCTCTTCCGGCGGAATAGGAATCACACAAGGCTCTTCCACACTACCGGGCTCGAAAGTATAACCCTTACCGTTCAGTGACGAAATGGTAACCACGTTATCGTCGCAGTTCAGAACGTCAATAAACTTCTTTTCCATCACGGAACTCATAATTTGTCTCCTTTTCTATAAAAGCGGAGACCGCAAAGTCCCCGCTCAAATTTGCCTTTGGTAAAACTAAGGATTTATTACTTCTGTAGAACAATCTTAGCGACACGCTCAGGATGAGTGATGCAGTAGCCATAAGAGAAGTCCTTCAGCATCAGGTGAACCTTCTCGTTATTGTTGTCGTAATCCTCATAAGTATGGGTTTCACCCTTCATATCAAGGTTACCCACAACACCTCCGATTCCGAAGATGCGGGCATCGGGTAGAAGCATAGAGCCATCACCCAGGCGCTTTGCAGAACTAATGCCAGTGACAGCAACACCATCGTAAGTCTTAACCAGACCATAACGGTTAAACTCGTCCTTAGAAGCATCAGACAGATACTGAGCATAGCCAGTCATACGACGCATCTTTGCACAATACTTCTGCAGGCTGACGGTAAACGGATTTGCACCATCTGCATACTCATTCAGATACAGGGTCAGTGCGTCCATAGCCTCCACAGTGGGTTCCTTACCGGCAACAGTAATAAGCTGATCGCCACCAGTAATCATGTCATCAACCATGCCAAAAATGTCATAGAACATCTTATTCTTCAGAGTCTCGCTCATATAGGTGGTCAGTGTAGCAATGGACTTCCAACCATTCCGGCGAATCTCATTGAAAGAAATATCAGTTTCCACCTGAATGTTCTTCCAAGTAGGCTTAATAACCTCAAAGTGCAGGTAAGACTTCGGGACATTACCGCCCTTAGCGGCCTCATGCGCAACCAGTGTGTTCTTCACGTTGCGCTCTGCCTGATAATCATCATTCTCGCCAACGTTGCCACGAGTAAACATGGCATCCAGCAGCTCGTCGGGAGCATTGTAGGTGTCGTCGGTCACGGTACGATTCACAAACTGAGCAATCTCGCGGTCGGGGTCGCCTCTGTCAATCAGCTCGTTGATATGTGCCTCGCAAATCTCTGCAATCTCCTTGTCTTCGGCATCCATGGGCAGATTGTACTGAGTCTTCTCAGCAACACTATAAACACGACCGGGCTTCTTCATCAGCTCAGCCACTTCAATATTCAGTGCCATAATTCATTTCCTTTCTCTTCGCGCAAAAATAAAAGCCGTCGCTCGAAAGTGACGGTTTTAAATTTCACGTATCATATTTCTCAGCTTAAATTTTTAATCAAGCAACAGTCTTTGCAACATCCAGCACACGAATAACAATCAGCTTGTGGCCGTTATCATCCATAATGTCATGCAGCTCATAACGAGACGCATCAGTAGCAACATCCCACTTGCCGTCAGTGCCAACCTTCAGCACCTTACCCTTATTGCCATCAATAGCAATACCGGAAGCATACTGGTCAGTACCGTACTGCTCACCAACATACAGAGGAACCAGCTTAACAAACTGGTTTGCCTTAATAGCAGTGACCATCTCATCATAGTCATCAAAATTGGTCAGGCTAGAATAAATGCCCTCCGGGTTAAACTCATGTGCGACCATGTACAGGTCATCAGAGGTCTCAGCAGAGGGCAGAACAACTTCGCCCTTAACCAGCTGAACACCCATACCGGTGACCATAGCGACCTTTGCGGCATAGTTAGCGGGAATATTCTTCGCGCCGTTCACCATCAGTTCACGAATCATAATATTTTTCCTTTCTCTCAAATGTTATTACTTACCCAAATATTCCCGCCATGCGTCACGCTTGTTAGCGTTAGTGGTGTTATACTTGGTTTCATTCAAATTCAGCTTGATACTCTCAGACTTATGTACCTCAGAGGTCTCAATCTTCTTTTCAGTAGCCTTCTTGGCAGCTTCAACACAACGCTCGGCAATCACACTCTTAATGCCGGTCTCATCCAGATTCTCAATCAGACTTGCGTAGTTGCCACCCTCGGAAACTTCAGCTTCAGTAATCATCTTGCTGGAGATTGCGTACTGACGCAGACACTCCTTCTTCTGTGCAAGCTCTGCAGCCGCTTTTTCTGCCTCTGCCTTCTCTGCCTGATCCTTATATGGAGCCAGAGAAGCAACCTCTTCCTTTGCACTCTGCAATTCAGTATTCAGACTTGCAATAGTGTTATTCAGCTCCGCAATCTTGGTATTAACATCAGAAATAGAAACAGTCAAAGTGATACGCTGCGGCTCGCCAAGAGAAACCTCGTTGCCCTCAACGGTGTAAGAGAACATGATGTAATCCAAATCGTTCATACAACGACCGAATTTCTTACACCAGATAGTGTGATCTTCGGGGAACACTTCGGCTAGATACATATCTGAATTAAACTTCACAACAGCCTCATTCAGCTTCTCGTACAGGTCATGACCGGTCAAACTGGAAGTCTCAGTGGTAGACTCCGGTTCTGGCTCACCAGCAGGCTCAGTACCAGTTTCAGGCTCAGTCGTGGGATGGGTTTCACCGCCTTCCTCGGAAGTCTGAACATCAGGCTCTGCCGGAGTGGTGGGCTCAGTAGCAGGTGCGGCGTCAGGCTCGCCAACGGGAGTCTGCTCTGCCTGCTCAGGCTTAGTGGGCTCGATCTGTGCAGTCTGAGTCTCCTTGTCCTTATTCAGTTTCAAATTTTTTGCCTCCTTTTCATTAGATTCTATATTTGAAATCTCTTTTGTGTCCTCGATATAGGCATTTGCCAATTCAAGACCAAAATCGGTTTCAGCGACTTCAAGCAGTTTAGAGCACTTATATGCCGGTTCAACATTTGCACCAAGCAAACAATGTGCAGTAAACACGCCATCGTCAATAATTTTTGCCATGCGGCCACCCACGATTCCCTTATGAGCTTTTAGCACATCAATTTCCCAACTGGTATTTAACGTGCCGCTCTCAATACGGCGCAGAATCGTCGCACAAGCCTTTGGATATCGCTTCCAGATCTTACAAGAGGCAACAATAAAGTCGGTATCGTCAATTCTCTCGATACCGACTGACTGAAAACTACCGAATGCATCAGTGTCAAATTCGGCAGTCTTGTATTCATTGCCATCGTCGTCTTTTCTGGTGACGACTTTCATATTGTGACCGGAAAAATCCAGTTCACCCTTTGGAGCTACGACCAACTTACCAACAAGCGGGTTGCCAACCAGTGTACTCATCCAACTTTCAATGGTGTCACGGTTCAAAGCAACCTGATTCCCATTTACTGAGAAATCACAGATGACAAACTTGGCAAGATAGTGGTCTGGATGCTCCGTAATCTCAGAGCAACAGATGTTTCTACTATAGAAATACTCCTTACTCATCGTTCATCACCTCACTTACTATCTTCATTTCTCTGCTGGTCATAAATTTGTTTTTCAGTTTCCTCGCCCTTTGGACGACCTGTCTTTTTATCACTGTCACCACCACCGCCGGAATTACCGGTCGATGTATAAGAGGTCTGGCGAGCCACAAACACATCATCATAACCTTCCTCGGTTTCAGCCTGACGCTTGCGTAGTTCGTCCTCAGCATGAAGTCCCATATACTCGTAAGCAGTCTTGTAAGAACAGTTCAAAGTGGTAAACAGGAACTGAGCAATCGCCTTCTTCATCTCCATACCCATCATTTCAGTAGTAGAGACTTTCACATCAGGGCAGTACATCGGGTCTACACCTGCATCTTCAAGGCGAATACGGTACCATCGCTTTAATACATCTTCAATCTGTTCTGCAATCTTACCGATATTTTTCATCAACTGGTCAAGAGACACTTTTGCAGTTGAAACAGTCTGCTGACCATCAGTGTTCAAAAAACTAATACCCAAAGCAGCCATTTCTCGGTTGCGATACTGTTTGACAGTCTCGATATTTGTCATCTCAACTTTTGGCTCAACATACTTGATATCCTTTACATAAGGAGCGGTCGTTACAAGTACGGTATTCTGCTTCCATGCACGCAGTAGGTTATCGTGTGCTGTCACCTGTTCAGAAAAACCCTTCTTGTCGTTGTTTGGACCCATCAATGCAGGGTCAAGCTGTTGCCAGATGATTTTCTTTGCCTTTGCCTTAGCATTTACACGGTCTGAGGTATCAAAAGTTTCAAGCATCAATGCCGGACGCAAGGCTCGGAACAGTGGAGAAACACCATATTTCTGCCCCATATTGCCAATACGAATCACACCACAATGATCAACATCCAATTTTGCGTATGTGTCACCATTTTTAAACGCCTGATACACCTCATCTGGATAGTTGTTTTGAATCTCAGTTTCCTGATTTTCAAAGAATAGTGCTTTATTCTTCTTATCCTTCAGCATAGATTTGCTCAAAGCGGATTTCAGCTTAGACATGTTGATAAGCACAACAGGCTGTCCATTTGATAGATAATCACTTATCTCAGCAATACCAAGAGGGTAGTAATCTACAATGTAGTTCTCATCCTTCTGACGTAGATATGTAATGTAAGTTCCCTCTGCGTAAGTCATCGGAATGGCAGCACGCAGCAGACTTCGCACATTGATTTGTGTATTGAAGTCATCAATCACTTCACGGGCGTAATTTACCTGTTTTGTCTTATTACGCTGCTCAGGGAACTGTGCGAAACTACATTTAAACTCTGTATTAACATTCGCCTCAATCGCATCATAAGTAATGCCAATCAGGTCATCTTTATTGATGTAATTACGGATAATACCATTGACCGTCTGCACATTCGTCAGGCTTGACTGTAGCCCTCGTGCAAGTTCATCAATTCTGTCAACCGTCAGCGTTTCAGAAGATGCTGAAATTTTCAGGTATGTACTATATTGCTTATTTTCAGGATCATAGGATGCGATAGCATGGCGGATAACATTATCCATTCTTTCTTCTGAAAGCTTGTTTACAGATGTAAGCACAACAGTACCATCATCTGTCTGTGAAGCAGTCACGACATCAAAATCTTCCTTTTTCTTTCTTGCCACATTTTCACCTCCTCTGCTTAGAAGTCAATGTTAGAAATACAAATCGGTGGAGTAGTCATTGTCTCCACCGCAGACTGGCGCACTTTATCCTTACGACGCAATTCGTACAGACGATGAGCTAAAAGCACAAGTGTGTATGCACGGTCATCCTTCATTTTATTGGCGCGATCCGGTGGTAACGCATAAGTTACAGAAGTATTTTCTGGATTTGTAGTTTTCTGCATACTTGTAATCTCATTTTTCATAAGATCAATGTTCACCCATGCCGTTTGCTCATCTAAAGAAAGCTCATGTGTTTTTAAAATTTCCTGACCAGTTGCCTTGTCTACACCATCCACAACCTGAACGTAATCTCCACCGTTATATTCAAGAGGGAAGTGGATGACACCAAGATTCATCAACTCAATAAGCTCTTCAAACATAACGGAACGGAATTTACGCGGACTAATCAAACGTAATTTATCTACAGCGTCAGGATAACGAGTGTCATATCCTTCGTAAAGTTCATGGTTCGCATCAATAAATCCACGATGTTCTATGCCGGATTTATCAGTCCAATTATTGAGTAATCCATCTGCGTATGTAGAAGTACCGCCACCGCCTGCACCTTGATCAATCATTAACGAATCAATATACTCATAGTCTGGGTTCTGTCCATTATAATGAATAATCAACTCACGCAACTCATCGATTTGACGATTTGAATCCATCTTGTATTTTTTTGAATTAGCTAAATCAACCATATTTACACAGTTGATAATATCGCCGCACATACCATTTTCTGGGTCATTATAAATACGCATAATTGATACGATGGAGTTATCCATAGTACGAGCAGGGTCAAAAGCAAGCACATACTTATATTGCTTGTCCCAGTATAACTGCGGTAGGTATTTACGCTCATTACGGCGAACCGTACCCCACTTAACAATCTGGTTTACACCGCCATCACGGGATGGTTTATTATAATATTCACGCATTGCCTTCTCATGCGCGGATTTTAGAGCTGCTTCAACCTTATCTCTTGTAAGCAGAGCCTTATATGGTTTGCCATTCATATAGACCTGAATTGCAACATCGCAAATCATATCACAAACAAAATAATCGCGGTCACCAGCAATCATTCGTTTTGCAAAGTTTTTGTAATACTTATAAAAAAGCTTTTCCATAGTATCTTGACTAGAAGCATATACGAGTTGCGTAGGTACTTTTCGAGGCTGAGTGTCTGGGTTGTAAGAATCATTTGTATCTGTGACGAAATCCGTATTCTGTGTTGCAAAAGCTTCACAAACAGTAATTAACTCATCAGAGCAAAACGCCGCTTCATCAAAGAACACAAGAGTAGCTCTGCGTGATCTATTGGCGTCAGGATTGGAGTTTAATGTATTTATGGAACTACCGTTATAAAATTCAACAACATACCCTGCTGGATTATGACTAAATCCGCTCTTGTTAGTTGGAGATTTTACAGTTTCTTTTTCTGCAATATCCGTCAAACTACGAATAGATGCTGCTGTTTTACCAACACGAGTTACGATTTCTTCAATCTTATTAAAAGTTTCCGATTATAAAAATAAAATTTAGCGTGCATCGCAACTGCACACTGCCGTATAAAACGGCCACACAATTTCTTGTCGTGCGTAGACTATTTCATCATCCAAAATATAATTTGGAGCTTGATTTTTCCTCCGCCATAAGCTTGCGGTTTTACTCTCCCACAAGGAGATAGTCGTTGAACCTCACCCTGTCATATAGACGTTACGGGCAGTGGCTGCATGAACATGGATTGCCACGAGCCTTAGCACATCATAAGATGCTTTTATTTCAGCATAGCTCATCTCTACATTTTTTCTGCTTTCGCACATTTACATTTATCGTTTCCGATTCCGCTTTAGTGTAGAGCTTTACCAATTACCTGCAATTAACCAAGAAGCACACACACATCTCTGTATATGTGAGGCAACTTACCTTACTCTGATCACCAACAGATGATACAATATAAATACCCTGATTCTCATATAGGATAGCCTTTAGTAGAATGAAAACTGAACCTACAAAAGACTTACCAAAATTTCGACTACAAGCCCAAAGAACATGACTTGCGTTCCAACTCTGCTCTAGCATATATGCCTGTGCATCGAATAGTTGGATACCCAATAAATCTCTGGCCGCAATAACAGGATTACGCCGATAGAACGCAATCGTTGCCGCATCACACTCATAAATCTTACGTTTTGCGGCTGTTATAATAGGCGCTCTTTGTTTCATTCTCATACGGCATCACCATCCGTATCTTTTGCGCTTGCATCAATACCGGCATCTTCCAACAGCTCCTTGAGCCGCTGATTCTCAATTAAAGAAAGCCTGTATTTTTCCTTGGCGTCATCGCTTTCTTTTTGGAACTTATCAATTAGTTCTCTCTGTGTATCGAAAATTTCCTGTTGGTCATTTTCGTCAAAGAATGCGTTTTCTTTGATTGCCTTAAAACTCATATCTGCCGCCCATTGAGTTCCAGGAGACCGTAACTGGTCGTAAAAGTTTGCTTCTGCGCCAGCAATATTCTTTTCACGCATATCCTTCATTAAGAATGTAAGCGTATTACGTCCTGCATCCTTGTTGGAACGGTTCTTGACAGAAATCTCATTTTCCTTAGCAATCTTATCGTTGTTAGAAACCAACTTAACCTTGATATCATTCAGACTCTTGATTGCTTCAGCCGAATTCATTGGGTTCAGACGAGCAATTTGCAAATCAATTTGTCGAATCTGATTATTATTATTCACGACCTGAACAATCTGGGATAACTTAAACGGGTCATCCTCAATACCATCCTCAAAATACTTGATGAGTTCACTAAACAAATAGCGACGGTCACCCTCGTTATAACCATCAAATGGGTCGTAACCGATGACAGAGATACAATCATCCTTTGCTTGAATCTCTGCTTTCGACCACTTCTGTTCCTTCTCTTCCTGTAAATCGAGAGCGTTTTTATTTAGCTCACCATTCACGAGAGTGTTGGTAAACGTCTGGAACTGGAAGTTCTTCATGTTCACCACGAGACGGTTATAAGTTCCTGGCCTACATGTTCCAGAATTGCTCACAACGGAATCGTAAAGACTATTATAAAAAGGAACGTCCAGAACATGACACATTAGCATACAAGCAGTTCTATCGCTTCCAAAGCGTCTTGAAAAATCATCAAACATTTCATTAACGCATTCTTTACAGATGGGGGCGTATCCGTCATTTGCCTTGAACAATGGAGAATATGTTATTCGGTAAAAATGCCCCATAGCCACATCATATTCTTTACCACAACGCAGGCATTTGAATGTCTTCTTGTTTTCGGTTCCATCAAGAATAACGCCATCTTCAACAACCTTTTTCTTTCTAGGCAAACAAACACCTCCATTCAAAATCAAAATAAAAGCCGTAGAACGTGCGCACATCCTACGGCAAACAAAAGATCCACCCTCATGAGCACCAATAATCTGGGAGGCCGGGTGAATTTAATTCTATAAAAGACCTGCTATGATACGCATCGTTGAGAGGCTTAATAGGTTCTGTTCAAAATTCGACCTCAGCATTTTGACACCGTAGTGAGCTAAGGCCTTTATCATCTATTTGGGCTTACGCCCTGCCGACGAATCGGCTAAATTTTGTATTTACGGCCAGCTTTACGCCGACCGTGCCACCTGAAATACACAGGCAGGACTGTTCATAAAAGAACCTACCGCCAGAGGGAGTAGAAAACTGGCGATAGGCTTGCGAAAGGGGAGATGTTGGGTGCGGGAGTTGGATTTGAACCAACGACTTTCGACTTATGAGGACGATTAGCTACCAGACTGCTGTATCCCGCGTTATATAATGCCTAAATGTCATCTATTTCTTAATCGTGTGCGCATCACAGGTTAATCATAGATCGACTTCGGACTTGCCTCCAACCGCGAATTGGAAGCCATTTTTGGCACGCCCAGAGAGACTTCAACTCCCAAGAGGCAGATTTAGAGTCTGCTGTTTTAAGCAATTAAACTATAGGCGCATAAAACCTACCTTTTAGCCGGTGGTAGGGAACCGGTTTTAATTATAGGCCCTCCGGGAGAAGGACTGGCGCGGTCTCAGAGATTCGAACTCTGGCATCGGGTTTGCCGACCTAACGGTTTTCAGGACCGTTCTCTTCAACCACTTGAGTAAGACCGCACAAACCCCACTTCCTTGGACGGCTACCTTTATATAAAAGGTGTAGGGAATAGCCGTATGATCTTTGGTGGAGATGGAAGGACTCGAACCCTCGGCCTCTCAGGTTGATCAGTTTCCCGCGCTCTAGCCACTGAGCTACATCCCCATATAAACAAGCATCCATCAAATCATCCGAGCTAGTTGAATTGTTCTCGTGTCGATAAAACGCTTGTTTTAGACTTTTAAAGCTTCGCATTAACGTAGCGAAACACGATTGGCTTAGCATTTTGCTCCTCAAAGCTACTCTGCGTCTGACTTTACAGCTTATACACGGTTGCAACCAATGACCGCTTTTGCCATGCCACCTACAGGAATCGAACCCGTATGTGAAAATTACAAATTTCCCATTCTACCATTAAATTAAGGCGGCACAATAAGCTGGAGCAATCGCCCCAGCACATAGAAAAGGAGACAACAAATGATGTCCCAAGCAGACCTTGCGGTCGTACTTCTTTTTTAAGTCCCCGTTTAGTGGTAGGGGCTCACCGCTTTTTAATTTAGACGTACAATGTGCGTCTTATCTTCATTCAGCCTTCCGAATTTATCCTGATAAACCAGAATAAATCCTTCTCGCTGAGATGGTGTTAATTTTCCATCTGCGTAATCCATTTTTGATGTCTCACAACAACAGCCCTGCTCATAAATTACAGAATTACCGATATCATAATGACCTGTTTTATGAGTGTGTGCCATCACGATAGTATCAAAGAAATAATCATTATCCTTGAAATACCGATATGCCTTTTCTGCTGTTTTCAACATACCGCTAGAATAAGCAAGTGGATGCACAAAAATTGTTTCACCAACGAAACTAAACCAAGTATCGTTATAAACAATCTCGATACCACTATCCTTAAAAACATCAGTCAGAGGGTCGTAATGAACCTTTGTATGAAGCTCCTTGTTGTAATGGTTAAAGCCATCAACAAAAATAAGCTCCAAAGATGTCTTTGGCATCAGTTCAAGCAAGTCGGTGTCCAGATTCTTAGCAAGATAATTCTGGAAACGTAAGTCATGATTACCATAATTTACAATAACCTTCTTAGGCTGAAGTATCTCAATTAGGTCAATCATATACTGACGTGCAATCAGAATTTCCTCCATTGGACTCTTACGATACACCTTATTGAAACGAGAAATGGCCTGCGCATCTACCAGATCCCCGTTTATCTGAAGGATATCAATCTTTCCAGCATACTCACTAAAAGTCTCAATGGACTTCTGGAATGGAATATGTAGGTCGGAAATAGACAGAATGCAGGTTCCCACATCTCTATTAGATAAGGACTCCTGATACTGCATACCCGCACGGAATGCCTTAAAACGCTTGCGATATGCGCACTCACCAAAATTCTTACCCAACTCATCATTGAGCACCTTGGATGCGCCATCCCAAGTCAACTCTCTAGCCAGAACAGCATTCCCGATTCTTACAAAGAAGTCATCGCTCGTTTCTTCTGGCCGTTTATTATAGCAACCCATTGGCATCAAGCCGGGTCGCCCAGCAGCTCATCAGAAGTGGAAATATTGATGGTGACACCCTCAATACCATCCCACTTTGCCAGAGCTTCATTCAGATTGAAGACATTCTCGCCATCCTTGGTAATCTCGGTGATAGTACCCTCGGCAGTATCAATAATAGCGTTCTTAAAAACAACACTCTTCTTAGCAACCATAATTCTATTCTCCCTTATATTTTATTTCAATTTTGAAATGATTTAGCGATTAAACTGAATCATATCCGCCCATGTACTAATCCATCCACGATGATTTGTGTGAAGTTCACAAATCGCAGTTCTATCATGACCTCTAAAGTGTTCAAGATATGGAAGGAAACCACTGTTTTGCGGATTTTTGTACAAGTCACACTGGCCTGTATGACCGATTACGACAAGTTTACATGAATCCTTCAACCGGGTAATAACCTTCAAAAGATCACTTAGATAGAAATTCTGCGTTTCATCGAGCAAGATTACTTTTTTGTCAAAGGTTATGCCGCGCATATATGTGTGAGTTGCACACTGAATATACGCACCATATTTCTGACTTTCAGGATTATCATCAACAATCATCGCAACATTTGGATTAACGCCAATAGTCTCAAGTGCCTGATAAAGTGGTTCCATATACGGAGCACTCTTCTGTTCCTGCGTGCCGGGAAGATAGCCTTGCTTCTCTTCCTGTGTAGGAGAAACAATATATGCGATACCATTATATAGTCCATACTGAACTAACAAATTCGCCACACCGACAGCAATCGTAGTTTTACCAGTACCAGCACGGGCATTACAGAACACAACATCAATATCGGGATTCCAGATTGCGTCCCTAAAGATTTTCTGTTCCGGATCGAGCGTCATTCCATAAAAAGTAGGATATTCATCCAGATTCTGCGGGACATCCTTCTTCTTACGCATTTCAGTCTTATCAGAAGCCATATATTATAACTCTCCCTTAATTGAATTCATCCACATCATCGCAAATCTTATCTACAATGCCAAAGTTGACCTGCTCATTAGCGTCCAGATACCAATCCTTCGCTTTATTCTTGGTCATAGTCTTCTTATCAATGGTAGAGTGAGCCATAATATACTCACGCATCTTTACAACCTGCTTCTCATAGTAGTCCATAGCCATCTTAGACTGCTCAAAAGTACCCTGAGTACCGCCAGAGCCACTGTGAATCAGTGCAGTAGAATGAGGCAGGGCAAAGCGCTTCTGACCAGACAACAGCATCACAAGAGCAGCGCTCATTGCAATACCTGCGTTAATCGTCCAAACAGGAGTCTTGCTCAGTGCAACAACATCAATAAAGCTGAACATGGCGTCCAGCTCGCCACCATAGCTGTAAATAAACAGCTTAATAGGCTTGCGCTGCTCAACAGGGACATCCTTGTCGATACGGTTGTACTGCAGAATCTTGCGCTCAATCTCAATCAGAGACTGGTCAATCTCAAAGTCAATAAAGAAGATGCGATCCTTCTCGTCAACATAGAAGTTCATCATCTCAGGAGATGGGAGACCGCCACCATTCATCAGGTTAGTGATCTCCTCGGGCAGCTGAATTTCAAAATCCAAAGTCCGTACCTCGTTCTTTCATAAATTAGTCTCGAATGCCACGCTTGGCACGCTCAACAATTTCACGAGCTTCAATATTAAACGGAATCAACTCCAGATAGCGGACAGACTCCTCAATAAAACGCTTGTGACGAGTCTTTGCAATAAAGACATGCGGATAAACCTTACGGATTTCTTTGGCTTCTGCTTTGGTGATTTCGATCATTTAGGTCATTACATCCCTTCAAAATAAAATAGGTAGGAAGAAAACAAGCGTCCTCGCTCTCTCTCCCTACCATAACTATCCCGTAATGATTTTATATAAATATGTAAAAATACAACGTATCTGTGTTAAAATAATACAAAAATGCACGATTTATAAATCAAACATTTTTCTATTTTGAGATGTTTTCTCAATATTGATGCTTTTGGCGCACTTACGACAATATTTTTGTCTGCGCCCAGTCCGAGCAACGGTACGACCGCAACATTCACACCTGATGTATGGCTTTCCGCAAAACTGATTCCACTGAATCCCAGCAGTCTCGAAATTTGATACTGTAACTGCGATAGGCGGTTCTTCGTCTGCGATTAACACATGAATGTTCAAGTTGTCAATCTTCTTTAAGCTGGCAAAACCAATAAAACCAAGATTGCGCAGTTCTCGAATCATTTCATTCTGCTTATCTACATTTACAGAAACACCAGCCATACGGAAAATATCTCGTGTATCTTCCGTAATCCAATAATTACACTTGTTGTTTACAGCCATATGAAACTTAGCCAAACAAAGCATTGTGAACATGAGCCGTTGCATCGGTTTTCCATCCAAGGCAAGAATTTTCTGGGTTTCAGACTTTGTAACACTTACTCCATCAAGTTCAACCAATTGTTTTCCTTTGGCGGACGCAATCGCTTGCACGATAAAGTTCTCATCTAAAACTCTATTATATCCAAACATATGCGCCACAAGAAAATCATCAAGCTTCTTCTTGACTTCTTCCTTAGAGTACCCCTGAGAGAAATAAAGCTTTGCAATATAATGTAAAGCGTGCCCGGCGGTTCTGCAAGTCACATCTTTTTGAAGCAGTTCTTCTGCATACTCACGTTCATTCAATACTACCATTCGCATCCTCCTCTTCAATTTTGTTCATATCGACTAACACGTCTTTATAACGCTCACTACAATATTCAACATCACCATTATCGTCCTTAACAAGAACATGGGCCTTGTTGCCAGCCTTATCAAAGAGACGCTTAATAATAATATCAGGAAATAGAGCCCATACAATCGAGACACTTGAGGCGTTTTTCTTACAGAGGTCCAACAAAATATCACAAAGGATATTATCATCAGAACATTTTTGATGCATGGTACGCAACATATTTTCGTTGTAAAAATTCAACTTCTCAATTCGATCTGCGCCGGTTTCCTTGTTCTTGGTATTTGAATTGTCGATAACAGAGTTTGTTCGTGCGTATCGAAGATATTCTTTAAAGATAGGGCGAATACCGTAATACTGAGAATTTTTATATTCATCACCAGACTTGAGAGAATCGTAATCAAATTTACGCTTCTTTTTCAAATCATCTTCAAACTCTTCAAGTTCATCTTCAATAATCCAGCACAGACGATTCATAGTGCAGGAATTAACACCGACGGGCATACGGTAAAGGTAATATTGGATAACAACTTCATCAACATCATTCTTGACTTCCTTTTTCATCATCTCGTCAAGGCCATCAAAACCTTCCCATTTAATTCTCTTACGAGCTGCAGCCACATATTTTTTATAGTCCTTCATCTGAGAGGGGTAAATGTAGCTCATAAAATAAGGTTTGCGCCAAGCACAAATACGTGCCCAGAACTTCTTGTCCTCAACAACATCTGGGTTATCATCCTCTTTAACAACACAAGCCTTATTGTCATACCAGTATTGAGGCATCGGAGTAGTGGAAATGCCCTTTATGCGATCAATCGACGCCTGCTGATATAGCTGGCCGCATTTAATGCGATATGTTAATTCTTCGTACTCGCGGCTTCCTGGCTCAAATTTACTTCGCACATCAAACATTGTGGTGATACGATTTGTGATTTTTCCAATATCGTCACCGAATCCATTGATATTAGAGCTAATAAAGTCCTCTTCAGTGGGGATTTTCTTCTCGCCCTTCTTTTGCACACAGAGAACTGTAGGCTCATCCACCCATTTATCAATCAGGATATGATTGTCTGTACTAAAACAGAGATCTCCGTCGTTATCGGCCCCATTAAGTGCAGCGTCCGTATTATCCCACACGTTCAGAATAAATACGGTCTTCATATAGCGATACCAATTTTTGCACTCATCACTTGAGTTTATGTCCATGCATCGAATATTTGCCATCTGGCTCATTGGCGCTCTAAAACAGGCTACTCGCTTCACATCACGGTCGTTCCAGAATCGACTATAAGCCTCACCAGATTTTAAAAGACCAGTGACAGGCATTCTAAACATAGATTGGCAAAGCGCATACGGGTCACCACTAAGAACTTGAAAGTTACCTCTAACCTTTACTACACCTGTTTTCGCCTGAGAAATTCGTTTTTTAATAAAGAATCGAATGCGGTTCTGAACGTATGGGTCGTTGATCATTTCTGGCTCAATCATTAAGGCCTTGATATAATCATTCTCTAAGCTGTTTATGTAATTCGGGTCATCACGCATTCCGTTGCCACGCAAATAAAGCAGTACATCACGCCAATCACCACCCATGGCACCTTTGATTTCATCCAGTGTAGGCTTCACCAACTCTCGAATCTCATCGTTCGTTAAATTATAACTCTGGATAAATTGATAGTTCAGATTACGCTCTTCATCAAGCTCCAGCTCACAGGTCTTCGTTACAGAAAAGTGGTAGTGGTTTTCCTGACAATTCTCGAAACAATCATCTGCACTATGATAGCTGTCATAAAGTTTGAGCATCGACGTAGTAAGAATCATCTGCACACGGTTAATGTCCTTATAGTCGCCAAAAGCGTCTTTGACCATATTCTGCTTTGCAACCTTCTTGGCGAACTCACGGAAAGGGAAGGGGAATAGCATTCCCTTACAAAAGGCGTTACGCACACAGAATCCAGACGCAGTTGACGGTAGCTTCAAATCTTCGCTCCATTGTTGGGCAAGGTCATAGCTGATAAGACCAAAACCATCGCTGGCACACAGTTCGCAATCATGTTCAGGATCTTCGACCATCGTAGGCTCACCAGACACACCATCATCCAGGATAATCACATGGTCTTTAAAATGAGTATAGCAATCATCCACAACCAGAATGCCATCTGGATCAGTAACAGGGATTGAGGCAGAGCAGGCGAGTGCCCGATATGCTTCCAACTTTGCCGGAATAAACTCCATTCCTTTGTTACGGCCATTATCAATTCGCTTGCGGATCTCACCAACAAGACGGTCGCTCACAAACACAATCGTGCTATTCTTAACACCACCGGTAGTCCCAACCAGACGGCGATATGTAATTCCATTGATTTTGAACCCTTTGGGAGAACATGCCCGGCGGTAGTCATTCTTCTTGTCTACCACCAGACACATATAATCCGGCTTAAATTGAACAGCATCTAGTTCAGTGTACAATCTCCTAATCTCCCGGCGGTTCTCTAAGCAAGATGGTTCATTCCGCAACATCTTGATTCTGCGCTTAATACTCCGTGCCTTAGCCTCTGCATCCGTAACACCATTCAACTCATCAATCCATCGTAGAACAGTACTATCAGCCAACGAGATGATCTCGTGATTTCGTCTGGCTTCATCTAGTGGTAGAGTTAAATCCCATTTTGCTTCAACCAGACGCTTCGTATGGATCTTGAAAACAAACTTCTGGCAAGTTTGCTGCTTTGCCATTCGGCAGTCACCTCCGTGTTCTTTTTGAACGTATCCTGTATTTCATAGCTAAAAGGAAAATATAAAAGCAGGCTTTTATAGATAGCAGCTCTCGCCATCTTCCATAGCCTTGAGCCAAAGTCGTTCACGCTCCTGATAGAGCTCGTCCAGCATATCGTCAGCAACTTCTAACTGCCGATGAGTCAAACTTGCATAGTTCATATCACGTACAAGCTGCTTAATTTCCGCATCAACATCCTCGTAAGTACGCATTACTTGACCTCCTCGTCCATAACAGCTCCACAGTAAGGACAGAACACAGGACTTTTCTCGTTACAGAACCATCCTTCCTCGTCCTCAATACTACGACAACGACATGCAGAGCAAATACTATTACCACCTACATCGACCCAATGAGCGTGAACCACTCGACGGAACTCGCCACCGGCAGACATCTCTTCTTCAAGAAGGCGCTTTGTATATTGCATTGCCATATCGCACCACATATCATCAATAGACTTTGCATTACCTCTAGCCCTAGGACGAGCGATGGCACTATCGAGGACGCCAATCAATCGTGTTGCGTTTACAAATTTATCCATCACTTGACCTCCTCAGCTACCAGGCGGATCGTCTCATCAATTTGTTCAAGCCCTGCCAGCAAAACATCCACTGTATCGGCATCGCTTTCGGAAATATTCAAATCTTTAATCTTATGTAAAGCCCATTCAAGGTTCGGATAATAGCCAACCGTAACCTCTTTTACACCGGTGCCAATCTCACCAGTCTTTGGATTCTTGCCAGCAGGTCGCTGCTCAACAATAACAAGATTCCGCTCGTCGCAATTTTTAATAATGTATTTACCAATTTGCACTCGCATCTCTTAGCCCTCCTTATCGTCCCCATTCACCATAAATGGAATCTTTCTCATCCATCAGCTTCTTAAAATATCTCAAAAAGAACGCCTGTCCCTTTGGTGTAAGTCGTGTAACATACCTAAACTTACCTTTTGGAGTTCTCTTTTTGACAACCTTAAAATATCCAAAACAATCAAAGTCTCGATACGGAGTATTCCAATATAACCCTCTTGTTTTATTAAGAAATCCTTTTTCTCTTAGGGTCTCAAATACATTGTTTTGATGTGGGATGCTACCACCAACAAGAATCCCATTTTTGCTCAAAATATGTACAAAATCTAAGATTGAGATACACCCGTCAGAATCCTCAACAATTGCAGTATCGTTACTAGCGATTTTCACATCAGAGCCTGTATTATTACCATTCTTGCTATTTGGAAGAAGTCCATATTCATCCTTTATTAACTGATAAATAAATTCGCGTCCTTTGCCTGTCCAGAGAAGATATGTATGACCTTCCACTACGTCCTTAAATACAGTAATTTCCGAGACGGCATATCCAACATCCTTATATTTATCAGTAACAATCCATGATTTAGTTTCCTTGTCTCGATATATTACGCCACATTTTCCTAAAAAGTTGTTTAACTTTCTAGCACTCAAGCCACTGTACCACTCAGCAATTTTTGATATAGATACATTCTCACTTGTATCATAACCAAAAATATCTTTCTCATCCATTTGTGCAATTCTCCTTAAATATTTCTAGCAGCCTCAAATGCAGCTACATCGTTCATGAAATCATTGATATGTAGATACTTATCAGTATTTCGCACAGTCTTAGGATTAAACTCTCGGCACTTGCATCGTACATCGTCACAAGTGGAAAAACATGGAATTTCATACTGGCATTTTGTGCAGACATACTTCTTGTGGAACTCTGGCAAGCGTCCAGCAGCTTGGTAGAATTCGTAGGTTACCTTTAAATCAATCCAGTAGGGGTTATCAAAATTCATCGTCATCAACCTTTCTTATATTGTTAATCATATAGCATGTGTTCGTTGGTCTTTAACCAAATATTTTGCCATTAAATCTGCAATCTCCTTTGCTTCATCTGCACGTGCTTCCTTCATAAGTTGATCGCACTGTTCCTCTGATAATCCACTTTCACGAAGTAAGTTACGAGCATTAAATTTTTTGACTATTTGACAATGCCAATTTTCAACCATGTCAGCATCATTATTGAGCTTTTCTGCTAATGTATCCTCATCCAGCCGTACCATTTTATTTATTAAAAACTGCTTTTGATATTCTTCCAGAGAAACGGGAACGTATGTGAACTCTCTTCTCTTTTTCTTCTCCTCTTGTAGCTTCATTTTATTGACGCCGCCCCATTTTTTTTGTTCCTTGATTCGATTCTGAACTTCATCATGGTCCTTAATCCGTGATGCCACGGTAATTTCATTATCTAAAGCTGCTGCGGACATCAATCCATCACAAACGAGATCGTTAAGTTTCAACATCAACATAACAACAGTTTTTGTATCTGCCGGATCTATTTTCCCAAATCGTCTCATAAAAAGTTTCATAGAGGTTGGCTCAATAATAATCTTATAAACTTTTTGTATCCGATTATATTGCACATCAGGAAACGCATCACTTAATCTGGAATTTAGTATTCTAAAGAAGTCACCCATCCGGCCAGTTTTCCAAAGATCTGCTTCGGTTACTTGAGTTTGACAGTCAGATAAGTAATATTCGCTCAATAATTCCGATTTGACTCTAGTGTATGTTGCGTTTTGTTCATCAGTCAAAATGGTCATTCGCTTTTGGTCGTTACCAAGATCCTCAATGAAGGCTCGCTCCTCTTTTACTGTTAAAGCATCTCGACCATATAATCCATACAAAGCACTATCCAACCATTTCTTTAATTTAACACCTCCAGCTAGTTTACGAAATGCTTCTGCTATACGCATATCTTCTTTTTCATCGTCTGAATATCCATACCATCTATAATTATCATTCACCATTCCAAGAGTCTGCCACACATCAACTTTCTCCCAGAGAATTACAAGACTGTCACATCCTGTTTGATCACACATAGCATTAAAATAGTAAACAAGAAGTCTTTGGATGTGCTCGATGTATTTTTTGTTTCCTCCGGTCGGATGTTCTGGAAGGATTTCATTTTCAGGGCGAATCCTATCGACTATGAATTGTCGTCCATCTTTTCGTAAGACGACATAGCGTTCCAATTCTTTTAGAAAAGATTTCTTGCTATTGCTTGTTAAAGGTTTCCCAGAATCATCAAGAATATCAAGAACCTGAGATAGCTCTCCAAAGTTTTTGAATACTTGTCCCTGATGCAGTCGAGATATCATTCCTCCAGTTACGTTATAAACTTTATTTGCCATACGACCTCCGATTTATATTTAGGACATTGAAAGGAAGATATATAAGGTATATAATTACTTACCCCTTTAATGTCCTAATTCTTAATCTCCATAAGAATTCCAATTTCTTCAAAAATGTTAGCGATGTCTGCGAAAGGTCGCTTGCGACCGTAGCTGACCATCGATAACATTTTCCTGCCATAGGCAGGGACCGCTTGCGGCCTGTCTGGAAGACTGCTATAAATATCCATCACAACCATCCTACTACTAGCTCCTTTTCCGTATCCTGTATTTTATAGCTATCTACACTCATTATACCATGAGATTGCCAAAAATTCAATAGCTACATAATACAGGATACGAATATTCTTAACGCCTATTATAATAAGGTATGTTTCTGAGAGTGTTACTCTCTATGAAGGACATCCAGATGCTCTATATGTTCTGTGTAAGCTGCCAGAGGCTACAATCATACTCCTTGTAGGTCTTTGAAGTCTCTGATGGTGCTGCTCAGATGCCAGATCAATCCATTTATGGCGATAGGGGAGTACATATTGGCACGAATAGGTACTTTATGCTCCGAAGAATGGTCATTTTCGGTATATTTATGGTACACATCGGGAAAACCCGCATGAACACTAGGTTTTTCGGCTTTTATTTGGTCAAAAAGGAACAAAATAAGGGGTAAAAAGGTACAAATAAAAAGAAAAACTAACCAAAATATAACGCAAATACGTTAAATTCTAGCTAGTTACCGAATTAGCTACCGATTAAAAAATAGCGATTTTAGGCTATTTTTAGCTGCTATATAAGGAAAAGTGAGAGATTCAGGGGCGTATGTAGGAAATGGTATAGGGATATATTTTGGAATGTTTTTGTCAGGGGAAAGTATGCCCAGGGTAAGGAAGAGTTAAATGGTTAGATTGAGTTGATAGGAGAGAGGTTGTGGTGATTAGAAAGGATTGGTATTTCTGTGGAAATTGTTGTGCAGAATGTATATAGAATAAGAGAAAACGAAATTCATAATTGGTGATTATGAACAAGAAAGATGTACTGGGATCTCGGCCTGCTGCCTGGAATACCTCAAAAATGAAAAGTATCCCCATTGGGAAAAGCCGCTTTTGTGCAAAAAGCGGTATTTGCTTTAGTTTGATAAAGTGCCTGTTTTGGTGGTATCTGAGGCAAATTTCTAGGCGGAGAATTTTCCTACTTTTCCAGTATGTTTATAGTACTGATTTTTGCCGGGGATTGAATTTGCAAATTGATTGCATTTTCGTTATGTTCGATATCAAAATGATATCAAATGTTGCACAGGCAACATTTTGTAAAGTATTTTTACTTTACACCAATTATGCTATTCTCTATATCTTGTATTCAATTCACCAACAAACCACAATATCTAGTATCTATCCCTATTGTTCAATATCGTACTATCCACAATATCTGGTATTTAACTATTCATTCAAACCACAATATATAGTATTGTCAGGGATCGCTGTACCTATTAGAGTTTTGTGCGCACACACGCACGCCCAGGCGCACACGCGCACGTGCGTGAACACGTTCCCGTGTGTTTCTTAAAATTCTTTAACTATTCGATCACAGATTTGCCAAAATATAATTTTTAACGATATATCGCTATTTTGTGCTATTCTAGTATAACTTGCAATTTTAGTCCATATCATTGCAACAATTAGTACTAGATACCTACTAAAAAAAAGAGTAAAATTGCATTGCAATCAGGGGAAACCGAAAAGAAACCGAAACCAGATTGTGCCGGACGTTGAAAACTGAATCAATCTTTTGTGGGAACGGCTAAAATGTTCCCGCTCAATCTAGGCAAGTGCAACAAGCCCATCGTGGTTATAAATCAGCAGTCTACCGGAACGGTAAAGCACCTAGAAAGTTGATTCAGTCGGAAAAATTCGGCGGTGTAGTGGCACCGATTCAGAAAACACGACGCTTGCAAATGGGCGCTGATTGTGCATTCTGCACACGACAAAACGCATTTGCTATCCTACCGTATAGGTTAGAAAGATACGGAAAACAGGAAACACGGTTTAACCGTTTAATCACTGTTTTGGTTTTGGCAATGCAAGCCGAAAAAACCTTAAAAAACAGTTTGTCCGATTAAGGCATTGAGGGCAAACAAAACGCAATCCACCGGATACTAGAACACATTGTATGCACATAAACCCGTTGCACAGAAAAGAGGGCAACGGCCATACATTGTAAAACTAGACAAGGAAGGGCAAAAAAGAAAGTACAATTTGCGCAAGCCACAAACTAACTTTTATGGGTTTATATCCATGGGCTACACGTTGCAAGGTTTATACTTTGCTTTTATGGTTTATACCATTATCTATTGTAGCAAAGTCAAGTGTAGTTTGCAAGGGCTGTACATTAAATGTTTTAACTGTTTAATGGGGCAAAACCCTACAACGTCAAGAAAAAAACAGTACAAAAAGTGTACATACTTTGCCCTTTTTAGGGCAAACCACAAGCCCACAAACAAGGCAATTTTGTCTAGTTTGCGGGTTTTGGTTTGCGCTAAAACGCAAAACCATACGACTATATACAATTCAAAACACAAAGAAAAGAGGATTATTATGCGTAAAGCTATCACTATGCCCGAATTCCGCACTGCTATTCAGAACAAAACTACCGATTCTTTCAGCGCACGCGAATTGTTGGAATTGCTCAACAATTCCGCCGAAATGGCAACGGCAAACGGCAACGAAACGGCTGATTTGATTAAGGCCATTGCGGACAACAACAAAGCCGAAAATGAATCCCTTTGCACCGATAAATGCAAGGTTTTGATTGCTATGGAACGTACCGAAATGTTCCGCACCTATTGCGTAAACCCGACTTATACCGGCCATAAATTCAGCGGTAAAAAGAACGACAAAACCGGCAAATATGAATTGACTGAATCCGCTATGCGTATCAAGTTTGCAAAGCTGGAAAAGGTTTATCGTGATACCACGGGCAAAAAGTATGATACGCTTTGTAATTCCGACTTTTACGGCAAACTTGTTATGCTTTTCAATGGCTTTATGGCTGAATCCCTTTGCACTGACTTAACGGCAAACAAGCCTGTTCGTTCCGAAAAAATGCTTGACGCGCTCAAGAATGCAAAACTTGATTGCTTTACTAGCAATAAGAACAACAAAGAAACCCGCCTTGCGCAATTGCAGGCCATTTATAACGCTATTCTGCCCGAAACTTTGACGGCAAAGGCACTTTCTTGTGATATGGCCTATATCAAGACGGCATACACTAAGGCTAAAATGGGCACTGTTACCACGCTGAATGACAACGCGCTGATTGATGAAATTATTGTAACTATCGGCTATGCACTGTCCTTTGATGAATCTACCGGAAAGCGTTCTCGTGCATACGATCTTCAGAGCAAGTCTGCCTTTTTTAAGAAAACAAAGTAAGTAAGTTTCATCTAACCTAATAGCGCGCTGGGGTGGGCAATAGTCCGCCCTACTCTTGCAAAATCGGTTTGCCTTGACGTGGCGCAAGAGCTTTTAACCAAATAACCGATATAATTCCGCACAGAAAGTGCGCCTATTTTTAGAAAAGGAAGTGAACATAATGAAAATTTCTTTGCACCAAAAGAATACACCTGTAGTGTTTCGTGGTGTATCTATTCCGGCAAATTCCATTTACGGAACAATCAAAGCAGAGAATTATAACTTTGTCTTTGTTTCAATGCCTAAAATGGATTCTTTCGACAAAATGCCTTTTGTGTTCTACCAGAACGGCAGAATCGTTAAAAATATCTATTCGGCTATGCTTGAATCTGCTATTTCTCAGAGCGTGAAAAGCCTTGCAAATGACGGAAAAATCACGCTCACATACTGGAATCATAAGGCAGAACAAAGGGCAGAAATGCGCATTGTAGAACGTGAAAACAAGCGTAAATCAGAGCGCAAAGAATGGCAAGAAATTCGATCTGCACAGAAAAACCGTGATTCAGCTGGGCACAAACCTAGCAAACACACAAAAGCAATGCGGGCAAATCCTAACTTTTATACGGCAGAATACAACGATCTTTCTAAACGTATCTATGGTGAATCCATTGATATGAATGGGACGGTCAGACGTTGCCGGAATAGAACGGCAGAATACATGGACGGCAACGGATTAGGAAAATTCCGTGGTGATATGCGTCCTTTGAATCCGCAAATGCCTTTGAAATCCGGCAAAAAGGCAAGGTGATAGTATGGCTATAAATCCCTTGTCAGAACGGCAGAACCATGCTATAATTGTACCATCAATGAAAAACAAAGGTGGTGCGATTGTGGGCAGACCTAGCAAATATGATAACATGAGCAAAGAAGAAATTCTTGCAGCAATGCAGGAAAAGAAAAAACGTCAAGCCTCTTGCCAATGGAAAAAAACTTGTAATCTTACGCTTAAAGAGGGAGAATTTATGGAAACAGAAATTTTCCCAAAATACGATTGTGAGAACGTCACACAATTCATCAAAAAGATTTGCCGTGGTGAGCTGATTGTTTCCCCGGCAGAGCCGTCAGAATCCAACTAACAAACCTCATAACCCCAACAACAAACGTCTTGTGAATTTATCGCAAGGCGTTTTCTTTATGCCCTGTTTTGTATATTTATGCAAGTAATTTACAGAATATGCAAAATAAAAACACGTCAGAAAAAGGAGAACTATCATGATTCTGGATTGTTATATCATCCGTGAGTATTTGCCGAATGGCAAACACACTGATCACGGCTACTATGAGCGTCAGGAAATGCTTGATGATGCAAAAGAGCTTGCAGAAGCCGGTGCGTGTTTTGAAATCTTCCCGTGTACGGAAGATGAAATCCACAAGGGCTTGCGTTACTGGCTCTATCAGTGAAAACAATAAAAGAGGAGATTTAAGTTATGTACAACATTAGCAATAGCTTCACCTATAGCGATCTTTTTCCTGATAAAGCAGCAAAGAAAGTCTTTAATGCTGGTGATTTCACCAACGACGAATTTAGCTTTGCCTTTTTTAACGGCAAGTGGTATTACCGCAAAAATGGAATTAACCGTTGGTTTGAGCTGTAAGTGATAGAACCACACTTTTATGCCGTGAAGTTAGTGGGCACGGGGCAGAAAGATCCCACTACCAACCCAATAGGGTACGCAATAGCGTTGTAAAAAATGAATTTGCAAAGCCTGGTTTATCCTGGCAGAAAGGAAGTCTTGTTATGAAATCGCTTCTCATGTTCTTTGGCTATTCTGCTTATCATGCAGAGTGCGTTGCACCTATGATGTGGGCTTTCGTAATTTGTGCCATCGCTATTGGCGTGGCAGAGTGGAAAGGGTGGTTGAACTAATGTTTCGTAATGTAAAGAGCTTACGATTCATTGGAACGGATGACTTTCACCGTGAAGTATTTATCGATAAGTTCGGCACAGTATGGAAATACACAGAACCCGGTGAAATGCCGCAAGAACGGCATGACAAACTTTACACTTCATCCAGCAACAGCATGGATGGAGAACCAGAAGAACCGATGGCAGATGACCTCGATTACAAGATCTAAAAGGAGAACTGTAATGAACAGAGAAGATATTGATATCCTGGAAGTAGGCAATGCTTATACGGCATTGTTTTACAAGAAGAATCACTATCAGCCATACATTGTTGCGTGGCATTTTGACCCGGATTCCTACACATGGGATCAGGGTCATTATTTTTGTGACCTGAAATCCGCAAAGAAATTCTTTGCAGAGCAGGAGCGCAATAATGCAAATTGCAAGTATTGCGAAAAGCTGGATTGCCCTCATCGTGATGCACTCAGGCGTTTGCCACGTGAACATGGTGGTTTGGGTCTTTGCAAGAACTTTGAGTAAAGGAGAATGAATATGGCAAAAATGAAACTCGATCCTGTTTATCCTGATATTGTTAATCGTTTTCAGTATGTGAAAACGACTAACGCAGACGCTTGGCAGAAATATGTTAAAAGCGTCATTGCAGAGCATGAGTACAATGACCTGTTGACCCGGATTGCATGGGATTTACTCAGGTATGTGTACACTTCTGGTACGATCTGTGGGTGGTATGATAAGTACAACGTACATGATTCGCATATTACAACAGCAGTCAAGAAGGCTTATATTGAAGTCTTTGGAATGCCGTCAGAATAAAAGATATGTTTTAGAAAAGGAGATGTTTGCATGGAATGGACTGGTGAACGTAATGAAATCTTCAAAGGTCTTGATGCGCTGTATATTCCTTACAATGAAGGTTGGGACTGTCACGGTAGAGCAATGTGGCGTGTATGCAAAGTAAAGAATTTCGACCGTATTCGCCGCATTGGTGGTGATGCGGTGATGTATTACGGAACAATCTATGACGGTCATCAAATTTGTTACACGGAAGAAGATGCATGGGATTATATCAACAACTGGCGCACGTTTCACAAGCCTGTTTTTCCACTTGAAAAGATCCCGAATTGCTTTGGCAAGAAGCTGTTTGTCTAAAATCAGTATTTTTGTAAAGGAGAAACGACAATGAAAAAGGGTCAGTGGTTTATGAACGATGAAACAGGTGTTATCACTAACATTCATCGTGAAGCTGTCGAGTGGTATCGGCAGGGTGCAAACATTTCCATCTGGATCAACGGCGTTATTGTTTGCCGTTGGGGTCATTAAGAAAGGAGAAAATGAAAATGAGAGCAAGTGTTGAAGTGTATGAGAACAATGCAGGCGGCGTCTGTGTTGCAGTTTTTGGTCAAAATGGCTTGAAAAAGCTGTTTGCTGTTAGAATCCCCTGTAATAACAATGATAGGGTGGAATTTACTAAAACATTCTACCAAGAGGCACAGTACGGGTGTCCTAGTATGGATGTGGATGACTACAACGCAGCAGATTTTTCTGGTCTGTCTATGGATGATGCTTATATGGATATCTGCAGTGGCAACCTGATTGCAGAATTTTACGACAATCGTGTTGTGAATCTGTATCCGGCAGACATGGGATCTGCTGGTATGAAATTATTTGGTTTGAAAGATTGAAAAGGAGATACATAAAATGAAACTTACTCAGAATAAGCTGTCCGTCATCCTGGCTACTGTTGTGGCTGGTGTTTCCATTCTGGCAAACTGTATGACTGCAAACGCAGCAGAGCCTATGAAAACTCGCCTGGATAATCGTTATGTCCTGGCCGGTAGCGTGTATGAAATCGAAGTATTCCGCAACGGAATTAAGACCATCCATGTTATTGATGAGAACGGCGAGGAATGGCTGTATTCTTATGCAAGCATGGAAGAAACACCGGCAGATGGTCAGAATGTGACCATGATTATGAACAGCAATGGAACAGAAACCATCTACGATGATACCATCGAGGATGTTCTGTGGGCACGGCCTGATGAAGTGGATGTTGATTGATATTCACAGAATGGTCACGAAAATAAAACGTATTGACGCATTAAAATGTGACGTTAATAAAATCTACATTTTAGTGCTTGACAAAATCAACGGTATCCTGTATTATGTAGCTAGAAAAGGCAGTCCGTCATAGGACTTTTATTTTTACCATATAGCTATATAATACAGGATACGCAAGAAAAGGAGATTTGATTATGGAACGTTATGATTATGAAATGGCAGTTCGTGATGATGTCCGCACTTACATTGATGACTACATTAATTTTGACGACTGGAAAGGTAAGCGTGATGAACTGGAAGAAGAATTAAATGATGATCTCTGGATTGAGGATAGCGTTACCGGCAATGCTTCTGGTTCTTATACATTTAACACATGGACGGCAGAAGAATATGTTTGCCATAACATGGATTTGGTTGGTGAAGCGTATGATGAATTTTGCAGCAAGCCCGATTGGACAAGCGCAGAGTCTATGGACGTAACCGTGCGGTGCTATCTGTTGGGTGGAGCAATTCACGATGTACTTGATGAGCTGGAAGATGATGGCAAGTTTGACGATGACGATGAAAGCGAGGACGAAGAATGATTATTGACAGCATTCTTGACCGTAAGAACGGAAGACACTACAGCGCACATGATTTCTATAATGAGGTCAGAAAATATGAGCGTCTTGGTGTTGGGACTCACGGCGAGGATATTTCTATCGCGATGGATTACGGTGATAACCGTGATGTGCAGCGTATGCTGTGTCAGTATGTCCAGCGCAATGGTTATCCAGCAGATATTGAGGACTACATAAGAAGTCAAGTCTGGGTAGTATAAGCAAAAAAACAGTAAAAATGGAGGATTAATAAAAATGAATGTAAAAGGCTATAAGGTGTTCAACCCCGATTGGACGTGCAAGAACAAGCATTACACCTGCCCCGGCACGTTTGAAGAAGATGTAAACCCGTCTGTCTGCAATGTGGGTATGCACTTCTGCAAAAATGCCGCAGACTGTTTCTGTTACTATAATTTTGACCCGAATAACCACGTTGCTGAAGTGATCGCCCACGGTACGGTTGTAGAGGGCGAGGATAAGTGTGCAACGAACAAGCTGGAAATCGTGCGGGAAATCCCTTGGGCTGAAGTCCTTGAAATCGTGAACACGGGAAAGGCTTGCACTGGACGTTGCAACAGCGGCAACTACAACAGCGGCAACTACAACAGCGGTCACTGCAACAGCGGCAACTGGAACAGCGGCAACTGGAACAGCGGTTACTGCAACAGCGGCAACTACAACAGCGGCAACTACAACAGCGGCAACTACAACAGCGGTTACTGCAACAGCGGCAACTGGAACAAAACATCCTTTTCCAATGGCTGTTTCAATACGGTATCGCCAAAAATCTATATGTTCAACAAGCCAACTGACTGGACGTTTGAGAATTGGCTTAACTGCCGCGCCCGCTATTTGCTGAATCAGATTGACGATTTCCCGCTTAAATACGTCTGCTTCGACAGTATGACCGATGATGAAAAGGCGATGTACCCTGAAGCCGAAACTACGGGCGGTTATCTAAAAGAACACACTATTGCGAACAATGTACAAAAATGGTGGGATAGTTTGGATGCCAGAGATCGTAATGAAATCTTTAATTTGCCGAATTTTGACGCGGCGATTTTTAAAGAAATTATTGGAATTGACGTAAGTAAGACCTAAGCATCAGATGCTAGGTGATTAGCGGTACTAGGGCAGACATAACCGCTACCAGAATGCGAAAGCATGAAAATATTAAAAGGAGATTGATATTATGGAAGTTACAACGGTATTTCTTGTTCGTTTTGGGCACGGAGATTTTGCAAGCATTGATAATATATTTTCAACAAGAGAAAAGGCTGAAGAACGTGTCAATGAAATGAACCATGATTCATATTACTTTGGTGATGATCCATATGTTGATGAGTGGGTTGTGAAGTAAAATCATGCTTTTATGAGGTGAGAAAAATGAAGAAAAAGATACCCGTTATTTTCAGAAAGATAGACGGATACATTGATGGGTTTCTTCCTACACTTCCGCATTCGTATGGCAGGGTCGAAAGCTATTGTCGGAATGAAGGACATAATGAAGCGGATTACTTTTATGCAATCAAAGGTAGGCTTGCTACTGAAGATGAATACGAAGAAACGCTAAAAGAACTTCGTGCAATTTATGAAGATGATGAGTACGAGTTGGTTGTTCGTAAGAAGATTGCAACATACTGGAAAGCAAATTTTTATGAGGTGTAAAAATGTATTCGGAAAAGGAATTTATTGAAGCATATTGCTGGATGTACGGTCGGACGAAAAAGCAAGCAAAGTTTGCTTATAAAATCTATAGCGACAAGACTATTAAAGATGTTGTGGACACCTACAAGCGTAATTGTAAGAAGGCATTTTACGAAGACTAAATTGAGGTGATAAAAATGACTGAGAAAGACAAGCGTGTTTTGAAATATGCGATTAATAACCTGATTGCAAGAGAAAACAACTTGTGCGAAGGATTTTGTAAAAGCAATCCAACACATAGGGCAGAACGTGAGCGAGATCGGGATTTGATTATCTTTGGCATTCGTGATGTTTTGTGCGAGGTTGAGCGTCTTGAAGAACAAGAGAAAGAGATGCTGGAGAAAGTCAAACATGAAGTAGTTCGTTTTGATTGAGGTAATAGAAAATGTATACTAGCGAAACTGTAAAACAAGTTACCGATTGGATGATTAACAGTATTTCTGACTGGATGGTCGAAAGTGGAACAAGAAGCACCACAGAAGGTAATTGGATCATCTATATTTACGAGACCACCAGAAAATTCAATGTAACAAAAAACTGGGTTACGGCATTCCGTGACGAGATTGTAGATGCTCTTTATAAACACGAAGCGGTTGCAGATGTGCTCTATGATTTTTCTCCTGATGGCACTGTGGAGGATTTCGACATTGATTTTTATTTAAGTTTTTGTCAGAACCTGAGCGATGAAAATTGAGGTGATAGAAATGGATACTAACATAAACCATCTTAACAGTAGAAAAGAATACATGGAGCTTGTTTATCACAATTCTAGTCCGTTTGATTTTTGGGAAGAAGTGAGAAAATTTCACAAGGAACGTGAGCAGGAGGAAAAAGAACATGACCAACATTGAAAAGAATATTATTCTCGCAGCTCTTTCTTCTTATCGGCGCAAGCTGATGGATCAGAGTGTTTCATTCCTTAGAGCTGGCAATCACGAAGATGCAAAGCAGTCAACGATGGAAGCGGCTAACGTGAATGCGTTGGTGATTAAATTTACAAAAGAAAAGGAGCTTGCAATATGAGAAACCTGTCTAAGCAGAACCGTAAGAAAATTTTTGATTTGATCAAACGCGATTGTACATTTGTTGGCTCTTACGATTTGGAACATTCTGAAGAAAGTGTTTTGACTTATCTCCCGAAGCCCGGCACACAGATTCACAAAGATGTTGAAGAGGTTCGTGTCATAAAGAACCGCAAGACTGGAAACTGGGTTGAATCCGTTGTTGATGTGCGTTGGTATTACGGTATGACTTGCGCTGATGCAGAGATGATTGAACGCAAGTATCAGTGCAAGTCTAATAAATGAGGTGTGCAATATGAATAGCGAAAATAAGATTGTTGTTACTAGCTGGAATGGTAAGTCTTGGGAAATGACACCTGAACAGATTGAAGCAGCGTACCGTTACAAAGAGCATCAGTATCGTATTGAAGATGCAGAGAATCAGCTTGATGGCAATGCTGATTGGATTGAGGAAGAATACGGTTATTCTCACGATGAGATTATGGATTTTGCTGACGAGTTAGCAGAACGATTCGAGGATAAATTTGATTGCAATGTATCAGAAAATGATGATTGGGTAGCACGTATCATAGAGATGTTTGACGCCGCAGGTAGAAAGGAGAGTAACGATGACTGATCCTTGCCGTTATTGTGTAGCACCGGAGCGTTATCCTGGTTGCCACGACCATTGCGAAAAGTTAAAAGCCCATCGTGAAAGTGATGAGTATAAAAAGCTGTGCGAATATAAGAATACATACCTAAAAAGCCATTCGACAGCAAGTTCTTCCCAGATTAACAAAGCGATGCGGTACTTCAAATGTAAAGGTTATAGCCTTTATGGATTCAAGAATGTTGGGAGTGTGTAAAATGATAAAACGTGACTTTGAAAAGTATGGAGTCAAGTTTCATTTAAATGATTTCCATCGTAATGAATTCGATACTCGTTACACACTACTTTATTTTAACGAAGCTATGGGATGCTGGGACGAGTGCTGTCGCGTGTCCACTAAAAAAGAAGCCATTGACGCAGTTGACTATATGAAAAGATGGAAGATAAACGCATTCAGAGAATAACAAGAGGAGTATAAAATGTGGGATTTAAGAAAAGTTCATGCACTGCACGATGGTTGTGGATGGGTTTGGAACGAATCATTCCATCACAAGAACGTGTTCGTTGATGAAAACGAGGACCCGAAAGAAATCTTCTGGCAGGAATGTCAGATGTTCTTTCCGCAGGATTACTTAAGTAGGTGTGCGATCGTAGATGATGGCGATATTCTGGAGCTTCAGTTGAAGGATTCCGGTGAACCGGTTCTCGCTATGATAATTGCAGAGTGAAGGAGAATGAGTTATGAAAATTCATCCTAAATATATTGATGTTTTGGAATCGCTGGATTGGCGCGTATGCGATTACACAAATGATGGCAGAGTTGAAATTGAAAATTATTCTCCAGCAGGAGAGGACTTAATCGTTTGTGTGGAGGTTGAAAACTTCCCTGAATCAGTTTATGAATATGCTCGTGATTTTGATGCTGATGATCACGCAGAGATGTGGGTGGGGCATCGTGGTAAAGGAGGTTGTCCTTCTAGTATCAGAGAACTTATTGACGACGCTGATGCTATTAAAGAAATGTTGGGAGAATTAGCTAATAGACTTATGGAGGTAGAATAAATTATGACTCGATTTTATCTTAATGCAGGTGCTCTTAGCCGTTGGATGCACCAGAACAAAGCACAATATACTGGTGCTTACGTTGAAGGTGTTTTGGTCGATAGTTTCGTTGTTGAAACAAAGCGTGGTGTTGCAGCTATCTATGAGCACACTCTGAATGAGTGGACAAGCAATTATTATGTTGAGTTTACCGATTATAAGAACGGTTTTAAGAATGGCGAAGTCGATAAGATTTGGTCTGATTGGTACACATTTGAAGAAAAGGCTAGCGCATAAGATGTGAATAAAATGAAGATGACCGATTACACAATGGAGTACTGTCCGGTTTATGATGGTGAGGTTGTGATTCATTCTCATGGAATAACACATTGTCCTGTTTGTGGCGCACCGTTAGCACCTTGCAGCGTTTGTGTTGATGAGAATGGTTGGTGCAAGAAGGATTGTCCGTATGGCTGTGATGGCACTGAAAACGATTTGCATAAGCCTGTGACAATGCCTGATATGACAGAGAGCGAAATCAACTGGTTTACTAAAAAATATTACGCTTGATAAAAGGGAGATTTTAGATATGGAAAAACTGTATTGCTACGATAATGAAATCATAAAATGGACTTACGGCGATAACTTGTATTGCTTGCATATCCAGCACGATGACATTGCAGACAATAACCCTCGCTGGTGGGATGACCATGATTCCGTAATGGCTTGTTTCCATTCTCGTTATCGTCTTGGTGATAAGATTGATGCGAGTACGGCAGAAGAGTTTTGGAATGATCTTGTTTACGAGTATTGCTCTGATGAAGAAATTCTGGATGCACTTTTTAACATGAAGTTGGAAGATACCTGTGCCATTGTTGATGAAAATTATAGTGACGAAAAACGATACGCCATCTGTGGTATCGGAACTCTTTTTGATGAAAAAGTTTCTGTAAATCCAATGTATGTTGGTCTGAAGTACAACGAAATTGTTATTTATGTCCATGGTGAATTGTCTATTCGTGATTGTCAAATTCTTCTTGATAAGTATTTTGCATGGCTTCCTCTTTGGTTGCATGACCATTCTGGCTTGTCTATGGATTGTGATACCCGGTTCAGAGGTTCGTTGGACGATAGCAATGTTGGTTGGATTGTGACCGCTATTACGGATGGTTCGGATAATACCAAAAATAAAGCAGAGCGAATCATGCGTGATGAGGTAAAGACTTATAGCGATTATATTTCCGGTGAGAACTATGGCTATACGCTTTATCGAGAAGAACATGGAGAATGGAAGGAGATTGACAGAGTATTTGGATTTATCGGTTCCGACGTGTTTGAAAACGGTATCACATATAGCGCTGGTTGTGGTCTTGAAAAAGCATTAAAGGAAGATCGGTGCCGTATTGGTGATGCAGAGAAGGTTGTAACAATTACTTATAACTTTGATAACATTTAAGGAGGCATGAATCATGAAGAAACTTACAGCAGAAGAGTTTGCCGAAAAGGTTATGGAGAACGGCACTGAAATTGATTACAGCGAATGGGCTTCTAAGAATCGCGGTTGCGAGGTCTGGGAAATCTATGCACACATCAATGAGAATGGTGAAGTAGTCCATGGAAATGGAATCGGAATCGAAAGTATCTGGACGTACCTAGAACTTGAAAATGAAGAACAGAGCAAGGCGTTTATGAACGGCGAGCTGGATGATATGGAAAAGAAAGTTATTATTGATGATCTTTACCCTGAATATCTTAAAATTTTGGAAAACTTATAATGATTTTATTTTTAGGAGAGAAAAATAAAATGGATAATAATATGATGGAAAGAATCAAGTATCTGAAGCGTGAGCTTTTTATGGATGGACTTGATACTATTGAAACATTTATTGGCTACAAACTGAACGAAAACGAGGACGATGATGTTATTGAACGCCGAGTGGATATCGCAATCGATTATATGTCGGAAGATGAGTTGAATATTTGGTTTGTAAAGTATAATATCGTTTAAATTTTCGGATGAAAATATTCTCAATGAGGTGTAAAAGCATGAAGATGAATATTGATATTGATATTGAACGTGTTGGAAATGGTTTATTTAATGTTTATATCAGTGAAAATGGAAATTCTGGTACTGAATACAAAAATGTTGATTGTAATCGGATTGGTGAATATGTAGCAGATTTGATTGATTGTTTGGAAGAAAGTTATGAGGCTTAAAGTATGAGTTACAACGGTGGGCCTTGTTGGTCATGCATTGAGAAATCTTGTAAGAACTGTCCGTGTGCTGTTGCGGAATCTTTTGATGGAACTTATTTAACGGCACAATGGATGTTAAAACTAAGAGAAAATAAAGAAGACTGCGACAAATTCGTTGAACGTCTTTGGAAGGAGAATACGGATTTTGCATGGGTTGAAAACGAACGTGGAGAATTAGTTCTTGATCAGAAGTGGAGAGGCTTTCCCGTTGGCAATTTCACACAGGATGAATGGTTTCATTGGGTAGATGAGTTCCATAGTAAAGGCGTTGGATGGGTTTACGAGAATGTGAGTGTGTAAAAGGAGAGTTTTATTATGGCTATCGTAAATGGATTTGATACTAAGGAACTGCGGTATATCCTTTTTGGTGATAGAGGCTATGAGATATACAAGGAAAACGATTTTTACTACCTAAGTAATGGATATGTTCTTGTAAAATGCGATTTTGATGTTATCGCTAAAATATTGTCGGATTTGCCAGAGTTGAAGATTCCTAATAATGGATATGGTTATAAGTTTAATGAGAAAGATGGTTGGTCTGATTCTGATATTATAATGCTCCACAAATATTTTGAATACGTAAATCCTAGTCGTTGTTCATATTGGGAAAAATTTCATGATATAAAAGAATTTAGACGAATTCAGCACAAAGAAATCAGAGGTTGTTGTGAATATATTTATCCGTGTATTGTTTGCGAGATGGACAATGGGAATAAGGCTTTACTAAATGAGAAGTATACAAATATTCTAGCAAAAGCGAAAAAGTGGGGATGGTTTGCAGAGTGCAAGGATAGTTTAAGCAGCGTTCACTTTATGAATAAACAGAACACTCTTGAAGCATGGATTTGCCCGATTCGTTACAAAGAAGGTGCTATCTAATGTTCTATCATCTTGAATACTCTGTCAGACACTTTATGTACGGCGATACATATAAAGGGCATGAAATCTATCCCACAAAAGAGCTGCGTGATGCAGAACTTGACTGGATGAAAACGTGTTACAGTAAGCCGACAGAGCTTGTTTATGCAACGTATGAAACCGAAACGCTTAATGAAGATAAGATAATAATATAAAAGGAGAATGAATAATGAAATATGACACTCAACTAATGGCAGAAATACTTTGCGGAGTGGCAAATGTTGAGTATAGCCCAGACTTGGAAGAGCTTTTATATCATTTGGATATCCAAGCACAGAATCCTAACAATGCGGATTTTAGACGTAATGGGCTTGCTATTATTGCTAAGGCTTGCGAGAATTTAAAGAATAAATAAAATCGAGGTTTTAAACAAAACAATGTTTATATGAATAGAAAGGAGATGTAAAATGATCGTTCGCGAGTATGCTAAATTGAAGGGTTTTGAGGTTGTTGGAAAGCTGAAACGCTTGCCGGACGTTTATTACGGTGTGGATAATAAGAGTCATTACCCGCTGTGGATCGATGAAGCTGGTAATGAATACTGTGGAAGTTACAGTAAAGATGGTGAGTGCTGCATTATTACGTTCGATGGCGGTGTTCTTTAAAAAATAAAAAAATACATGTAGACGAAAAACAAGAACATATAAGGAGAATTAAAATGAAAAATGGAGTTGTTGTTTTCTATGACGATACGATGTGTAATGGTCCTTACCGTGTAGAATACAAAACAATGGAAGATGCGGTAGAGTCTATCAATAATGATTTTGAAATCCTGATGAAAGAACTGCAAGATGAAGGTTATGAACCTGAATGGATTCGTGACGGCCATCATATGCTTGAGGTTTATGTTCCGAATACGTCTATTAACGCGTGGTGGGATTTTGAGTAAGGAGAACTGAAAAATGGATACTAACGAAATCAAAATGTTTGAGCAGAAGATGATTGACAGTGCATTTATTGATGCTGTTTATTATGATCCGAAGGTGGCTGCACGAGCTGTGGGAGCACGTAAGATGAAAATGAAGGGCGTATGCTCCTTTAATGAGTACATTGGCTATTTGCAGACTATCACCGGTAATGCAAAGTTGTTCTGGAAGTATCAGTTTTAAAAGGAGAAAATAAAATGTTTTTGCTTATCAATATTTATATTGCTAAAGGTGAACAATCGTTCTTACCTGAAATTGTTTATAAAGAATCGTTTGATACTTTTGAGGATGCAAAAGACGAGATGGAAGGACAGGTAGATGATGCTCTATTAAATCATTACTACGAAGGTCATGAAGACGATAATTGGGAACCTGATATGGTACATCTCAAGAATGAGGTTCGTATTGATTCGGAAGATGGATATGATTGGTGGCAGATTATTGAAGTTTGATAAAACAGTTCTTCTAGGAGGAAAAATAAAATGAATGAAAAGCAATTTGCAATTGATACACCTATTGGAAAAATTATTGCAGAAGGTCTTACAGAGCCATATCCTGAGATTGTGATTTACCTTAAAAGAAATGATGGCGAAACAATTAACCTGTCCAGTATCAATTACGAAAGTTGTGGTGATATTGAAAGTTATCTTTGGATGGATGTGTTCAGTGATGAGTACACGAATCATAAGAGCTGGCTGTTTGAAGATTTGACCGCAGATTTTTCTTAATAAATATAAAGGAGTAAAACAAAATGACTACCAACAATCCTATGACAGTAATAACCTCAAAGTCCTTTGGCGCATTGAATGTGGATGTGTACCAGAATGACAAACACCAGTATTACATGACTCGTGAACAGATTGGCACGGCGCTGGAGTACAGTGACCCTAATAAGGCAATTCAAAACATCCATGTTAAGAATACGGATCGTCTTGACCCTCTTTCAACATTCCTCAAACTGAGGAAAGTTGAAGGTGGAATCACGAAAGAGCGTGAAATTATTTGTTACAGTTTGCGTGGCGTCATGGAGATCTGTCGTCTGTCTCGTCAGCCGAAGGCTGATGCGTTTATGGATTTCTGCTGGGACATTATGGAATCTCTGATGCGTGGTGATTCTGTTCTGGCAACACCAAAGATGGATGCCGCACTGAGCAAGGAGTTCATCGATGTAAGACTTCACGCTCTGTTTGATAGTATGAAGAGTCTTCAGAATGAACTTAGTTCCACTCGCAAGGATCTTAGTGAACAGATTGAGGAAGCTCGTGCCACCAGCAATGAAGCGCTGAATGTGATTAGCAGCGTATCTCAGTGTGTCCATCAGATTAAGGACAAGCAGATGGATGATGCGATTCGTTCCACCAGAAACTTTACTCCTCGTAAAGATGTGATGAGTGACTGGCGTAAGAAGATGTATGAACGTATCAATGTGATTGCGGCAATCAATGAGATGAAGGTTCAGGATGTGTTTCGTGATGTTTACGAGTATATGAATCGTGTCTACACCTTTGTTATCGAAGATGAGCGTAAAAAGTATTGTGCAAGAACTGGTCGTACTGGTCACATTCCTACGATTGATGTGGTTGAAGCAAGCACGATGTATAAATCTATCTTTGGTGCCTTGGTTGAAGATTTGTATGCCGAGGCAATCAACAAGAAGAAGGAAGAAGCCGCTGAACAAAAAGCTCTGCCTGAAGCTAAAGCTGTTGAGGCAGCTCCTGAAGTAGATGTGTGTGTTGCTCCTGTGATTGAGGTGGAAGCTAAGGAAGTTGAACCAGAACCCGTTGTAGAGGAAAAGCCTAAGAAGCAGAGTGAAACGGCAAAGGTTCTTTTTCCGATTATGTTGCCTCTGGCAGAAAAACTTGGTGATAAGCCGCAGTACAAGCACACTTACACTTTGATTTACGAGCGGATTGGTTATAAGAAGATGAACAATTTGTTTGTTGCTTATGAGAAGACACACGGTAAAGCACCTCGTCCGAAGACTAAGGTGTTTATCGAAAATGAAAAGAACCTGGCACTGTTTAAGAAAACTGTAAAGCAGCTGATGAAGGAGCAGGAGAGTAAGTAAATGTACGTAATATCGAATGGTCACAACTACATTATGAAACGAAAGGGAGGTCGAATCTGCGCCACCTGTGATATCAGTCTGGCATTACAGTTTGAATCTAAGGGACTGGCGATTTGTGAAATCAATAAACTTCCCGCCGGGTACAAGAATGGCCACTATGCACCAAAATCTATGGACGAAGCGACTATTGCTGGCAAGAGTCCGAATATAACGGCTCCGGCTACAAAGCCGAATACATACGCATTTCACATGGAGGATTCTGAATGGATGGCGGAACTCAAAAAGAATCTTATCGTTACAGATAAGACCATGTGTAATCTGAAAGAGATGTACTCAAAAGTGTACGGTGATTTGACTGCCGCAAGTGATGAGATTGATGATCTTGAACACGCTATTGAATTTAAAACTGTGAACGCAGCACAAGGTTATCAGCTTATGGCAGAGCTTAAAAAGGCTCGACGGAAGCGCAGGGAAGCTAAAGATGCAAAGCTTTTGCTTGAAATTGTTATGAATACAGAAACCAGAGAATGGGGAGATGGTAAGTTGGAGACTGCTATTGAACAGCTTGAAAGTCGCCAATTCACTCCGAAGGTTCGAAAGGATTTATTTGAAAAGAATTGAGGTACATATTATGAAGGTTTATGTTCTGCACGAGTGTGTTGATTCTAGCGATTTCTACGCAGAGGATTCTGTAATCATGGTTACAACGGATAAGCTCAAGGCGCTTGATAAAATGGTTCATTTCTTTAATGACTGTAAAGATAGCAATCAGCCGGTAAGCGATGACGAGACGTGGTGCGTTGCTACTGAAGCATCCGTTGTTAGTGGGGATTCTGGAAATTATTATCGCCATCACTGGAAAATTGATGAGTTTGAGGTATAAGAAAATGATGAAATATGGAAACATAACGTGTAAACGATGTGGGGCTACGTGGTATGGGCCAAAGTGTGGAAAGCTCTATTGTGATAATTGCAGAAGGGTTGTGGATAGAGAAAAAGATATTAGATGTAAAAATAAAAAGAAACACAAACCGACATTTGTTGAAATTACAAGAATGGCAGATGCAGAAGGATTGTCCTATGGCAAGTATTGTTTAAAATATGGAATCTAAAGGAGATGCAAATATGAACGCAGTATCTGAAAGGAACGAAAATAACGCAGTTGAGTTTAATCCACCAAAGGTTGATCCAATTCCAAAAGCAAAGCATAACCAAGCGAAGAACTATAATATCAAACGCAAGGAAGCTTGTAATGGAACGGTGCAGCCTATTAAAGATGTAGAGGATATTAAACGAATTTCGGAATATTTTTGGAATCGTGGGATGTACCGTGATTGGTGTTTGTTTAATGTTGGTGTATGTACTGGTTTTCGTGCAAGTGATTTACTTCGGTTTAAGGTTTCTGATGTTACAACACAGAGGATGAATGGAAAACTGCAAGTCAACGCAAACGCAAAAGTACGAATGAAGGAAAAGAAAACTGGAAAGTATCGTGTTGTTTTTCTTCCTGAGTCTGCTTTAGAGGTAATCGCTACATATATCGATAAAGCCAAGCTCCATTATGATGATTGGCTTTTCCCATCTTATAAGTGCAGTTCTCGTAATTCGCTAAGAAGTACGGGAGGAACATCAATCAGTCCCAAGACCGGAATTATGTATACACACGAAGCAAATCCAAAGGTTGCTGGTGATCCACTTGATGTGGATAGTTTTGGCCGGATTATGAAAAAGGTTCAAAAGGATATGGAACTTCCGTATAATCTTGGAACTCATAGTTGCCGTAAGACATTCGGTTATCAGTTTATGGTACAGCACCGTGATGACGTTATGGCTTTAGCATGGCTTCAGCACGCTTTGAATCACAGCAGCCAGGCAATCACACTTCATTATATTGGTCTTGATTCGGAAGTTGATGAGCGATATTACTCTGGAATCAATTATGGTGTGAATACTCATAGCGATAATTCTTGAGGTGTATGATGGCTGATACTTATATTAAAATCTGGGATACTTACGAGAGCTACTTTGAACCCCTTAGTGCTGCTGAGGTGGGGCGTCTGGTACTGGCGATGATGAAATATAAATCGTCTGGAACGGAGCCTGAACTCAACGGAAATGAGCGGTATGTGTGGCCTGCCGTGAAGAGAGATTTGGATAAAGATGCTGAATACATCGAAGGCAAGAGGATTTCTGGTAAAGCTGGTGGCTCATCAAGCAAGCGTAAGCAAAACGAAGCAAACGCAAGCAAACCCAAGCTAGAAAAAGAAAAAGAAAAAGAGAAAGATAAGATATCGTCTTCGTCTTATGATGAGACGACAACGACGATACCTATCGAGGATGTTTTTCGAGAGAATATCGGAAAGCTTGGTGCTACTGGTCAAAAAGCTTTAGCAGAATATGTTGAGCGCATGGGCGATGAACTTGTGCTTGCTGTGATTGGAAAATGTTCTGATCTTGGTGGTAGTACATGGGCTTATGTGCGAAAAGCTCTGGATGAAGCAGAGTCTCTTGGCTGTAAGACTGCTGATGATTACCGCCGGGTGTGTCCGATAGGGAGTGGCCGCAATACAAGAGTGGATAGGCAAGTTCCTAGCGGAAACGATTGGTTAAAAAATGCAACAAAACGTCGTCCACTGGTAAAAAGAGAGCTAGAAACAGCGTAAATGGAGGTTTGAATTATGGGACTGTTACTTGGTTTGGGCCTGCTTGGCGCAGCATTTGGTATTGATGCAGCAAAACAAGCACCGTTTGATAGAGCATATCGCCGTCTTGAAAAAGAATGGAAAGTTTGTACTCCAGAAGAAAACAGGCGGTGTGATGCTTTGAAATATGCCGTGCAGAATGGTTTGTGTTTCGAGGATGAGAAGAAGCCTGTGATTGAGTGGCAGAAACTGAGAGATCTTCAATGGAAGTATCAGCTGGCTGGCATCTCTTGGCCGAGAGAATCCGCGATTCGAGATGTGTGTCGTCTGGCAGCTCGTGATCGTGGGTTTGAGTACAAAGGGTATCTGCGAAACACGTTGACGTTTGGCTACATCACTGATCCGAAAAACATTTGCAAGCTTGGTATTGTAGATTGAAGGAGATTTGAAAATGAATAACACTCGTAGAAAAGCTATTAAGCAGACCATTGACCGTTTTGATTCCATCCGTAAGAAACTGGATGAGCTTGTTGCGGAGGTCGAAAGTGTAAAGTCCGATGTTGAGGATATCCAGTGGGAAGAAGAAGAGTATCGTGATAACATGCCGGAGAATCTGCAGGGGAGTGAGCGGTATGATAAAGCAGACGAAGCTTGCACAAACCTGTCTGATGCTGTGGATGCTCTTGATGATATGATTGGTGCTCTGGATTTTGATTTTGGTGATGTGACTACATCTCTGGAGGAAGCGATGGAATGATTTATGTTTCAAACCCGTTAAGGAGAAGTGCTTGGGCTGTGTTTTTGTACAGAGGTAAGCGAGTTGCTTCGTATATCTTGCGAGAAAGTAAACTATGGGATAAGGAACTAATGGTAGAGCGATTGGCTAAAATGTACATGACAGAGCCTGAGAATATTGTTGTGGATATTGAATTTAGAGATTGAGGTGATAAAGAATGACCGCATTTGTAATGTTTGCTTTCAATGTGGCTCTGATAATAACAGTGAATAGTAATCCGTTTGCGTTTTAAGTGGAGGTATGAATATGAAAGAACTGGAAGAAATTTACAATCGATTATATGATGAATACATTGACGCTAGACGAGAGCATTTTGAGTCTGCTCTCGATATGAAAAAGAATGGTGACAGAATATATCTACATGGTAAAGTACATGGGTTAGAAATTGCTATTAGCATCGTCGATGAAGTGCTCGAAAGGGTTAAGGCAGAATATATCAAGGAAGCTTTTGACGTAGACCCATATAAAACCTAAATTCTGTGAGGATTTAAAAATGAAGATTGATTTGACTCTCAATGAAGCACGAGTAATCCAAGACGCACTTGATGCGACAAGCTTGTGCCGGTCTGGGTGCTATATGGGTTATAAGAACGGTGACAAGGATCTGTGTTTTAGTTTTGACAAAGATGGTAATTGGCGTTGTAAGCTAATGCGTGAGATTGATTCTATCAATGGCAAGCTTGAAAATGCAATGTACGGAAAGTGATAAAATCCGGGTTCTTATGAAATTGCTGAAAAAGCTTGACGATAACTGGTTATGCTGTTATGCTTTGCATAACCACAGGATGCAAGCGCAGGAAGGTGGTTAATATAATGTGGATTATGATAATTTTACTTATGGTATTGAATGCTGTGTACGCATTTGGTCTGTTAAAAGCGCTTTCCGATGCTGATGATCAGCGTGGGCGGCTGGTAATGGAACACAGAAAGGTTGAAGAATAATATGGATTATGAAACTTTTGAACGCTACCATATTGCAGATAAGGCAATTGAGCTTCGGAATCTGATAGATGATAGTGGGTTTGCCCTTGAAAAATACGATAAAGAGAAGTTACTTAGATTAAAGGACGCTCTTTATGATTTGTTTGATTTTTGCGCTTATAAAAGTTAAGTTCTAGGAGGGCTTTGTTATGAAAAAGTTTGTTGCTCTTTTTGAAGGTTGGAATGACAGCCATGAGCATAAGTGTATGTGTTACACTGTTGATGTGGATGATGACTTTGAAAGCATTTTAAGCGTCGAAGAACAGGCAGAGAAGATGGCACGAAGCGAATATCCTAATCTGAAAAATTTTGAGACTCTTTACATCAAAGAATTGCTTAACAGATAAAAACTAAGATTTAGGAGGAAAATAGTTATGCCGAGAAGGAAAGCAGTAGAAGCACTGCAATTAACGCCGAAAGAAATAGCTCGTAAGTCACCTACGTTTGCAGAGATTCCTGAGATGGCAAGTCGTGCTGGTAAGCCTACATACTATTATAATGTAGGAGATGCTGTAGTGATTGGCCGTCTTAGTGGTTGCAAGATTGATGAAGTCTGCGACGGTGGTTTATATTACGGTGTTTCTTATGATGATGGATATAGGTACGAAACGTGGTTCAATATTCGTAGAGCAGGAGTCGAGAAGGAGTCTCAGCTGACCAAGAATGATGACATTAAGATTTCCTACTCAAATGTGACCATCGAATCCTTGCTCCACAGGTATTACTTCTTTGGCATCAACTGCAATCCGAGTTATCAACGCGGATCTGTGTGGACGGATGATGACCGTGAACTGCTTCTTGAGACAATTTTCATGGGTGGTGAAATCGGTCGATTTGTTCTAAAAAACATTGACATGGACGAATGGCATGAAAATCAGAACTACCTTTATGAAATCATTGACGGTAAGCAGAGACTTCTGACACTTGCTGCGTTCTACGAAGATCGGTTCCGTTATAAAGGATATCTGTATAGTGAACTCTCTAAGAAGGATAAGAGAACCTTTGATGAGACTGCAATTGCTATCGCGGATTTGCGGAATCTTTCTAAGAAGGATACGTTGCGTGTGTTCTTGCTTCTGAATCGTGGTGGCAAGGTCGTTTCCAATGCTGTGCTTGACCATGCAAAAGAGCTTCTGAACGAAATGGAGTGAGTGAATATGAGTAATGTACTTATTGATCGGAAAGTAGTAAAGAAGGTAGAATCCATCTTCGAGCATCCTGATAAGGTCTATTCGGTGTATTTGAAGGCTGGCGGAGATGTCGTTTGGCTGCAAGGTGAAATTGAGCTGTATGAATTTTTGCGTAGTTTGTAAAACTAAGTTTTAATATAGGTGATTCTATGACAAGAAATGAATTGCTTGGAGCATTATGCTTTCCAGAATATAATTTTCTTCGGGAGAATGAGCATCTTGGCAAGCATATGATGTTCGTAACGGTCGGTGGCAGTCATGCTTATGGGACAAATATTGAGGGCTCGGATCTTGATATCCGAGGTGTGGCGCTGAACTCGAAAGAAGACCTTCTTGGTCTCGGTGAGTTTGAGCATTATGTGGACACTCAGACTGATACAACGATTTATAGTTTTAACAAAGCTGTAAAATTGATGTGCAGTGGAAACCCCAATATGCTGGAACAGTTAGGAAATGCTGATGAACTCGTTATTAGCTATAACCCAATGACGCAGCTACTTATGGACAACAAAAACCTATTCCTTTCGAAGCGTGTGATTTACTCGTTTGGAGGTTTTGCAGGCAAGCTGATTCAGAAGTCTGATACATTAGACAAAGATCCAATCTACCATAATTCAAAGAAAATGCACAAGACGGTAATGAATGCAGTTCGTGTATACCTGATGCTCTTTGACATCTTGGAAAAAGGTGAAATTAAAACCTATCGAGACAATGATTATAACTTCCTGACGCAGCTTCGCAACGGTGAATATGATTACAAAGAGATTCGTCAGCAACTGATTCCGGCCTATGAAAGCAGATTGTCAGTTGACAAGAGCGAGACTTACCTGCCGGACAATGTTGATTGGAAGCGGGTCAACGAGCTTGTGATGACCGTAAATGAGGAGTCTTTAAAGATCTGATAAAACCAATATTTTAGGAAAGAAGGTGTGAACTTATTATAAACAAATTATTAATAAATCGTGAGCAAAGTATTGCTATTGTGTGTATAATGTGCTTGCTGGCAGGGAATTTGGTAATGAAAGCGTTACCGAATACTGGAATTGAAGGCACGTATACATATTATAATGATCAACCAACCACGAATGTTACACAAGCAACAAAAGAGGATGAGAAGAACGATGACGAACCTGTTATCTTCGTGAAAGAAATTGTTGAGACACGGGTTGTGAATTTCAGCCAGGACAAGCACGAGCTCACCGATGATGAACGTGCTCTTGCAGAACAGATCGTTGCTTGTGAAGCTGGTGCTGACAGCCTGGAAGGCCAGATGGCCGTGGCTCAATGCCTTTATGATTCCGCTGTACTGGATGGTTTGACTATCCAGCAGGTCTTTAAGAAGTATGGGTATAGTACCTTATATAATAGGAAGGTAACGGCAGAGAACGAGTTGGCTGTGTCTATGGTGTTTGATTATGGCGCTAAGATTTCGGATAAGCCAATCCAGTGGTTTGTGACCCCGGCGGCAGCTCCTAGCAGTTGGCACGAGCGAGGGGCAACGTTCGCGGGTCAATTTGGCGCACATAGGTTCTATTATGATTCAAAGCTGGTTATGGATGATGCCGAGTGAACGGTATCATCTAAAATTTTAAACTTCTATAACAACAAAAAGATGTATAGTGTATTGACTAAAACAAAAGGCTGTGTATAATATATCTTGAAAGTTGTTTATGTGAGCGGAAGGCGGTACTTTAATGAATGAGAGAAAGGTTATGGCGGTCATAGAGGTTAAGCAGTTTTTAAAGTACATAAGAAAAAAGCGAGTGTGGGTATGCTTTGTTTGCAATGGTGTAGATGTCCACATGATTTGTAACAAGATCAATGATGTTGGAGCAGAGACACAAGGGATTGTTAAAGGTATTGGGTTCTTCGGAAATGAAAGTCATGTTGAGCTGCGGCAAGAATGTCATGAAGTAAGGGTGGTGGCACTTAGGCCGGGCTGTACAGAAAAAGCTTACGAGATGATTTTCGACGATACTAATGTATTTGTGTCGGAAAACTCTGAATTGTACGGGCATTAAAAATATTTTCAAAAACCTCTTGACTTCTGTGATTGTATCCTGTATAATGTAGCTATGGAACGGAGCTACACCATCATAGAGGAGAAAGACTATGGATAACAATATTGATCCAAAGGTCGGAGAGGTTTGGTTGGTTGATCTATCCAATGCGACAGGTCATCAGCAGCGCGGTATTCGACCGTTTGTTGTGACAAGTAATAATAAGAGAAACCTCTTCAGCCCAACAATCAAAGGGAATCCGTTGTCTTCAAGAATATACAAGCGTTCTCCGGTTCATGTTCTACTCTCGAAAGAAGACTGTGAATTCTTAGAGGTTGACAGTATTGTTCTCTGTGAAGAGACTGATACACTTAACAAAGGACAGTTCATCAAGAAGCTTGGTGTCTTGTCTGAGCGTCAGATGAATATGATTGCAATGGCAAGATGCAAAGATGAACCGTTTTTGCTCGCAGCATTCCTGAGTGGCGTACAACATACTATGGATTTTCAGAATTTTGCCGCATTTGCTTGATTTTTTATAAGGTTTAATGGTACACTACATATAATAAGAAGGAGTGTGCCACTATGCTTACCGAAGAAAAGATCAACACTTTTGCCGAAAGGTATTCTGATAGAAGTTCTGAGTTTGTTGTATCGACACTTAACCATGTTATGGATTACGAGTCCGAGTGTGGGTATGAGTTGTTTGACTTCACAAAAGATGATTTTGTAAAGATGTTTGCCAGATACAATTGGGTAAACTCAAGTCGGTCGTTCAGAAATGTAAAGTCGATAATTACAGGTTACATCAAAAGTGAGGATCGAGCGAGCATGTATGACTTAGCTGAATTCTCGGAGAGCGACGTGAGTTCAGACAATATGTACGAGGACAAGTATTTTGCGTCAGTTGATGAGTTTGTTGATTTCTTGGACAAGTACGAAGAGTCATATCAGATTCGTATGAACGTAATTGCTGCACTGTACTGGATTGGACTTACTTCTGAAGAAGTTTCCAATCTGACGATTAACGATGTTGACTTTGAATCATGTACTGTTTTGAATAAGACCGGTGTTGACGCGAGACTGATGAATATCATCAAGCAGTGTTATGAAATGAAACAATACGATGCTCCAAATATGGGAGGATACAGAACGTTTTATGTCATAAATGGTGATTACATCCTTCGTAAAACAGAGGATAGAACTGGTGCAGACAGTGATTCAAGAATGTCCACAAACACAATTCATAGTTATTTCACGCGCTTGAATGATATTCTCGAAAGAAGATATCATTCAAAGGCTTTAGACCGAAGACATCTGACCAGAAACGGCGAGTATGTCAAGGTTTATAACTATTGTAAAACTCATCCAGAATTTAATCTTGCAGAACTTAGTTTCGGAAATGGTAAAGATCCTCTTGCGGACATTATCGGAAGAAAGTGCAGCAAGGTTGCCTACATTAGTTTCCGGCAAGGATACAAGGGCTGGATCGAATACTTCCACAAAAATTAAAAACAGGGGGCTTCGACCCCTTGATTTTAACACGCCAGCTACATGATACAGGACACTTAGAAAGGGAGATATAGATGAGAACACTTTTGTTATTTCGTGGCGCACCTGGCTGCGGAAAATCAACCTATATTAAAGAGCATAATCTGGAACAGTATGTGCTAAGTTCAGATACGCTCCGTCTTATGTGTCAGGGAGCACAGGAAACTCCAACCGGGCAGATGGAGATTTCTCCGCAGAATGACGACGTTGTGTGGGATATGCTCTTCAAGTTGCTTGAGGTGCGTATGAGTCACGGCGAGTTTACGGTGATTGATGCTACAAACTCCAAGACGATTGAAATGAACCGATATAAGAACCTTGCAAAACAATATCGGTACAGGATGTATATCATTGATATGACTGATCTTCCGATTGAAGAATGTAAACGGCGAAACGCTCAGAGAGAGTGGTTGAAGCGAGTCCCTGAAGCTGCCATTGATAAAATGTATGCTCGATTCGCTACTCAGAAAGTTCCCTCTGGTGTAACGGTTCTTCCGTCCACCACGTATGTGATGTCTGATTTGAACTATTATCCGAATGATTTCAATCAGTGGAAGAAGATTCATATTATCGGTGATATTCATGGTTGCTATACCTGTCTGAGTAAATATCTTGGCGAAATGAAGGACGACGAGCTTTATATCTTCGTTGGTGATTATCTCGACCGTGGTATTGAAAATGTAGAGGTTTTCAAGTTTCTGTGTGATGTCGTAAATAACAACCGCAAGAATGTGATCCTTTTGGAAGGCAATCACGAGCGTTGGCTGAACAAGTGGGGTCATGACGAACCTGTGCAGAGTGAAGAGTTTGCAAACTACACTCGTCCGCAGCTCTTTAAGGCTGGTATTGACAAGAATACTGCTCGTAAGATTTATTCCAGAGTCGGTCAGTGTGCCTACTTTGAATATGATGGCAAGCGGTATTTCGTAAGTCACGGTGGTCTGAGCTATCTTCCTTATTTTCTTCCTTTCGTGTCTGCGGATCAGATGATTAAAGGCGTAGGCCGTTATCCTGATATGCTGACCGTGGCTGAGTCTTGGGAAAAGTCGATGCCGGATAGCTACATTCAGATCTTCGGCCATCGAAATGTGCAGGATGTTCCTATTGATATGGGCCATCGGTGCTACAATCTCGAAGGAAAAATCGAGTTTGGTGGATATCTTCGTTGTGTGGAACTTGAACACGGTCAGCCTATCAAATGCGTAGAAACCAAGAATGATGTGTTCCGAAAAGAGGAGCCAAAGACTGAAACTGCCGCTGAAATGAAAACTGAGTTCGATAACGCAGAACTTGTTAGTAAGATGCGTCAAAGCAGATATGTGTTTGAGAAGCGATTTGGGGACATTTCTTCTTTTAACTTCTCTCGTGAAGCATTTTACAAGAAGCACTGGGATGAGGTTTCTACCAAAGCGCGTGGATTGTTCATTAACACTAAGACGAATAAAATCGTAGCTCGAAGCTATGATAAGTTCTTCGCAGTTGATGAGCGGAATGAAACGAGAATTGGCAACCTGCAGAACACTTTGAAGTTCCCGATGACTGCATATCTGAAAGAAAACGGATTTCTTGGCATTGTGTCTTATGATGCTGAACAGGATGGGTTGTTTATCGCAAGCAAGTCTACTCCTGATGGGCCTTTTGCAGATATGTTCCGAAAGATTATTATGGATACTACTTCCGATGAAGATCGTAAGAATCTGAAGGAGGTTGCCAAAGAGCATGGCTCCATCATCTTTGAGGTGATTGATCCTGTGAATGATGCTCATATTATTGAATACAAGAAACCACATATTGTTTTGCTGGATATTGTTGCGAATGATATGGACTTCAGTGTGATGGATTATGATGATCTGAAACGTGTCGCAGAAAAGTGTCATCTGCAGATTAAGGAGAAGGTTAAGACCTTTGAGAACTGGAGTGAATTCTATCCTTGGTATGAGGAAGTCATGAATGAGAATTATCTGTATCATGGCATCGATCACGTCGAAGGTTTCGTTCTGAGAGATAACAACAACTTCATGTTCAAGATGAAACTTCCTTATTATAAGCATTGGAAGTTCCTGCGTAGTGTCATGCAGAGCGTCCAGAAGAAGGGCTATTATGACCGGACTGCGAAGTTGTTTACCGCAGAAGACAACCTGTTCTATGGTTGGATGCGTGAGCAGCGTGAGAAAGATCAGGAAGCATTCAGTAAGAAGGGAATCATTCAGCTGCGGAATGAGTTCTATGCAAGTCAGCAGAAGAGCTGAAGTAAAATAGACATTTTATCGTGATTTTCGTTAAAATAATTAACGAAATATCGTGATATTTCTTCCTCCGAAAATGCCTTGCGCGGGGCTGACAGCCGGGAAAGACCGGCGATATATGCCAAGGTGCTGCAAATGGGAGACAGGGCGAGCCCAAACCTCGCTGTGGAAACACATGCGGTTTCGAATACCGTCCTTGGCACCAGATAATTTTTAAACAAGAAAGGATGAGTACATGGTTAATAGGGCAGAAAATCATATTGGTGATGTCTTTGATTTGTTTGAGGTGATTGATGTTATTCGAGATGAAAATAATATTCCATCTTACAAATGTCGATGCAAAGAATGTGGATGGACAGGGCTAAAAAATATAGCTCATGCAAAAGAAGCTAAAGAATGTCGACATAAACAATCGAGTGGAGATTATAAGAACTTTTCTACACGGTGGAGAAACAAAAGAATCGGGCACATTTTTAGTGGAATGAAGACACGGTGTTACGATGTTAATGATAAAAATTACATGACATATGGTGGAAAAGGGATCAGAGTCTGTCAGGAATGGCTGGACAATCCAGAATTATTTGAAGAATGGTCGTTGGATAATGGGTATGAAGACAATTTAACGATTGACAGAATTGATTCAACAAAAGATTATTGCCCTGATAATTGTAGATGGGTGACGTTAGAGGATAATGCAAAATATAAATCTACAACTAGAGTATTAGATGTGGATGGCGAACTACATACAGGACGTGATTGGGCGGTAAAATTAGGGCTTGGAGTTAATATGATAAACAACTATGTAAGAAGGTATGGAGAGGATAATACAAAACAATTCATTAAAAGAGTCTTAAAGAATCCAGATAAAGTAAATTCTCGACAAGGGAAACAAACCCTCTATAATCTTTACATGAACTAAATTGAAATGGCCCAGTGTAAAAACTGAGTACATTGGGCCAAATATTTATTATTTATATGAGCACCCGTGGTGAAATTGGCAACCACGATGGACTTAAAATCCATTCCCGGTAACGGGTTGCGAGTCCGAGTCTCGCCGGGTGCATATTTCTGGGCGTAGCGAAGTCGGTATCGCGCCTGCTTTGGGAGCAGGAAACCGCAAGTTCAAGTCTTGTCGCTCAGACCAATTCCTATTATTCCCAGCTCCTTAGTAATAAGGCAGTAGGATTATTCTCCAGTAAGCTGGGTACACGATGCGTCGTGGCGAAGCGGTCTAACGCAGATGGCTTTGACCCATCCATTTCGAGAGTTCGAGTCTCTCCGGCGCAATTTATATGGGCGTATGGCGAAATTTGGCAGCACGCGGTTGCCTTAGGAGCAATTGTCGAAAGACGTGGAGGTTCGAGTCCTCTTACGCCCACCACGGTCATGAATCGTTGTTGTTCATGGTTGAACTCCTTTGACCACTATTATTCCCAGCTCGCCAGTGATGGTGTAATAGTGCTTTGTAAGCCGGGTTCTTATATGCAGCTATGGTGTTAGTGGTTAGCACATCTGCCTTCCAAGCAGAGAGGGCGAGTTCGAGTCTCGTTAGCTGCTCCATAAAAATTACGAAAGGAATGAAAACGATTGGGTCATTATGTTTATCGTTATGTGCATAAGGATTATCCGTGGTTGTATGTTGGCAAAACCGATACAGATTTGATTACAAGACTTAATACTCATATGAGAAGTAAGGATGATAATATTTCGAGAGACTATCTTCCGTTACTTAAAGCATCAAAAATTCAGTACATAGAGCTTAATAGTTCAACGCAGTCTGATTACGTTGAGAAGTTGATTATCGACAAATATAAGCCAACGCTTAACAAAAAGGATAAAAACGGAGCCGTCCCATGTATAGATTTCACTCTTCCTGAATGGAAAGATTTTGATGTGGCAGATTTTGCTCCAAAACAAATGCCTGTAAGTAATATTGTAAACAGGCTGAATAAAGGATTTGATTACGACAAAAGTTTGGTTTTTGGAAAAGGAAAAGTTACTGTAAATGAAATCTTCAACTTTTTCGCACAATCACCAAAGTCGATGGTGAAATTTGTTTCTGTAATGTACGATGAAATGTCAAATCCAATAACATTTCAAATAACAAAGTTTACGGCTAGAATTATTTACAAGTCAAAGACGATGTATACTTGCAAGACAGACTGTTTCGAGTGGGTAGAACGTGCGGAAAGTTTTTCTATGACAGCAGGTTTCTATCCAAATACGTTGTTTGCATACCAAGATGTAATTGATATTGAAATTCAAAAGCAAAAATCTTTAGAGTTAGAATTGTCAGATTTGAAACTATCGAAAGATTATGTACCAAAAGTGGAGGTTGGTCAAGGTTTTTATCTTTTGGATTGTGACAATGCAATAATTGGAAATGGACATTATGTAGATTATGGTATCCCAGATGACCTTTGCTTTAGTTATAGTATGAATAATTATGGTGGTGGCGGATGTAGAGCTGAAAACAATGTTAAAAATACGATTTGCCAAATGATGAGCGACGAACGTATTGTAAGTGTTTACAAGTTTGATGATCGTATTTTAAATTTTCAGCAGACAGCAAGCAGAATTAAATGCCTAAGAGAAACAATGAGTGTCTTAGGCTGCTGATTTACATAGGTGATTCTCTACCGTAAGTGAGGAGCTGTATAAATCAGGTGCTCCGCCACCAGTAAGAGCGGCCTGAAAAACGGTGTATCTCAGCCATTAAATGAGAAAGTTATCTAGCGTCTCGGAGCTGGACATCTCCGAGGAATTATATGGGATAGTAGCTCAGTTGGTCAGAGCTGGCGGCTCATAACCGCTTGGTCGGGAGTTCAAACCTCTCCTGTCCCACCAGCCCGATAGGGCATACATAAAATCTGCTAGAACTTTTGTTTTATAAGCGAACAGATAATATGACGTTGATACGTCTATTATTTTCCGCTAATTTTTAAAGTTTTAGCTATATAACACAGGATACTAAAAGGAGGTGGTTTGGTGAAACATTATGGAAATATTTGCGAGATTGACGGCTCTAAAATTGAGCCCGTTTCGTGCATCACTGGTGGTTCACCTTGTTAGCCAAGATCTTTCTATTGCCGGTAAACGAGCGGGTCTGGCCGGTGAACGGTCTGGTTTGTTTATGGAAATGATTCGTGTGATAAAGGAGATGAGGGAGGCCACCAATGGAGAGTATCCAAAATTTGCAATCTGGGAAAACGTTCCAGGAGCATTCTCTTCCAATAAAGGAGAAGACTTTAGATGTGTCTTGGAAGAATTTGCACGCATTGTCGAACCAAGTGTTTCAGTTCCTCGACCTTCGGGAAAAGAAGGTAAGTGGGCAAAAGCTGGAGCAATCGCCGGAAACGGATGGTCCTTGGCGTGGAGATTATTCGACGCTAGTGGTTGGGGCGTTCCCCAGCGTAGAAAACGTCTCGCGCTTGTCATGGACCTTAGAGGACAACGTGCCGGAGAAGTATTATTTGAGCAAACGGGCATGTCAGGGGATCTTGACAAGAGCGTCAAGACGTGGAAAACCATTGCCCGACCTTCTGAAGAATGCACTGCAGGAGATGATTCATTGGTGGGAGATGAAAGATCCTATACTTTAAAGATTCGTTCTGGCTGCGCAGGGGGGGTAAAGGAGCACTCGTGCAGAATGAATTGAGTGCGACTCTCTCCACTTTGCAAGATCAGACTTTGTTCTGTGTAAAGCATTAAGGAGGGAATGGATTGGAGAAAGAAACCAGTTTACATAATTTAAAACAAAATATTTCCACAGCGGTATTCGAAAGCCATAGTCAGGATGCTCGATACACTCAGCAAGGTAATACAAGCCCAGCTTGTACAGCTCAATGGGGTACTGGTGGTAATAATATGCCGCTTGTCGCTGAAAAGAAAGCCTTTGCTATGCAGCGTATTGGTGAATACAAGGAAAGCGAACAAGCCAGTACAATGAAATCTCGTGATTACAAAGACGCAACTGATCTTGTGGTTGAAGAAAAAGAAATGAAATGTGCTGTATTCCCACTTGGATTTAGAGCAGAAAATACGAAATGCTACGACGAAGTGGCTACTACGCTTTGTAATGGTACGATGCCAGGATTTACTGCTGGATGTATTCTCAATTGGATCGTTCGCCGGTTGACTCCTGTTGAGTGTGAACGTCTTCAAGGCTTTGAGGATGGTTGGACTGATATTGGCGAATGGGTAGACGAGAATGGTAAGAAGCACAAGCCAGCTGACTCTCCTCGTTATAAAGCACTTGGCAACTCGATTGCATTGCCTCAATGGTACTGGATTGCACAAAAGATGAAACCTTTCATTGGTGAGAATGCTACTCTTGGTAGCCTTTTCGATGGGATCGGCGGATTTTGTGTTGTGTGGAGTGAGGTATATGGAAAAGAGAATTGTAAGTTTGCTTCGGAAATTGAACCGTTTTGTATTGCGGTGACAAAGAAGCATTTTCCAGAAGACTAAATGAGTTCTCAGAGTACATTGAAAATGAGGTGAATTGATGCCAGAAAACAAAGGATATCTAACAGCTGACCGATCTGCGGCAGGCGATGAGCGATACACACCGGTTTACGCGGTTATTCCATTGCTTGAATTTGCCCCCCGTCGAGCGAAGCAGTGATTTGGTGTCCGTTTGATAAAGAGTGGTCTGCCTTTGTGAAGGTGTTCAGAGATGCCGGGTATAAAGTAGAATGTAGCCACATTGATAACGGGCAAGATTTCTTTACATATGAACCGGAACATTGGGATGTTATGATTTCAAACCCTCCTTTTAGTAGGAAGGATGAAGTATTGCGTAGAGCCTATGAGCTTGAAAAGCCGTTTGCTCTACTACTTCCTGCAAATAGTATTCAGGGTAAAACACGATTTGACATCTTTAGAAATGATGTACAGATGCTGTGTTTTGATTCTCGAATCGGATTTATGGACCCTGAACATACTGACAGCCCTGTTGAGGGGGTATCGTTTGGAAGTGCGTACTTCTGTAGAAATTTTCTTCCCAGTAAGTTAGAGTTGCGGAAACTCGATAAGAAAATCTCATAAAAGGCTAATTCAAATAAGAGGTAATGTGATGAACAGCAAAATTCCTGTCAATGTAACCATCGACTCCGGCTCTTTGAGTCTTTCGGCAAGTCCGATTTTCCAGAAGGAAAAGAACACATATCTTTGTCCGTTCTGTGTGACGAAGCTGGAAAAGTTCGAGTGCGAATGCTCTGATTGTCATCGCAAGATGGATTGGAGCCGATGGGCAGATAAGAATGACAAGCACAATTATGCAATTGCTGAAAGTGGTGTGCTATGAAAGATTGGATGCACGCAAAGAAAAAAGAAATTGAGAACATGACTTTCGATGAGGCAAAGGAAATTGTAGAGAAGCAAATCCAACTTGGTAAAGAGGGAGGTCAATGGTGCCCTCGTGAACACACTACTCATGCTTATGAAATGATTCTTAAACGAGCCATCCTGTACGAAAAGTTCGTGAGTTCATATACTGCATTTTTAAAGGAGGAGGGATGCTTATGAATATAGATTTCTTCCAACGGCGTAAGACCAAGCTTGAAGATACTCTTCTTTTAAAAAATCAGGCAGTCGATATGCTTGATTATCTAAAGACGCATTGTATCAACAGCGACCAGTATTGTGCCATTCGAGATTACATTGAAGAAGCTGCGAAGATTCTGGAGAGTGACCTCGAATACGCAAACAACAAGTTGCAGTCCGCATTCAGACCTAAGTATGGCCGGAATAACAGATTGACTCGTGCTCAATCTAAGATGTTCCGTGATAGAGAATATTAAAAATGGGGTGATGCCGCTATGGTGATAAGTAAACATGTTTGTAACTGGTGTGGCAAGGAATATTCTAAGAATCCTTGTGGAGATACAATCTCTATGTATCACGAATTTGGTTATGAAAGCCCGACATGGGATGGTGCGAAGCTACAGTTCTCTTTGTGTCAGGAGTGCTCCGATAAGTTTGCAGGAGTGCTCCGAGCGATGTTTACATACGATCCTATTGAAGATCCTCGGTATTAACGACCCGGAGGGTTGTTAAATATAAGCCATCAATAAGCCAGACGGAGGATAACATACAGAATGAATAGTGCATGAATTGATTTATGACGGCAAAAAGAAACATAAGTTATTACCAATGAAACAAAATTACATAAAGGAGACTTAATATGGCAGATAGAATTTTTAATCTTCCTCAGACCCGTGGTTCTTTTGAGATGGCTGGTAAGGTCACTGGCACTCAGCGTAGCAACTTCTATAACGAGAAGGAGACTAAGAGCGGTGCTATGCGCCGTGTTCTGAGTTTTGGTGTTCAGACCTCCAACGAGAACACCTTCTATATTGATCTGGCTGGTATGCCTCGTGATAAGGTCTACTTCTTCCGCCGTGCCGATAAGGACAAGGGCATCGAGAAGGATAAGAAGGAAGTCGCTTGGAAGGATCGTCTGACCTATGTTGCACCGGAAGGCTATGACATGATTGGTGTTAAGGTCGGTGTTACCAAGAAGACGAATGAGTCTGGTAAGGTCATCAACGACAACAAGACTCTGACCGACTTCGATGCAGCCAAGGAGATTTCCGAGAACCTGCATGATGGTGATAACGTGTATGTCCGTGGTAACATCGAGTACAGCACTTACAATGGTAAGCACCAGATTCGCTTCGTTCCTACTCAGGTGTCTCTGAGTTCCAAGGAGATTGACTTCGATGCAGAGGGATTTGAGGAGCTGGCTCTGTTTACTCAGACCGTTGTGTACACTGGTTGCCGCAAGAGCGATGAGGGCGATGAAGTAATTGTCGATGCCAAGATCGTGAACTACAACACCATTGAGGACGCAGAATTCTTCATTGACTATAAGGCAAACACTCAGAATAAGGTTCTGGCTGATTCTATTCGTAAGCGCCTGAAGCCTTATACTAGCTTCGAGTGTTTTGGCCCTATCGTTAATCAGCAGAAGGTTGAGGAAGTTGAGACCGAGAACATCTGGGGTGGTCCTAATAAGATGAAGCGTCAGGGCACTCCGGCAATTCGCAAGCTGTATATCGAGGGTGTTAATCCTGATTCCTTTGATCCGAATCCCGGCGATAAGGATGCAGAGTCCACCTATACCGAGGATAATATCTCTGAGGCACGGGCAAAGATTGCTGCCAACGCTCAGGCAAAAAAGGACTTTGATGGCAAGGCTGCTGAGAACGACACTTCTTGGTGGGGTGGTTCTAATAAGTCTACTGTAACTCCTGCAAATGAGGAGGAGGACTGGGGCTAATTTATTTCAGCCTTTAGCTAAGTAATACAGGATACCAATAAAAGAAAAGATTTAGAGAGGAATTTACATATATGGCTATGATTCGTAAGGCATCTGCTGTTCGTAAGAAGCTTCATATGCTGATTTATGGTGAGCAGGGAACTGGTAAGTCTCGTACTGCAATGCAGTTGTGTTATCTGAAGAATGCAGACGGCAAGCCGTTCCGTGTTCTGTATCTGGATACCGAGAATGGTTCTATTGATAACTATACTGAGGAACTGGAAGCCAATGGTGTGAATCCTGACAATCTGCTGATTGTTTATACCCAGTCTCTGGCAGAAGTTCAGGATTATATCAAAATGGTTACCAACGATGATGATATTGAGGATGAGAATGGTGATGTTTATCTGGACGCAGATGGCAAGCCGTTCCGTGCCGACGCTCTGGTTGTTGACTCCGCATCTATTCTCAAGATGACAGCCACCCAGGGCCTCACCGCCTTCTCGCAGAAGCGTGCCAAGGTTAAGGCCGCATCTCAGGGTCTGACCGGTGATGAAAAGGCAGTTAAGATTGAAGGTGCTGGCATGGAGCTCAAGGATTTCAATACCCTGAACTTCAAGGGTCAGTCTCTGATTTTGGATCTGAATGCATCTGGTGTGAACTATATTGTTGTTTGCCGAGAGAAGGACGAGAAGCATACTAAGGTTGTGAATGGTTCTATCGTAAGTGAGCCTACTGGTCGAAAGATTCCTGATGGGTTTGCTGGTCAGGAGTACAACGTTGATACTGAGTTCCGCCTGTATTTTCAGGATGGTCAGCAGCTCGCTTTCTTCGATAAGGATCGTACCGGTATGCATAAGGGCGGTGAGGTCGTTGAGGATCTGACTCTGCTTGAGTATCAGGATATTATCTCTAGTAGCGCAAAGAATCGGGAGAACGTCATCAAGAACGGCCTGAACGATGCTGTTAAAACTGAGGTTAAGCTGAGTATGCGTGACCTTGGTATCGAAAACGATGAGCCGGATGATGTTCCGGCAGATAAGAGTTCCGACAATAAAGAGCCTTCTCTGGATGACATTAAGGCAAAGCTGAATGACCTGATCGCTTCCGCTTCTCCTGTGAAGAAGAGCGCAGCACAGAAGGCTGTTAAGGCGGCTGGCCTGTCTACCGCGTTCCGTTCTATGACTGATATCGAGGAACTGAATAAGGTCGCTGCAATTATGGAGAAGGAACTGGCTTAATGGAACTAACCCGTAAATGCAAGATTTGCGGGAAGAACATTTTCATCGAGCGAGACCGTAGCACTTTTTTCTATGACAAGACTGGTTTTTACCATAAGGATTGTTTTGTAGAAAAAAAGAAAAATCAAAAACGCCCTTGGACAGATGACCTGCTAAGGGCATTTTTTGACAAAGTGAATGACGCTACGGACAAAAAGGTCGATGATCTTCTTTCCAAAAAGAGAGAACAAGACCACAATCGTGAGCTTGCTCATATCAAACAGGAAGAGAAAAAGATTCTTTTCGACCATATTCGAGATACATACGCCCCGGCGGTTGTTCCGGGTAGCTTTTACTCGAAACTTACGCAGTTGATTTCCGGTAATTATTACAAATATAGAGGTTCGATTCCTCCGCTAGAACTCTACGATATGTGGATTCTAGCGAAACCCCGACTAGATAAGATAATTTCCGAAAAAGAAGCAAAGGGTTGTGATATGAGCCAGCGATGGAATTACGACTTGGCTGTTTTGTTATCTCAATATCCTAGCTATCTCGAACGAAAAGAAAGACTGGCTTCGATTCGCAGTGAAAGCGAAGACAAAACGAAGGAAAATCTGACTGAAACGGTACTGAAACGGATGAAAACAGCACCGAAACAGAGTAAAAACGAGAATGAAATTGATATAAGTGCAATTCTCGATGAGATATAAAAGAGGTTGGTAAATGGATAATACAGTTCATGATGCTCAGAGATTGAAGGAGCTTCAGTCCCTTCCTCTTGAGCGAAAGATTCAAATCACTCAAAATCGCATCCAAGAATGGTATATACACTATGATGGTGGTGTGTACGTTAGTTTCTCTGGCGGTAAAGATTCTACTGTCCTTGCTTATCTGACAAAGCAGTTATTCCCAGATGTTCCGCTCGTGTTTAGTAATACTGGTTTGGAATACTCGTCAATCCAGAAATTTGCACGAGACGCAGATGCGGTTTTTGTTTATCCCAAGATGGGATTTAGTGATGTGGTCTCTACATATGGTTATCCTCTTATCTCTAAAGAAGTGGCAGAAGCGATTTACTACGCTAGACGAATCAGAAATAGCGGCGCAGCCACCATGAGAGAGAGAGAGAGAGAGAGAGAGAGAGTAAGAACAACTCTCAGGAAAAGACCAGAACTTCTGGGTTTAAGGAAACGCAACGTAGAAGAGGTTACATCTCCGGGAGGTGTCTTTAGCGACACAGTACATAATACTGAATGGAAGGATTGGAGACGAAATTGTCTTTGCAACACTTCTGTTTTTGGTGAGAAGTCTATGTTCAATAAGGAGAAATGGCTTCCAGCAGCGGAAGAGTTACCGTTTGCGATTTCTCATTACTGCTGTTCAGTTATGAAAAAAGGTCCGATGAAGAAGTACGCAAGGGCAACCAAGCGTAAACCTATTATTGGAACGTTGACTGATGAAAGTCGTATTCGTAAGCAAGCTTGGATTCGACATGGGTGTAATGCTTTTGATAGCAAGTCTCCAACAAGTCAGCCTATGAGTTTTTGGACCGAGCAGGACGTGCTCACTTTCATCAAACAGTCAGGAATTCAAATTGCGGATGTCTATGGCGATATTGTTCCTACGAGTGATAAGCCGGATGCGCCATTGTGCTGTACTGGGTGTGATCGTACCGGATGCACGTTTTGTGGATTTGGAGCTCACAACAAGAACGATAATAGATTCCTGACACTTGCCGAACTTGACCCAAAGAAGTACGAGTATAGTATGAGCGGTGGTCAATGGGTAGACAATCCAAAGTATGATGCAACTGCACCAGAGTATGATGGCGTATGGAAGAATTGGAACCCGAAGAAAATCTGGGTGCCAAGCAAAGAAGGTCTTGGACTGAGAAAAGTTTTTGATATGTTTAATGAACTGTACCCAAACAACAAAATTCAATATTAAAAAATATAGAGGGAGGTGGATGAGTGGAACTCATTTCAAATATCCCGAACGAAATTCTATTTGTTGGCGCAATTTACAAGCATCCTGACTATTTGGTCGAGTATGGGCATTATGTCAAGAGCAAGTACGATTTTGCCGATGAAGCCACAAAATTTTTCTACGATGCAGCGTTGATTATTTACGAAACTCGGACTCAAGAATTTAATAAAACGTCTGTTTTAACGTTTATGGCTGAAGACGAGTCCAGATTGTCACAATATAAGCGGCTGAAGGGCTGGTCAACCATTGAATACTACATGAGCCTTGCGAATGACGATGACATCAAGGGATACTTTAATATCTTGAAGAAATATTCGCTACTTCGTGAGTACCAGAGAAACGGATTTAATATTGAAGGAATCTTGAAGCATCGACAGTTTGAAATGTTTGATGCTCAGGACATTTACAAATTGATTCGTGGCAAGGCCGACAAGATCAATACGGTTATCATTACAAACGATGATGCTGAGATTTTGAATAATGGTCTGCTGCCAATGGTCAATGAACGTCTGAGCGTTCCCGATATGGGTTTGCCGTTCCAGTACCCCATCATGAACGATTTGTTCCGAGGATTGAAGCTGGGCACTGTGATGTTCAATGGTATGCCATCTAACGCTGGTAAGACTAGATACATGATGGCGATTGTTGCATACGTCACATTGGTTCAAAAGCAAAAAGCTCTTTTGCTGCTGAATGAGATGGATCTTGAGTCAGTCCGGTATTGCTTACTGGTCACCGTCATCAATAATCCTGAGTTTCAAGAGTTGCATGGTCATCGCTTCCACAAGGATGAGCGAGAAATCACCCTTGGAATGTATCGGGATGCAAAAGGAAACTTCATCTTCCGAAAGCAAAACGAAGATGGAGAATACATAGAAAGCATTGATGAGTTTACCGCCCGTGTCTACGAGGAAAGCGAAGAGTATCGCAATGTGCTTGATGTTTGCCAGTGGATTGAGAGCGAATCACAAGGCTTGATTATCGCAAAGGATGTTTCTGCTGATTATAGTGATAAGTCTCTGCGATTTGAAATCCAGAAGGCAGCTCTCACTCAGGGAGTTAAGTATGTGTTCTACGATACTCTAAAGAACGACATTGCATCTATTGGTGAATGGGCAGCGTTCAAGGTCACGGCCACCGAGCTTGAAGAAATTGCGAAAAATCTAAAGATCTTTATCTACGGTAGTATCCAGTTGGCTGAAAATGCCCATGAGTATCTTCCTGATGAACTAAATTCAAACAACATTGCTGAGTCAAAAATGATTAAGCATGTTGCTTGGACAATGGTTCTGTTTAAGGAGATTCCAAAAGATAAGTTCGTGAAGTATCAATATATATCTCATGACCCTGAGTGGGGCGGTGACTGTGCCCATCGGCTAAATCCAGATAAGCGGTATTACGTTGGAAACATCGATAAAAACCGTTTTGGTGAGAAAAAGAAAATCATGTTTGAAGTGAATTTGAACCAGAATGTCTGGAAAGAGGTCGGTGTCTGCACCAGAAAGTAAGGAACTACAATGGTAAATATCGCAGATCTGAAAAATTACATTCTTGAAGAAAAACAGATTGAGCCGATTCTGGAGGAACTTGGGTGTCATCATATCAGTCACAAGACTGGTTATTACCAGTGTGCAAATCCAGATGGCGACAATAGAACGGCACTCTGCATTTACGAGAATGAAAATCTTACTGCGGTAGATTACACACGAGATATTGCCAATGGAAAGACCAGTTATGATTTGATTTCTGTCGTCCAGTTCTTTCTGGAACTGTCTTTCCCAAAAGCTATTAAACAAATCTGCGAATGGGTTGGGCTTGACTATTATCACAACTTTGAGGAAGACCTTCCTAAAAGTATGTTGATTTTAAAAGAGCTCATTGCCATGCAAAATGAAGGTGAAGAACACGAGGATGACCGTCCGATAGTCCCCATCTCCGAAGCTATCCTCGGTTATTATAAACCTTATGTGAACCAGATTTTTGCTGACGATGGGATATCTTATGAGACGCAGCAGGAATTCGAGATTGGCTTTGATGAACTGACAAATAGAATCACGATTCCAATCAGAGATGAAATTGGTACTCTGGTTGGTGTAAAGGGAAGATATTTTGGTAAGCCGCCTGAAGGTGAATTAAAGTATCTGTATCTTGAGCCGTGTGCCAGAAACCGTATTCTGTATGGTTTGTTTAAGACAGAGCCGTATATCAAGAATGAAGGTCTGGTATATGTTGGTGAGGCTGAAAAGTCTGTCATGCAGATGTGGAACATGGATGTCTGTAACTGTGTGGCGACTGGCGGCAAGAAGGTTTCACAGAATCAAATTGAAATTTTGACACGTCTTTGCGTTGATATTTGTTTTGTCTTTGATAAAGACGTTCAGCTTAGTGAGCTTATGGTTCTCGCCAATCGATTTGTCGATGGCGTAAGTGTGTATGCTGTAGTAGATGATAAAGGGATTCTGGATGAAAAAGAAGCCCCAACTGACAATCCTGAAAAATTTAAGGCATTGATTGAGAACTGCGTTAGGAGAATTAAATGAATGTAAAGCTATGGAAGGGAAGTAGGAACGACCTATCAGACCCGATCGGAACGATTATGGAGAATAGAGGAGTTGAGGATTATAAGACCTACATGAATCTGGATGATTCTTGCTTAAATTCTCCGTGGATGCTGGACAATATCGAGTATGCCGTCATGATGTTGAATAAACACCTTTGGAAAAAGTCTACCATCTCTATCCTTGTGGACTGTGATGTGGATGGTTTTACAAGTGCTTCGATGATGTTTCAGTATTTGAAAGCAATTGGTTATTTTGGAAAAATCAATGTTCTGCATCATAGTGGCAAGGAACATGGACTCTCTAAAGAAATTGAGGTCCCACCTGAAACTACCTTGCTGATTATTCCTGATGCTGGCAGCAACGATGTTGAACAGTGTAAGGAACTTCGTGATAAGGGTATCGATATTCTGATTCTTGACCACCACATCTGCGATAGAGAGAATCCTTACGCAGTAATCGTCAATAACCAGAATGGTACATATCCTAATAAGGAATTGTCTGGTGCTGGCGTTGTGTATAAGTTCCTTCAGGCTGTTGATGAAGATAATTGGACTGATGTTGCAGACCGGTATCTTGATCTTGTAGCAGTCGGAAATATCGGTGATGTCATGGATATGCACTCGCATGAGACAAAGCGCCTTTGCACGAAAGGTCTAGCACGAATTGTAAATCCGATGATTTGTGCGTTGATTGAGGCGAACAGTTTCAACATTAAAGGTGACCCGACCATCAATGATATTCAGTTCTACATCGTTCCGATGATGAACGCACTGATTCGTGTTGGCTCATCTGAGCAAAAGAAGCGGATGTTTCGTGCAATGGTCGGTGAGGAACAGACGTTCCAGTATACTCCGACTCGTGGCAAGAATGCCGGTGTCACGATTGATGAGACTCTGGCGCAGCATGTAGCTCGTGAGTGTTCTTCTTGCAAGTATCAGCAGAACAAGACTAAGGATAAGGCTGTTGCAGAGTTGCAGGAGATGATTGAAAAGCATGGTGCAGACCAGAATAAGATTCTCTTCTGCAACTCTACTGGCATTCTTGATAACACTCTGACTGGCGTTGTGGCAATCAAGTTGGCTGAAATGTATGCAAAACCGTGCGTACTGCTTCGTACCTTCGCTGATGAACCGGATTGTTACGGTGGCTCAATGAGAAATCCTGACGGTTCTCCGATTGAAAGTTTAAAGGAGTTTTTGATGAGCACCGGAGATTTTGAGTCGGTTCTTGGTCACGATAATGCCGCTGGCGTAAAAATCAAGAAAAAAAACGTACCAAAGGCTATTGCGGATTGTGACGAACTGCTCAAAGATGTCACTATGAGTAAGGCAATCGTAGTTGATTTTGATTTTGACTACAGCAGATTGACCGTTGCATTGCCGAAGACCATGTACGAAATGCATAAAATCTGGGCACAGGGAATCTCAGAGCCGTACTTCTACATTAAAAACATTCCGCTGATTCATAGTGGATGTGCTCCGATGGGCAAGAACGGTAATATGTGGAAATATTCTGATGAAGAAAAAGGCATTGATTTTGTGTGCTTTGCAGATAATGGCCGGATGATTGGCTGGATTAACAATGACTTTTATGGGGGTCAGGAAGAAAAATACATCAATGCTGTATGCCGGTTATCTTTAAACCAGTACGGAAACAAAGTGACTCCGCAAGCACAGATTGTTGATTTTGAGGTGGTATGATATGGGAAATTGGAAACGTGCTATCGCCATCGATTTTGATGGCACTCTCTGTGAGAATAATTATCCTGATATTGGTGAACCGAACTGGAATGTGATTTATCAGGCGATTCAGGAGCAGAAGCACGGTGCGGGTCTGATTCTCTGGACTTGCCGGGAAGGAAAGCTGCTGTATGATGCAATGGAGGCTTGCTTTGATTGGGGTCTTCAGTTTGATGCCATCAATGATAGCTTGCCGGAGTGGAAGGAACATTTCGGCACTACTCCTCGCAAAATTGGTGCCGATGAGTATTGGGATGATAAGGCTAAGGTTGTAAAGAATGGAGAGTTGATTGATAATGGCTAATGCGAATAATTACGATTTGTCGCTGAATATTTTGGATGGCGCATACCAATCACTCGCACACGCTATGTCGAATTTAGAGTTGCTTCGAGAAGGAACTGCATTTAATCAGGTTCTAAATGATGACACGCATGTTATTGAATGTTATTGAACCGGATGAGCTGACTCATATCCTTGATAAATTTGCAGAGCAACATCCAGATTGGGAGATTTGTATCGAAACTGACCACGGAACGGTTAGTGAAAAATTCAAGATAGATCATGTTTTCTACGAAGGAATGGGAGATATGATCGTTCTTGATTTTGAATGAGGTGACGGATGGTTTACATTACAGGTGATATTCATGGTGATTTTAATCGATTTTTAGAATTGGAAAAGTTTTGCCATAAACACAATCTTGAAAAGAATGACTGGATTGTCTGCCTTGGCGATGTCGGTTTGAACTACTACGGCAAGGATGACCATCGCGAATGGAGCATTAAGACGATTGCGGCAGATATTCCTGTGAATCTGTTTTGTATTCATGGCAACCACGAGCGCCGCCCGTCTCGTAAGGATGGTTACAAAACAAAGGAAATCAGTGGAGATATTTGCGGAAGAGTGTGGTATGACCCGCAGTATCCAAACCAGTATTTTGCTATTGATGGCGAAGTCTATCAAATTCTTGCTGATAGGGAAGTATTAAACTGTCTCGTTTGCGGCGGAGCATATTCTGTGGACAAGTATTATCGGCTAGAGTGGGGATATAATTGGTGGCCGGACGAACAGCCGAATGAGAAGATTAAAAAAAAGATCTGGAATATTACACATGACCCTCAAATCGATGACATTGATGTTATGCTCACGCATACCTGTCCATTCCGGTTCATTCCAACTGAATTGTTTATCGGTGGTATTGATCAAAGCACAGTAGACCAGTCAACTGAAATATTCTTTGATAATATATACGAATGCTATCCTAACGATTGTAAACCATTCTGGTACTTCGGCCATTTCCATGGCAACAAATACACTGACGACTATGTGATGCTTTTTGATGACATTATTAAGTTTGGAGATAAGGTGAAGAGTGATGGTTAAAGATAAAAATTTACGAGTGCTTGATTATATTGATGGCAAGGAAATACTCATTCAGATGGGAGAGGAAGGTTCGGAACTGTCGAAAGCTGCGATAAAGTTTTATCGTGCAATCGACATGAAGAACCCAACGCCTGTAAGCATTAACGAGGCTTATGAAAACCTCGTAGAAGAATTCGGGGATGTGCTGAACTGTATCTACGCATACTATGATGATGACGAGGATTGCATCTTGGCGTTTACATCGAAAGCGAATGAGATTGCTAACGAGAAGCGCAAACGCTGGATTAAGCGTCTGAAGGAACGCGACCAGTTTTAATGGTGAAAGGAGAATAGATGTTAGATAATTTTGTAAATCTTCATGTACATACAGCGCAGGGTTCGTTACTTGACTCTATTCTTACCGTCAAGGAACTTGTAGACTTTGCCAAAGAGAATGGTCAGAAGGCTATTGCTGTTACGGACCATGGCAAGATGCACTCTTTTGTTGACCAAGTTAAGGCTTGCAAGGAAGCAGGCATTAAGCCAATCATCGGCTGTGAGGTCTACGAAGTAGATAATCAGAGCGAAAAAGCTGATACGAAAGACTATAAACAACCTCGTTATCATCTTGTTCTGCTGGCAAAAAACGAGACCGGTTTGAAAAATCTGTTCAAGGTTGTTTCAAATGCTTGCATTGATGGCATGTATAAAAAGCCTCGAACTTCTTTAAACATCATTGAACAGAACGAGTGGGGTAAAGGTATCATCTGTCTTACGGCCTGTCAAGTTGGTCGAATGAGTAGATTACTTGTTGATGGCAACGAAACTGAGGCATGGCAGTTATGGAATAAACTAAAATGGATTTTCGATGACGTGTTCATGGAAGTTCAGTCTCACGATACGCCAGACCAAGCTGAGGCTAATGCGAAAATTGCAGCTTTTGTCAAAAAGTACACACTTCCGTATACCATCACAACGGATGCTCATATGCTTTCCAAAGAGGATGTTGATGCACATTCTGTTTTTGTAGAAATTGGAGAAGGACGAGAAGTTGGAGAAAGTTATGTTGACTGCTATCTTCAGACCGAAGACGATGTGCTGAGAACACTTTCAAAGCAGTTTGATGAAGACTTCATCCGAGAAGGTTGCTCAATGTCTGTGAAGATTGCAGATATGGTTGACGATATTGATATTGGTCTTGGTCAGCCAAACCAGATGCCAGAAGTGAAAATTGAAGGTAAATTTGATTCGCATCTGGATTATCTACGCTACCTTGTTTATTCTACTTTCGATGAAAAATTCGGATGGATGAGTAAAGAAGAACAGCAAACCCGGCGGGACAGAATTGAGATGGAGCTTGACGTTTTGGAATATGTTGACTACATCGACTATTTCATCATGCTGTATATGCTTTGTAAGGTGGCCGATGAACGAGGTATACCTCGTGGCTATTCTCGTGGTTCTGGTGCAAACTGTCTATGTCTATTTATGCTAAACGTTACGCAGATTGATTCTGTTCGTTGGGATCTTGACTTCTCTCGTTTTGCAAATAAGGGTCGTAAATCATTAGCTGATTAACTAAAATTTAAAACAGATAATGCCAGAATAGAAAGGAGCTGGCACATGAGATATTGCTATAAAAATTTTGAGTCTGAAGATAAGATAAACGAAATCCTTAATCTCTATCGAGAAGGAAATTCGATAGCAACCATAAACAAAATTACAGAGAATATGTACGGTATATCAAGAATTGCAACTCTTATTAAAGAAAAAGGGCTATCAAGAGACAATCATGAGAAATCGTTAAAATATAGTTTCAACGAGAATTTTTTTGATTGTATTGATACAGAAGAAAAAGCATATTGGTTAGGCTTCATTTATGCGGATGGCTATATCGCAAATGCGATTCCGGGAAAGATACATGATGCATTTGGAATGGCGTTGTCTAGTGTAGATGAAGCTCATCTGGAAAAGTTTAAAAATTCTTTAGATTCGACTCATCCAATACATTATTATACTTCTACTTATGGTACGGGATTTTCAAGGATTACATTTTTAAATCAACACTTTGTAGATAATCTTATTTCTAAAGGTGTCTTGAGAAATAAAAGTCTAATTTTGACTTTTCCGTCATATGATATTGTTCCAAAAGATTTAATTGTGCATTTTATTCGAGGTTATTTTGATGGAGACAGTTCAATAAAGAAAACTGGGAAGAAAAGGACTGCCGCAAAAGACCCGTATGATGTTTCATTTCTTGGGACAAAAGAATTTTTGGAAGCTATACAAGATGAGCTTGGAATGCATACAAAATTAAAGGACGCTTCCAAACATAATGTAAATAATCACGAGATTGTTTTTGGTGGATATTATAAGGCATTATCTGTTTTAAATTTATTGTACGAGAATGCATCTATTTATCTTGATAGAAAATATGAAAGATATTTAGAGCTAAAGAATGTACGAAATAGTCGTCTGCCGCAGTGATGTTGCAGATTATTAGATGTGTGAACGTAAGAAAAAACGGTGTGCGTCTGACTTTTGGAGATGTAGGAAATAACATCTAATGGACGTGCTAACAGGGAAAGCCTAAGTCATTTATGATATGGTAATCCTGTGCCAAGCTTTGTCCGAGTGACAAAGAAGGTCAAACGACTAACGGGTAGCGCCGTGTAGGTTGGAGTTTATCACCAATCGAAGTGCCATCTACCTTTATACAAAGGTAAAGATATAGTCTACACCCCTAATAAATATCGGGAAACCGAGGGTATTATGGTTCGACTTTGATATTAGCCGTCGTCGTCGCAAAGAACTTGTTTCTATTGCAGAAGAGCTTTTTGGAAAAGAGAGTGTAGCACCAATCGCAACTTTTAATTCTCTGTCTACCAAGGTTGCCATTAAGGATATTGGAAAGGTACTGAACGAAGATCCAGAAAGCCCATATTATATGCAGATTCCGTATGAATTGCGAAATGAAGTTGCTAAGTTGATTCCGACCGTGAAAACATTGGATGATCTCGGAGAAGAAGTTGAGAAGGAAGTTCTATTGAAGGACATTCTTGGAAAGAGCGAGCAGCTTTCTAATGTGTATGATAAGTTCCCTCTATGGTTTAAGTACGTTATGCGGCTTGAAGGTTTACCGAAAAGTATGGGTCGCCATGCTGCAGGAACTTTGATTACGCCTAAGCCTGTCATTGAATATTGTCCTCTCTGTATGGATAGAGAAGGAAATCAGATGTGTCAGCTTGAAATGCACAATGCAATGGACGACTTATCATTGGTCAAGATGGATTTTCTTGGTCTTGAAAATTTGGACACGATTGATGACACATTAAAGATGGCCGGTCTAACTTGGAAGGATGTTGACATCAACCATCTCGACCTAAACGATAAGGCGGTCTACGACGCAGTTTATAAGTCTGGACACACAATTGGTATTTTTCAGATGGAGTCTGCTGAAGCTCGAAAGATGTGTGTTGAAGCAAAATGTGACAACGCCGAGGATATCATTGTTGTGAATGCAGCAAACCGCCCTGGCACTAAGGACAGCTTCCCGACGTATTGTTCCAATAAGCTTCATCCAGAGACTATCAAACTACTTCATCCTGACATCAAACAGCTTTTTGCCAAGACTCAGTACATTCTTCTTTATCAGGAACAGGCTCTGGCAGTATTTCGTTATGCAGGATTCCCTGAAACTGAGGTTGACAATGCTCGTCGTGCCATTGGTAAGAAAAAGAAAGATGTTATGGCATCCTTGGAGGTCCAGTTTAGAGATGGTCTTCACAAGAAAGGATGGAACGATTATCAGATTTCTGAGATGTGGGCATTGATCTTGAAACAGGCTTCTTATTCCTTCAACCGGGGTCACGCAGTTGCTTATGGGCTTCTTTCTTACCTGACAGCATACCTGAAGACTCATTATACTGAGTATTTCATGGCTGCGTGTATGATTACTAAAGAAGATGATTCTGGCAAAATGGGTGTGTTTATCAATGAATGTGACCGTTTACATATTCGGGTCCTTCCTCCAAGTGTTAACAAGTCTGATATGGAATTTAAGGCCGATGCGGAAAAGCACACAATTCTGTTTGGCTTGAAAGCTATTAAGGGAATGGGCGAGAGTGTCGCATCAGGAGTGATTGCAGATCGTCCATATTCTGGATTGGCAGACTTTGTTCAGAGAGCAAACGGTGGCAAGATTGGCACTTCAAACGTTGTCAAGTTGATTAAGGCGGGAGCCATTCCAACAAAGGACAAGAGAAAAATCTTAATCACTTTTGCGAATATGGTTTTTGAGAACGAGTATAAAGAGAAGAGTTTCCACGAAATGGCATCTCTCCCCAAGATCTCTATTCTCAAAGACGAATACGGAATTGACACAGATTCTATTAAAGATAAACCTACCAGACTCGCCTTATATAATAAGGTAAGAAGGGAGCGCTGGGAAGCGGACACATGGAATCGAAAGAAAGAAAAAGACAAAAAGCGGAATTCCTTTATGCAGGCGTTTGCTGAAAAGTATATGCAAGACGAGCACATGTGGGAATTTGAAACTCTTTCAATGTTCTTGACTAGCAATCCCATTAAGGATGCTTGTACCTATATTGATGCTGGTCTTGATACTGTAGAGGATGGCGGTGAGGCAACTGCTATTTGTGTCATCGTAGACATCCAAAAAAAGAAGGATAAACGTGGTAACCAGTTTGCATACTTACATGTTTACACGACATGTGGTATTGTTGAAATGATTTGTTGGGCATCTCAGTATGCACGATATTCAAGTCTGATTTCAAAGGGCAGCGATCTTGCAATCCTTTGCAAGAGAAAAGAAAATTCGTACATTGTTGAGAAGATGAAGCCTTACAAGCAGTGGTTGCATGATAGAGAGATTGCGTAATGAAAGGTGTATTATTTACTACTGACGGAGAGGTTCTTTGTGAATTTCCTGAGTTTGAAATTGGGAATCATTACAAAGACAAAACTGTAATCAAGATATATTGTACGAATTGTTGCGTCGTGAGAAAAGTTCAGAAATGGAAGTTCGATTATGCAGAACAATGCGAGCGTACCACAAAATGGTTTTATTGCAGAGTGTGCGGAGGACTGACAGAATTTAGATTAGGTGCATAATAAGAGGGTTGTAAAGTGGCAGATAAAAAATTTAATGAAAATATGATCCGTTGCTACATCAGGATAAAACGAGTCTTTTATCCGAAAGATGGGAGGGAGGTGGAGCCCGGCGGCTTCGCCACTTTCTCTGCCGAGGTGGTAAAAGTCAAGCAGGGAAATCCTGTTATGAGTCGATACAGTGACCTTCGGTTAAAGGGCAACGTTCCTAGCCTCGATATGAATAAAACTTATTCGTTCTGTGGTGAATATGTTCACCATGAAAAGTTTGGTGATCAGTATAAAATCATCTACATGAATGAGTTTCAAGAGATTACTGACCCGGAAGAACAAAAAAGCTTTCTCCGTTTTATCTTGACTGACCATCAGTTTGAGATGCTTTATGAAGCATTCAAGAATCCGTATGAAATCATCAAGAATGGTGACATCAAGTCTCTTTGCACTGTTAGCGGTATTACGGAAGGTCGAGCACAAAAGATTATTGACTCTTTTGAAAACAACATTGATAACAGTGAAGCGTACACGAAACTGATTGAGTACGGTTTGACCCCCAGTGCTATTGAAAAGCTTGTTCGTCAGTATCATGGTGCAGACACTTTAGTGAGAAAGATTGAAGAGAATCCTTACGTCCTGATCGATGATGTATATGGAATCGGATGGAAAAAAGCTGACGCTCTGGCTCTGAATATGGGCTTGAAACATAATTCACAATTTAGAATTGAAGCTTACGTCATGCACTTTCTCGCAGCCCGCGCAGAGGAAGGCAACTCTATCATCCCGGCAAACCAGACAATCAATAGCTGCATCAAGGAACTTGAATTGGATGAGGGAGACCAAGAAGTAATCAAAAGGGCACTTTTCCATCTGCATGATGTCCGTGAAACGCTTTGGTGGAGTGATGACCGTCAGGAATTTGCTTTAACTAGAGTGTGGAATCTTGAAGATGAAATCGCAAAGGAAATCAAGCGACTGGCGGATGCACCTGTTGATCCGATTGGTCGAAATATGGATGCAGCAATCAATGAGGCCGAGGATGAACTTGGTATCGAGTACACTGAAGAGCAGAGAGATGCTATTAAAAAGGTATGCTCTAGCAACGTCTGTATCTTAACAGGCTACGGCGGAACTGGCAAAAGTACCGTTGTCGCTGGTGTTCTAAAGGTTCTTCGTGGTAAGTCTTTTGCTCAGACTGCACTTTCTGGTCGTGCCGCTGCTCGTATGCAGGAGATTACTGGTCAGGACGGTAAGACTATTCACCGTCTTCTTGGATATGACATCGAGAACGGTGGGTTTGTTCACGATAAGGACAATCCTCTGGATGAGGACATTATCATTCTGGATGAGACCTCTATGGTTGGAGCTCAGTTATTTTATGACTTGATTCAGGCAATCGAGACCGGCAAGCGATTCATCATGATTGGTGATGACGGCCAGCTTGAGAGTATCGGTATGTGTAACATCTTCAAGGATATGCTTGCATCTAAGGTCGTTCCTGTTGCTCGTTTGACTAAGATCCATCGTCAGGCAGCTAAGTCTGCAATTATCACGGAGAGCATTAAGGTTCGTAACGCTACGCAATTGGTGCCTTATGGCTGGGCTGGTAGTGAGATTCGTGGTGAGCTTCGTGATTTGGAGCTTGATATCTATAAAGACGCAAGTGAGTCATTCAACCACATCATCAATCAGTACCGTACCTTATATAATAAGGTAGGGAATGATAGTGCGAAGATTCAGATTGTACTTCCACAGAAGCTGCGTGGCAGTATCTGCACTTATGAAGTCAATAATGCTATTCAGGAAATTGTGAATCCGAGTCGTGGTCAAGCAGAAGCAAAGGTCACAATCTATGGTGATGGCAAGGATAGGGTGTATACTCTGCGTGAGGGCGATCAAGTCATTATCAACAAGAATAACTATGAGCTTCATACATACAATCTCAAGACAAAGAAAAAAGAAGAGAAGTGTCCGGTGTTTAACGGAAACCGTGGCATTATCCGAAAGATTGAGAGTAGCTTTATCCTGGTTGATTTTGATCAGTGGGGAACAATCTTTATTCCACATTACTTTGGTGGGAATAACATCTGGGCAACACTTGAACTTGCTTATGCTTTGAGTTGTCATAAGTTGCAGGGCAGTGAGGCTCCGTATGTGATTGTTGGCATGGACAACTCTGCGTACCTGATGCTGACGAGAGAATGGCTCTATACGGCCATCACTCGTGCAAAGAAATATTGTGTGATTTGTGCCGAAACTCATGCTCTTGATCGGGCTGTAAAGACTTCGAGAGTTCCATATAAGCGGACGTTCTTGAAGGAATTTTTACGGAAAGAATTTGCAGAAAAGCATTGACAATTATGTACGCATCCTGTATAATATAGTTATAAAAAGTCTCCACACCGGAGGCTTAAAATTCTCTCTTTAACTATATAATACAGGATACGGGAAAGAAATGGCTTGCTCGTAATGACAAGCCTTTCTTTATTAGCTATAACTATATAACACAGGATACGCAAGGAGGCTTTATGACAGATAAAGAGCTCATAAGTAAGCTTGATGCGATGGTTAAGGCATTGCAGAAAGCAAAGAAGAAGACGGAAAAGACCCGCATTTTGTTGGATGCACGTAAGGATTTTGGAGATGAAGCTGACGAGCTAATAGCATTCTTCAAATTCCTACTTGACCCGGCGATTGTGACTGGCCTGTCTGATGCAAAGATCAACAAGAAGGTAACGGCAAAGCCTGATATCGATATTCAGTATCTCAGCTGCGGATACCTTTATATTATGGGTGCTGGTCACAATACCGGATCTGATACATCAATCGCAACAATCCAGAATTATTTACATAAAAATCCTGAACACGAAGAATTTTTGAAGCGGCTGTTCACTAAGAACCTACCGATCGGAGTCGAGGCAGCTACCATCAATAAGGTGTACGGCGAAGAAATTATTCCTGTCTGGGAGGTTCAGCAGGGATATCCAATTGACAAGGTTAAGCTGAAGGATGGTATTTGGTTCAGTTTAAGCCAGAAGATGAATGGAAATAGGGGCACCATGTATAAAGGCGAGCTCATCTCTCGTCAGGCACAGAAATTTGAAGGCCTTGACCATATTAAGAATGACCTGCTCTCTTTGTATGATGGCGATGCGACGAGGCGAGATTCTTTGGTATTTGACGGAGAACTTATCTACAAGAATCCCGAAGGAATGTCGGACGGAGAGGCGTTTCGTTTCGGAACTGGCCTACTTAATTCTGACAACAAGGACAAGACTGAAATCAAATTTGTGATTTTTGATGTGATTCCTGTTGTAGAGTTCGACCGTGGGAAATGCGCGGTTCCGTATCGGACGCGCCGTGAATGGTTAAATTGTCTTCGCGCAGAGATTACTCGCAAGAACCTTGAAAACATCGAAATTGTTCCAATGGTATATGAAGGTACTGACCAGAGTGTGATCCCGAAGTGGCTTGATTATGCTGTCGAACATGATTGGGAAGGTCTTATGTTGAACACTGACGTCCCTTACCGCCGGACTCGTCACAATGGTTGTCTCAAGATTAAGCGTTTTTACACTGTTGACCTGCGAATCACCGCGATTGAGGAAGGTCAGAACCGTCTGGCTGGTACGATGGGCGCTATTGTTGTTGACTACAAGGGCAACGAGCTTCGTGTCGGCTCTGGTTTTGATGATGCTACGAGAGCTACTGTATGGGCAAATCCTGATGAATACATCGGAAAGATTGTGGAGTGTAAATATAAAGAGGTCAGCTGTGATAAGAAAACTGGTGCTGAATCTCTGCAATTCCCGACCTTTGTGCGATTCCGAAACGATAAGAACGAAGTAAGTTACGGCTGAAATATATAACGATGGTACGTTGTATATTTTTGAGAAAAGGACGATAAAATGCTACTTTTAACGCAAGACGGAGAAATTATAAATCTTGACCGTATGGCAATCATTGATACTGCAAGCCTTAATGTTTATGCAAGGCAGGGCATGGGTGAGCGTGGAATTATCCTTGGTAGTTATAACTCTGAGAGTAGATGCTACGATGTTGTCGCACATATTTTTGATTGCTATCGAAAAAATGAGAAAGCATACATAATGCCAAAATGAATGATTTTAAAAAACTAGCTATCCCAAAGAAAGAACGACTTGAAGTTCAACTTACGGATGGCACAGAAGAACACAATATATTGTACATAATCACATCTCTAGCCACTATTAAAGGTGCTGAGATTTTTAAAAATTTTCGTTTGTATTCTGTAGGCTCCGCCGGGGAGCTCAACTTATTAGAAAAGCGAGACGGCGATCCCTACTTTGATAAGCTGAAAGGAACAGAATATGAGTAATTCAATGAATCGAGAAGACCGGCGCAGAGAGCAGCGTAAGGCACGAATCCTCGCCCGGCGAATCAAGAAGGCCGGTGGTCCCGACTTTCTGGCTGGAATGCCGGTTGAAGAGTGGGAGCCAAAGATTGGTGATGAGGTTACTATTAAGGTAAAGAGGATTCAAGGCAAGAAGGACTTCTTTAAGATGAGCCCTCAGTATCAGGACTTTATCAATAGCCTTGAGGATGGAAAGCCTTACAAGATTACCAGTACCGGTATGAAGGGTCAGGTTTACGGCATTGACGCACATCCTTATTTTCAGATTTGGAAGGGTGATATGGAACCCTACAAGGAGCCCTAATGAGGATGTACTTCAGAACGGACTATTACAGTTATGTTGCTACAATAGATACTTTTGTTCAACTTAAAAAGGGTAACGCATACGAAGTGTTCGCAGATTTGGATGAATATTACATTATTATGATGGATGGTATGCCATTTGAAAAAGAACTAGGCATCGTAGTTGTGATTCCAAAAGAAGATCTCGAAGATGATGTATATGTCGTAACTGGCAAGAGCGAAAAACTTGAGGAAGGAGGTGGGGCGATATGATTGGTATTGACCATCGTGAGCAGGGTCGTAAGGAACGAGCCCTTGCAGAATATTACAGAACCTTGGCTCGATATCCTACTGAGTGTGGAGAACCGATTACATATCAGTTGTCAGATGAGCAGCTTAAACAGGTTCTCTGTGGAGAGGTTACTGTTGATGAATTGATTGAAAGAGGTGAGGTAATTGGTAGTTGATAAGTACGGAAATTCGTTTGGTGTTGGTGATTATGTACTAATTGCAGAGCAAGCTTCTGAATGTAAATACATCGTATTTGTTTCTGTTGTAAAAGTTGCGAAAATTGAATGGGATGAGTATTGGAGCGATTACCGTATTTATTTTGAACGATGGTATCCGATTGATGAACGTGGCGAGCTTCTTTATCACTACGCAAAAGATTGTGTTGTAACAACTGAACATAATTATCTTGTTGCTTTAAAACGCAGAGATGAATGGGATAAAGAGGTGAGGTAAGTGAAAGATACGATTAAGATGTGGATCGCTTTCGTTAAGATTTTCAAGGATTATCTTATTGCGGTCGGAATCATGATTACGCTGTGGCTTCTGTCTTGTCTTATCAAATATGGGATTTCAGTATCCAACTTCCAAGATTGGTTTAAGTTTGCACTTCTAAAATAAAGGAGGATTAAATGGTAACCGATATTCTTAATAGAGAAATTCATATTGGCGACACAGTTCTTAGAGCTAGAACTCGAAAAGGTCGCGGAGTTCTTTGGAGCATTCATAAAGTTGTCTCCATTATGAACGTAATGATTAAAGTTCAAGATGGAAAGTACACTTTAAATGTCGCACCTAAAAATTGCATCGTAATTGGTGAGAACGACATTCCTGAAAACTGGCAGGACGAATATTAAGGAGAATTAAATGACAGTTGATTTGATCGCGTACACACAGCGAGTTGTTCCTACAAGTGATAAGAATCCTTTAGATATTGTGGAGGAAGCTGCGAGTATTTGTTACGATTCTTCAATGACTGACGATTATAAGATTGCAAAGGGATGTAAGGCAAGCGGTCACTATTCTGTGCTTGAGCACATCAATTTTACGTTCTACGTCAAAGATGTAAGCCGAGCACTTCTGGCACAGATTAGTCGTCATCGACATATTAGCATGAGCTGCCGCAGCCAGCGTTATTGCAGCGAGGATGGATTCAAGTATGTGAATCCGTTTACCGGTGAAGATGCTGATGTTTTCGATAATATGATGTCGGACATTGATACCGATTATCAGATTCTCAAGAAGTATCACAACGCCAAAAACGAAGACGCCCGTGCAGTTCTGCCAAATGCTTGCTGTACAGAGTTTTACATTACGATGAACGCTCGTGCTTTGATTGAGATGAGCCATCTTCGACTTTGTTCCAGGGCTCAAAAAGAAATCCGCGAGATGTTTACAGAAATGAAGAAGGAAGTTGCACAGGTTTGTCCTGAAGTAGCAAACTGGATGGTTCCTTCCTGTGAGGCTAATCCGAAGTATCCGTTCTGCCCAGAGGGTCGTGGTTGCTGTGGCCGTCACCCGAAGCTGGCAGATGTTTATAAGCCTATTGAAAAGAACAAGGAGGTTATTGATGCAAACACTTGACGAAATTAAAAAGAACGTCGAGCACCCGTCTTATTACGGCGGCGCAGACAATCCCTACGAAGCCATTAAAGTGCTGCGAGAGTGGAAGCTGGACAAAGATGCTTATCTTTGGAATGTTGGTAAGTATCTGAGCCGGGCAGGTCACAAAGATGGCAATTCTCAGCTTCAAGATTTAACGAAGGCACGTTGGTATTTGGATTATAAAATCCGGCTTTTAGAGGAACAGCAGAAGGTTGCTGAAAGTGTCGTAGATACGCTAAAGAAGATTCCTAATGAGGCTAATGATAAGCTGACTACGATGCCAAAGAAGGACATTAACGATTATTTTTATGATCCAAATCTCGGCGGTGTCTGCCATGATTTGGTTTATCGTCCTGATGATTCATTTAAAGAAAAACTGGCAAAGGCAGAGCCGACGTGCAGTATTGAAACTGCTGTGGTTCCGAGCGCTCATAATGATACTATGTCTCCAAATAACAAAGGAGTTAATAAGGTTGACCATTCGATGCTGAACTCTAAAGTCTATGCCGATGATGTCAAGTTTTAA